TTGCCCAAACTGTTCAATAGGAGCTGGTGGCATCCTCTGTTCTTCAGGGGCTGGCATCGGTTGACCCGGACCTTGCTCCTGTGCAGGTTGCATAGGCTGCTCCATACTTGACGTGTCAATGGGCCCCGCCGGACCTGGAGCGGGAATACCGGATCCAGGAAGTACATTCGGCTGGGGAGGCTGTGGAACCTGTGGTGCCCCCTCTTCACCCGGCATACCTCCGACAGGTAAAGCTTGGGTTCCCCCGCCAACTCCAGGGGGCATCTTACCTTGTGGTACCACGTTGGACTGAGGAGCAAAAGCCCCTGGGTTAGCTGTCTTGATCAAATACTGCCCGTCTTTACGGGGTATTATCTGGACAACGGTAGGTTCAATATTAGCAGCCGCCTGCTTCACAATGTCCCCTGTGGTCGCAGCTACCTTGGTAGACAGATGATGGATACGCAGTGCTGTGTCCATAACGCTTTTATCCGATGCGGCCTTGGACATAAACGCCGGGGAGTCCGACATAACCATTACCATTCTAGCCAGCTTTTCACGGGGGGCTAGTTCAAATATGTCTTTGAATGCTGACGATTTAATAGAGCCGCCATCATCTCCGCCGCCACCGCCTGGAGGACTCATCAAGTCTTCCATTCGTACTGGAGGGGGAGGCGACTTTACCAAGTCAAAGGTTGATGGGTTAAACAGATCTTCCCGTAGCCTGTCCTCGGTCAAAGGCATAGTCTTGCCCTTGCTTGTTATCAGGACGTCAAACGGGTGTAGCTTTGCCTCATCAATAATAATTGGTACCTTAGCCGTAGGTTTCTTTGGATCGGGTATACCCACTCCCTTCGGCCTTATCTGTAAGTGACCGAGTGCAGACCCCACTTCTGGGTTTTGACGGTCTAGCTTTACGCTGATTAAGTACTCCGCAATATAGGGGAGATGCTTATACGCCTGTTGCATGACCTCAGTAGTCCAAGTGTCTGGATTGGAGTTCATGATATGGATGAAAGAAGCCTCTTTGAAAAGTTCTTCAGACTCATCCATGAATAGCGGTTGATTGGACATTACAGTTGACTCCCTTATGGTATCGGTACATCAGGTACAGAGGGTATTGCTACAGAAGGATCACACAGACCTAAGGCTAGCTCAGGTATCCCCGGTATTTCCGGGAACCCCCATTCTACCTCTACTGAGTAGGTAGGAGGTATGCCAGCACTGACTGTCAGTGTTACGTTTTTTATAGGCAACCTAGCATCCATAGGGAGTGCCAGGAATGCAGTTTTCATTAACTCCAGTTGGGGTATGGCTATTTCTAAACAGGCCGCCATTTCTTACTCCTTCGCCTTTACTGTAACCAAATCAGATAGGACGTTAGGACCCATGGCCTGCGGGTTAAATTGAGCTAGCCTTAACCCTAATAGGGCCAATTGAGAGTCTATATTCATCACCAACGGTGGGGTGGCAGGGGGTATAGGAACTCCCTTCTCCCCATGTATATGTCCCATGACTATGGTAATCAGAGTGTTAAGGGACTCTAGTAAAAGGTTACCACACACCACCGGCTCATCAGCACCCGATTCTTCAGTGGCTGACCCTAAGGAGATCCCTCCGGGTGCAGTTATGCCCAACGTCTGTACCAAGTTCAGTGCTCCAGTTACCGCTTCCAGATTGAAAGCTGTGGTCCTTAGATTTATCGACGCCCCCGCCATTAGAGAGAAGGCGTTTGCAAATGCTAGTTTAGCATCTACTGCGCTAAAAATCACCGCCCCAGATTTATCGACGTTTAAACAAAATGACCATCCTTGGGCTACTGATGCTGCTTCGATAGCGGCTGTGGCAGCGGAACCGCCCATAGTAGTCGCCAAATCCACCCCAGTATTGAGACGGGTGGGCAGTGGTGACAGCTCACTATGAAGCTTAGTACCAGCCGCAGGTAGACCGTAAGCCTGGAATATTACAGAACCATCCACATACCCTGAGTCTACAAAGAACACCGCCTTGGCGTCTGTACCCAGCTCTTTTATACCAGTGGCATACGTCGTATGCTTATTCTTCCGATTTATAGTCCAAGTGATATCACCTCCGGGAGTGTGCAGGCCGTAATTCTCACAGAAATCTCTAATAAAGTTAAGAATGGGTACATGGATCCGCTTAGACATGGGGGTAGACTGTATTTCCACAACCCCACCTCGTCTCAAAATGATACCATTTCCATCCCTGGTGGTCATAGACATGTCGCCTGGATTCATATCTCGGCGGTTAGCCCTGTAACTTCCACTCTCATCCTGAGGGTTGGTAAAGGATATTACGAAGGCATCAGAGTTGTCACTGGGCACGCACACCCAGCATACCGCCCCTACCTCGGGCATAATCGTGACACCCTCCCCCTGAGCATAGTGGAGATATGAAGACCCAATCGGTAGGTCCGAGAAGGGACTACGGGAACCGGCCACCATCACATCAACTGTGAAATCCAGTGTGTTGACATTGGTGACTCTCCCTGACTCTATTTTTACATCACCCAAGTTATGTACCTAGCGTTTGTGAAGCCCCAACGTGTGGAGGCTTAGGGGCCCTAAGTCCTGCATTGGGTACTGTAGGTGCCTTCATTGATGCGTCCATCTTGATGGCCTTAGGCGCTTGTATCTGGGGTATAGATTGCACCCCCATAGCGGCCACCTTCCTAATATCATCCCACTCTCTTAAGAACGACTCTTTGTACATAGTGTATACCTTAGTACCAAGTCTTGGGGCTACCCTTCGGAGGTTTTCCGAATTCGGCACCATAAGCAAGACCAGGAATTGGGTTCGGTCCATGGATCCTAGACTTCCAGTTCAAAGCTGCTGACTGTAACAGCGTGTCTTTGAGATGCTGGAAGTTAAGCCTAGACAGAACATCCTCGTTAGCAAATGTCGGTATCTGGTTAAGCCCTTTCAGTACAGGCTTGATTTTGATCTCCTTCAGGCCATCCTCAGAGGCTTTGGCATTGAATTGGGCCGCAGTGGTCAGTCTCATGTTGTCGCCCCGTATAACGGATGCTGAGTCCCCTGGATCATCCACAACCCCAGTGTCTGTCAAAGACTTGATTATGACCTCTACGTTCTTTCTCTTAGTACCCGCTTCCCTGTCGTAGATATTGTGTACTTCATCCGTCAAGTAATTGCGGACAGTCGGCATATCCGTCAGTTTCAGCAGCTCATGAGGGTTAATAGGACCATCAGAGAGTGGATCACCCCTCTTAACCTTCTTACCTAACAGGGACTTCTTATCAACCGGTCTGTCCCCTGGAACGTAGTGACTGGTACCAGCCACAGTGATGTTGAACCCACCCGCTACCTTATCGGGGATTATCTTCTGTACCGTACCTTCTCTGGAGGCTAGTACAGCGGACCCTTGCAGTTTCGCGGGCATACGCAACAGCTCATCGTAAACACGGGTCAACTGGTCAGTTAGCTTACGCCCACTGGTAACAGCAGATCCTGTATGGAACGTTCTCATAACCAACTGCGTAGCTGGTTCACCTAGTGATTGAGCCGCGATAACGCCCAGGTTGGTACCCATCTCGGGGGTGTGTCCCCTCTCGGTTAACCCGTAGCATTTCGCACATATACCCTCATCTTCTTGGCACTTAAGCGGACTACGTACTATGACCCTGGTGACCTTGGCGTTCTTGAGCTTAGCTAATAGCTCTGGGGTTACCAAAGAATCTTTTGGGATAACCCTGGACCCAATCTTGACATCAGATGCTAAGAACCTATCCAATACCTCTCGACTTTCTATATCCATACCAATACCACGGGTGGTACCACAATCATCCTTGTTAACCACTTGGTCCAAGTTAGCGTTGATGAGTTCCTTGGTCATGGCACCGGGCCTTGACGTTCCTTTAACCCTGTCAGTGGTACCCTTACGGGCTCCGTGCATACTAGTGAAGTAGTCAGCTAGGTCTAGCCCTTCCGAGTAGGACTTTCTAATAGGAATAGGAACAGGTTTACCCATGAACCCTTGAACTAGAACAGGGGAGCCAGTAATTTGCCTGAAGTTAGTCATGCTACCCTTGGCACCAGAACTAACCATTGAGTACAGTCCGTTTGATTCTCCTTCATATCTGTTATGAAGGGCGGTCTCCATTTTATCAGTCACATCACCATAGGCTTCTAATGACTCCTTGTTTATGCGTTTTTGACTGGCTCCCCTGCGTCTTAATGCGTTGATCTTAGTGTCCGCTTCCGAGAATACTGCGGCTCTTAGACCCTTGTCCACAGCAAAGTCGTTCAAGCTAACAGATGCCCCCATACGGTAAGCAAAGTCAGCCCCTCTTCTGTAGATCTCATTGGCTACCAAGTCGAACTGCTTAGGGTGTTTCTTAGCCACCCCCTCCAGGAACTTACCAGTAGTCTTTTTATCCATACGGAAACTCTGCTTGTACAGCATGTCATCAGTACGTATATCTGAGGGTAGTGAATTATATAGGATTACCCGGCCCACAGTGGTAGGCTTGCCCTTAACCCGGATAACCTCATTCAGGGTTACCCCTCCCTTATCAGCCGCTTTAACCGCCTCGGCGAAGGACTTAAATTCCTTATTGTCGCCCGGTTTCCACTTGGATAGTTCGTACAGCCCCAGTACCGCTTCCTGCTGTGGCATCGTAGTGAGTTTCCCACTACTAGCACTGAACAAGTGGTTACTTGGGAACATCAGTCTGGCTTCATCAATGGCCTCTTGGGTCACAGGGACATATGCTGCCATGGCGTCCCCATCGAAGTCAGCGTTGAACCCATTCGTTACCAACGGGTGGATATCAATAGTTTTACCGTCCAGCAGCCTAGGCTTAAAAGCCATGATGCTGTATCTGTGCAACGCAGGGTCACGCTTTATAATCACGGGTCTGTCTTGCACGATCTGCTCAAGAACCTTATCAGCATTAGGATGGGCCTCCTCTACCATAACCTGAGCTTCTCGTGGGGTATACCCAGACAATGACAGCTCCCTGACTATGAACGGCTTGTACATTTCTCTCGCCGCCGTCCTGGGCAGACCTATCTCATCAATACTCTGGTTAGGGTCAGGCTTAATGATGGCCCTGGCGCTCATATCCTGAGCCTTACGGATCATCTTAGCCTGGAAGAAACTGTTCTTAGGGTTCTGCCCCGCCACAAACTCCATGATACCGCGCTTCTTACGCTTAGTCGGGTCTACCACTCCAGTTATAGTTAGAGCTTTCAATTGATCGTACAGCTCAACCCTTAGTGGGTCCTTGAACTCATCCGGGAACCCTTTATCTACCTTGGCCAACTGCATGTTGGTAAGACCTACTGACTTGTACAGGTCATTGGCGTCATCCCCAGATAGCCTTCCATCAGGAGTGATAACCATCGGCCTCATGTTAGGCGGCAGTACTGGGACCGTCCCCATCATGTACGCATCAGAAGGCTTCATCTTCAATGTACTAAGGGCTTTCAATTGCTTCAGCCTCATGTTGGCCTTAGCTAGGTTAGCCCCGGATAAATCCGCCATCTTACTCTCAATGGACCCAATCTCAGAGTCAACATCCAGAGAGTCCAGCATCTTCTCAAGAGCCTTAAACCCTGTCTCCCCACCGACCGTAGTCTCGTGGTTTATTATCCCGCTGAATTCCTTTTCAGTAAGGCCGAGAGTTCTTCGGATAGCCCCCTCAAACACAGGGTTTGGAACCTTCTCCGTAAGTTCGATATGACTCCAGTGCTTACCCTCCAAGCCTCCAGTGACCTTAGGGTCAAACAGCCCACCCTTCTCAGGCTGTAGGTTCTTACCCAACACCATACGGCCAGGGTCTTTCAATGCACCATTAGAGATCTTACGAGTCTCTTTATCAGTTAGGGGTATGAATGATATCTCGTTACCGCTCTTCCTCATATCAATACCCAATGCCTTTAGTAGCGACCCAAACTTATCATAAGTAAACGGGGTCTCGGGCATGGGTAGAGGTTTTCCTAGTTGTAGAGCGTCCCAGAAATCATCGTTCCGGGAGCTCTTGTATGTCATCATTTCTCTTAGGTTTGACTTAGCCCCATGAGACAAGAGGCTGTACACAGCCAGCGCATCCATGGCCTGCACCCCGGTTCCACTAGCCGGTTGGTCATTGTAATCATATGGTCTGCCCGGCCCACCGGATCTAGAGGCCATCTTGTGCTCAACCATTTGTTGAAGCTTGAGAATGTACTGCTTACCAGCCAACGGCGTCCCTAGTGATGGATCTTTATCGGGATCATCTTTTCCATCCCATAGTGGCTCTGTATCTGTCACCCCTGCCGCCTTAAGATCAGCTTGAACCCTACGGATATTATCCCTATCTGGGTCTCCGAAGTTGTCCGTAATATAGATCTTCCCTTTTTTCTCAGCTATCTTAGACGCAGCGGTTTCCAGTACCTGCCCCACGTTCATACGGGAAGGGATACCTGTGGCGTTGATCAGGATCTCAACGGGGGTCCCGTCTTTCTTTTTAGGCATCTCAGCATCAGGTAGAATTAGGGTGATAACCCCCTTGTTAGCATGCCTACCTACTAGCTTGTCACCTACTTTAGCGGCTTCCGCAGTACTGACATATACCCTGGCACCCCTAACCTTGTCGCCAACCCGGTCTTTTACAACCCGTACAACCTTACCTTGGGACGTCTCATCCCAACGAACGGAAGCATCATCAAATGGTCTGACCAAAGACTTATCCAGTCTGGCCAACATGATGTCTTCTTCCCGCATAGGTCTACGCTTAAGTCCGGCAACTAGTAAGTCACCTGCGTCAACAGCCTCACCTTCACGGATAACTCCATCAGAGTCTAGTTTCCCACCTTGCTCTGGGGTGACCCTGTTGGGGAAGTAATTCTGGTATAGGTCCTTCTTCGTACCTAGCTTCTTCTTGGTCAGCTCGGCTAGCTGTACTTGAGCTTCAGTGTCAGCTACGTACTTGCTCTGATACAAATGCTCAGAGGTAAGTTTCTTAGATGCTGCGTCGGATATAACAATGCCATCATCATGGTTGAAGGACTTATAAGGGACATACGCCGCCTCCAGGTTTACACCTAGCGCGAACGTGCCGTCCTTAGTGAAGTTAGAGTCCGCTACCAACTGCCCTTTCTTCACAACATCCCCAGCCTTAACCACTGGCTCAGAGTTGAGCTGGGAATACTTATCGTTCAAAGGGTAATGGGAGTAAAGAGATACCATGTGTACCTTACCTTTACCATCCTTGACCTTGATGTTATTCTTCTCTACAGACATTACCTTGCCCGCTACAGGAGAGAGCCTAGCGGTAAACTTACCTACTATGTCTTCGAATGTCTTACCGCCCGGGGCGGCCACTTGTACTAGAGGTACCTCCCTATCCTTCAAAGAGATAGCTTGCTCATATTGTCTAGTAGACATGGACGCTCTATTTCCCTGGTTAGACTCCAGGAAAGGCACCAAGTTGGTAACGAAGTCAAAGAGCCCCGTAGCGTGGGGAACCACGTAGTCAGCATCCTTGAATGCCGTCATTTTGATCTCTTCCCCAGGGGCTCTCGACTTCACCTGCCTGAACTTGGCCTTGGGCTTACCATCCTTCTTCCATTCTACTTGGTCAGCGTAAACAATTGTCTTGGTCGCGGCATCAGTAGCCTTCACGTCCTCAAACTTACCGGTCTTGATATTGTACAGCCTACTCTTCAGGTCCTCCCCATCCTTATGGGTGCCTAGGGGCATGTACAGAGTGATGCCGGTCCTGGATGATTCAGGTGTGTGGACCGGATCTAGGAAACTGAACTGGGACGGGTTGATCATCTGCTGAGGTTCACGGATCTGATCCTCTTTAGTGATACCGCCTTTACCCATGATAGTGGTCTGGGCTGCTCCCGCCAGTAACTGTAGCGGGTTAACGTGCTCAATGGCTTCTGACAGCGACCCTTGTGTAAAGAACTGCGTGATGGTCTTATCGAATGTGTCGGAACCTATGATCTTACGGATATCACTATTCGGGTTGTCAATGTTGTTACTCAGCTTACCCTTAGTACGCCATGCCGCAGATCTAACTTCAGCAGGAAGAGTATCCTCCACCCCCAACGCCTTTTTGAACATAAGAGCGTCTCTATCATCAGTGTCCGCTGCATCCCGGGCTACCTTCAGAAGCTTATGAGAAGCAGCTATCAGCGCCTCCCCGCTTACTTTGTCAAAGGACTTACCCAAGGTAACTTCTGTAGTGTCAGATCGTAGTTTGGTTGCTCCAAGTACATCCTGCACTAGGTAGGCAGCTTCCTCTTCTGTCTTGGCCAGCTTACCTGTCTCAGTCTTGTAAAACCGGTTGAGTTCAGTGAGGGGCTTGCTCTTCTGGTTGGACGTTAGTACTTCATCCCCCCAAGCTTTGGTGATATCCCCATCACTCACACCCAGAGCTTTCAAGATAGGGTACAAGGATATGTTGGAGTTACCATACTTCATGGTGAACTTACGGCTCTTGGGGTCAAACATAACATTGAAGCCTCTACCTTTTTCAAGGTTGAACATGGCTTCCAAGTCACCAACATCTGTGCGCCTCACATATACACCAGACTTCAGGCGTAACTGTGTGACGGGCTGGTACTCCTTACCCCGGAGAATATACGAAAGTCTATTGGTCGGTTTAGGAAGGTGGGCGACTATTACATCGTTCTTCTCAACCGTCTTGCCAGTCTCTTTGTCGATCAAAGATAGTTTGGCTCTGATTGGTACTACCCAGTTTTTCCCCCCAACTTTGGCCTCAGTCTGGGATATGAGGTCATCGGAGTCTAGTCTGTCATCGACATATACATCGTTAACTTGAAGTTTACGACGGCGACCCTCAATAGGGAGCTGGGACTTGATGACATCCACGACTCCTTCTTTGAGGGCCTCAAATTGCCTGTCAGGGCTAAATTCGGGCATGTTTATTATCCCTCTGGAATCGTATTTGGCTGTCTAAATCATACTTATAATTGGGCCTAACTGTCAACGTATTATCTGACATAAGACTCCAAACACACAGGAGTTGCATTATGATTCGGTTATTCATGACGGCGTGGTTGATGGGGTTCTTGGCTTTTGTAACTGAGTGGGCAAGCCACGAACTCCTCCTTTTGGGGGAATGATAATGTCTGACAACTACTTATGCCCACTGTGCATTCACCGCCCAACCCCCGGGTGGATAGCTGGTGAGTGCGATGGCTGTGGGCGTTACTCCATAGTCCTTCAACGGGAGGGTGCATACGATGACGATAATGTGCGCGATGTGCGGGGAGGAGATCAAACTGGGGACGTTCCTCCTGGTCCTGAAGATGAGCACGTTCCAGTGGGGGAAGAAGTCTAAGGAATACTTCATCCACTGGGGCAGTGACGACTTCGAAGATGGCAGCAGTGCAAAGTTTATTCATGAGCACTGCCTAGATGGATGCTTCGATGAGGAAGACAGCGCCCTACACCACTCATGCTCGTCCTGTTGTGACGAAGTTGACATGGATGAAGTGTTCATTGGTGCCAGGGCCGCCGTAGTTGAGTTGGGTGACAAGTCAAACACAGCCTTTGTGAATGACCAAGAGTACGAATTTAGGGACGGAGAAGAACTCAAGATCACTCACCTCGATTGTATAGTAGAGAAGGCCGGACTAGCCGCCCTCGATATGGACATTCACGTCACTTAACCTACAGCTTTGTTAGAGGGCCTACGAGGAGGCTTCTGATTAGGCATAGCTATATCCATAGTGTCTACTTGGCTTCCTTGCCCCTCTTGCATGAACTGGGTCACCAGTCCGTGTATCTGAGGGTTAGAAAAACGCAGCTCATTCAGCTTGGAGTACCGACTAGTCGGGTCCATATTCATTAAAGCATGAGCTGCTTTTTTAGCTACGTACATAACATCGAATCCTCCACCCGACCCCATATTGGTACCTGCTAGTGGAGACTGCACACCTTTTGGAACTCCACTCTCTGGCTGCTTCTGAGCATTTTCTGGGTACAGCTTAGTCTCAGCCGGTAGCCCCATGGCAGAATTCTGCTGTTGCTGTTGTTGCTGCTGTGGCGGCGGTGGCCCATTTGCTGGCAAGCTAGCTGGGGGGTCAGCCCCAGTAGTACCCGCATTGGGTGGTCCCAACTCCTGAGATGTAGACGCAGGCTGTCCTCGTTGTTGATTCTGGAACTGCTCCATCTGGGCTTTGGTCTGGTAACGCATCATGCGCGCCTGGGCCTCGCCCTGAGCATCAGCCATAGCGATCTGCTGTTTCTTCTGCTGATCCATCTTACGTTGAGACTCTTGAGCCATTACTTCGTAAGCGTCATCAGGGTCAACATCAATGTCCTCCATGAGCCAACGTTCCGGGAACATTCCGGCTTGTGACATCTGGAGCTTAAAGGCTGACCTCTGTAGATCGTCCGCCATCTTAAAGGGCTGGAAGTCTATCTTTACATAAGTCCACCCCATGTAGGTGGCTATGTTCTTGAATATGAACCGGAGTACCCCCCGCAGATCTTCGATGTATCTGATGAAGTCATTCTCAAGTACCCGCATGGATACATTAGACCCTGTGTATGACATACCACCAAACACGAATTCAAGTGGTAGAGACATACCGATGACTATCTGTTCCAGCCACTGTTTTATCTCTTGGTGTAGCATCAGTGCCCGGCCAGTACCCCCAATGATTTGGTGCCCAACAGGGAACGGAAGGATAGGTATGTAGTTACCATCCTGCCTCCACTTAGAGATCTCTTCGTTCATTCTCTCCCGCCACTCATACAGGTTAACGTTAGCTACCGGGGAACTCAAAGGATCAGCCGCCTGTGGGAACAACGCTCTCATAGGAACGATGTGCTCCATCGCTATGGCCTCTTGCCCCTTTTGGAGTATTTGGAGGTAAAACGCATTCTTGAGCACAGGGAGCATGATTGGCATACCCCATCCACGATTCTTCTGGCTGATGATCCCCCGTTGGAAGTGGTAGATCGCATTATCATTGAACACGATGGACTTTTGCTTCCTGACGGCTTCAACGTAGTAGTGCGGTACATTCTCAATAACCTTCTTTTTGCCCATCATAATGTCATTTTTGACGGACTGCTGGATGTTATATGAGTATGTAGTTTGCAGAGTGGCGTAGTTGTGGTCAACATTCATATCCTCTGGGTTCCAGCGGACCAACTTGATGTCTCTCACAGACTTCACGTTAACATCTACTACGTCAGATTCTTGCTCGTAGGTACTACAGTCCGGGCAGTTCATGTAGTACTTCATACCACGGAACCTGTACTTCACTTCCCGGATGGGGAACAGCTTGCCGCACTTCTTACATTTCAAGTGCTTCTTGAATGGGTACTCTACAGATATGAACGCGTTGCCATATGTGTAGTAGTCTAACCCTACATCCACCAGGAATGACCTGATCTTCAACTGCACTTCCGCCAGCTCCTGGTACATTTCCTTGAGCTGCTTATCTGTTGTTTTGTATGTGAGAGGTCTAACCGGGTACGACGCCAGCTTAGTGATAGAAGCGTTGATAACCGGGTTCACCATGTAGTAGTACCTGCACCACTTGAACATACTCTTAACGGTATGTGGCAGATACGTCTGGGCGATGTCAAAGAATGGGGATGGGTACATACCTTTACGTGTTAGTTGGCCCCCTCCGGACGCACCTATATTACTGAGGTATTTATCATTCCCTGTGTTTTGTGCTACAGTCCACGACATTAATTATATTCCATATGTTGTTGGGGGCCTGGGCACCGCAGGTGGTCTTGGACCAGACATGTATTCCATAGGCTTCTTACCCATTCCGAAAGCTTCATCAACCAGCTTACCCACAGACCCTGCCCCTTTTCCCGCTGCCATTGATGCCCCGATACTACCACCTATACTGAGTGGGAAGCCAGCAACAAATCCTGCGGTACTCCCAATTTCAGACCCTAGCCTCTCAAGTGGGCCTCTACGTAAGTGCTTCGGTAGCTCTTTATCCCCTGACATTACAGTTTGGGCAGACATAGGCGCAAACCCCACTACCCATGATTTCTGACCCCATGGTATGAACTTGGTGTTCTTGGTGCTACCAGTCCAACCCCTACGGGACAGTTCACTGGCTAACCCATCAAAGCCCCCCTTATTCCACGAACCACCAAGGCTCCTAGACTTCTGGCTCATATGCTTAGACTTAGCTAAGAACTGCTTTTTCTTTAGAACCTCAGTCTTACGGGCAGACCCTCTAGCCATCTCAGCTATTCTAGAGTCGAACCCCTCTAAATTCTTGGTGTACTGGTGGGATCCGCTCATAGATTTCCAACCTGCCCCCACCGTTTTCTTAGGGGATGTAAGCAGCTTACCGGAAGTAGATAGTGTCTGTTTAGCGGTTAAGCCTAAATACTTAACTATCTTCGGTATAAACTTAATACCAGAGGTAAGCACACCGGCCTCCTTAGCTATGGAGTCGTGCTCTGCTAAAAAAGAGGCGGTGTCATTCATGCTATGTGAGCTTCCCTGATCAGGCGCACTTGCCTGTTGAGCTGGGCGCGTCTGAGATTAACGTAGTCCCTGGCAATCAGCAGCTTAGCCGATTGAATGTCCTCTATCTTGTCTGGGGCTAGCACCGCCTCATTTGAAGCCTGTTTACTGACCGTTTCGTACTTGTCCTTAATCGTCTCTACGGGGTAAGGCATCTCCAATGTTAGGTTGCGTCCCACATTGTCTGGTGCGTCTTTATCAGGTTTAAAGTTTAGTGGCTTCTCATCCCTGAAAGCACCGGTACACATAGGGCACCTGCCCTCAACTATACCGTGAGGTTCAAACTTAGCACCACAATCACCGCATTTTACCTTAGCCACCGCTTCCACAATCCTTCTTTGTACGAAGTCTAGGGGTTCAGGGGCATAGAATACAGGCTCGTCAATAAATACGGCAGCTATGAAGTCTACTACCTCAGAGGCGTACTCCGTCTTTTTGATGCTTCCTGCTTGCTCCACTGCATTCATCATCTGAGCTATGGTGGGGCGGGTAAGCACATTAAAGCTAACGATGTTATTGTTCAGTGCTTGAGTGATGGCAGAGAAGACTTCCCACTCTTGCCAGAAGTCCTTAGTGGAGTGTAACACTCTAATAGCATTGAGCTTTTCCCGGTTATTCCGTGACACAGTACGCCTAAACACACGCTGTATCTCAGAGAACACTACCTTAGCAGGCCAGTTTACCCAGTCTGCCCCAAACTTAATGCTGGTCAGAATGTACAAAGCTATAGGATGTGCATCATGATGGTCAAATAGATTCTTGACCGTTATGGGTGCACCCTTAGCTGTCTCCAGGTCTATGATGGTTTCTTCCGAAGGGGCATGTAGAATGTCCCCTCCCTCAATCTCCTGGAGAAGTTCCTGGATCTGTTGTGGTTCTGGCATTAACCACGCTCACTTGCCATTCTCATGAATACCCTCTTCACATCCGCTGGGAAAGTATCGAAGGCTTTAGTAGGTGATTTGATAAACCCGTCTACAACCGACTCAGGAAACAATTTGAGCAGAGCCTCCCTGTTATCAGCCACCGCCAACCCATGCAGTTGATCGGCATTGATATAGTCATTGCCCATTGTGTAACTCCACGTTTCCTCTGCCGTCTTGTCGAAACCTACAGTAGAAGCTACGGGGTCGTAGATCTTGGAGTCCCACAATCGGTCCAATCCGGTATCTTCATCAAGTTGTCCTAAGAAACCGGCAAACTCATCTGGTGAGACATCGCCAGCATAGGCTTCCTTGATCAAAGTGTCGTATCTTTCGAATTCTCCTTCGCCCAGCCATGACTTTCTTTGGTCAATAGCCATGGGGAAGTCGGGGTCCCAATCAACAGACGCGTACTTTAAGGTAAGTGGTGTGCTAATCGGCCTTAGCAACGCACTGGCCCTTTTTACCAGTCCCTGAGCGTAGGAACGTCGGTCTGAAGGTGAGAACTTGTCCCAGTACTCTTCAAAGTAGCTGGCGGCCTTTTCCAGGTCAGCATATGTCTCTACAGGGTATCTACCCAATAGTATATGCTCAGCAGCCACCTTTCGTTTTTCTTCTGGTTCAGGAAGCTGCTTCGGTGGGCCAACAACCAAAATGTTACTCTGCCTGTCCAAGACCTTGATCTTGTTCTCCTCAGGCTTTAGATTTTCAGGTTGGACTTTCTTCCCTCTCTTAGTACTTATCTCTGCCAACACCTTCTCTACTACAGAGGTACTGGTTTTTGCCGGGCCTTCTTCCCCAGCGGTCTTCACTAGGAACTCCTGTGCCAACACCTGTTGGAGTGAGGAAAGCTTAGTAGGCCCTGGGCTCATACTCATTGGACCTGCTGGGGGCGGAGCACCTCCACCACCCGCTGGCATACCTCCTGGGGCACCTCCACCCATAGCCGGGGGAGCACCTCCACCTTGTTCTTGTCCAGGAGGGGAAGCTGGGGCGGGAGCACCGCCTTGAGCAGCACCCCCGGATCCCATTCCCGCCTGTTGCTGGCCTTGTCCCTGGGCTTCCGCCTGTTCTTCGGGCGTTCCAAACAGACGGGGGAGGGCCTTAAAGATGGTCTCATGAGCTTTCGGCGACCCCATAAATGCCTCATGCTCTGGGGGCGCGATTTCGGATGGGTCTTTCTTACCCAGGGATTTGGCCATACCCATGAGACCTTCCATGAGGGCTTGCTGAATCTGAGGGTCTTGTAGTAGTTCTGGATTCCAGATCTGCTCAAGAGGTGCGGTGTACGCTACCTTCACGAGATCCTCTGGCACATCCAGTCCATGCTTACCACAAAGCCTGACTAGGTTGGCCGCAGCTATGGATTGCGCCTCCTTGGATAACCCTTCCTTGTTTCTCATGAAGTATAGGGTTTGGAGCGCAGTGGTAGCTGGGTCCGTACAGGCAAACTTACGCATAACCTTGGCACGGGCTTCATCTACAGTGATTAGTGCAAAATCTTCGTTGGGGAGATGGGTCAATTCTTGTGAAGAAAGAACCGATCCTTGCTTTACGAATTCGGGGATATCATCCGGCCCGGAGAACATGTCCCGAAGCTCGCTTCCAGAGTAGTCATCATATAGGTCCATCAAGGACTCCTTTCCCTTTATATTTGAGGCATTCGCAGCTTTGAGTCTACCGTTCCTATACCCGTACAGTCAAGCGAAAAGGCCAGTGGGTTTCCGCTATAAGGAAACCAATTATCTTAGAAGGAGATTATAACATGTCAGGATTCAGGCCGGATTGCTGGGGCACTGAGTACGAAGGCGGTACTCCAGAGTGTACGGCATGTCCCCACAGACGCTCTTGTTACGACGAAATGGTCAGAAGGTCGTCACAAGGGTACTCAACCCCAAACCCTACATCTAGGCGAAAATCAACGACTTCTTCCTCTGTAACCTCCCCAGTTCGTGGTAGTATGGGCCCATCTACTAACAGGCCAATCCAACCCAGTGAAGGGGAAACCCAAACAACCCGACTCGCTAAGAACATCAGCTTGGCTATGGGTGAAGCGGTAACGGTGGAACTATGCAGATTCATGAGAGAAGTGGAGTGGTAGATCTGGTGCGGAGACGCCCAGAAGCTGCTTATGTTGACAGAAACCTATGGTTGCCGAAAGCAAGAGTCCCAAAACCCATCATCGAAAAAGCGTTGACGTTCCCTTCAGATGATCCTGAAGTACCTCTAAGGCTGTGGAAAGAGACACCACATCACTTTGTCGTACCCAGGGAGTTTATACCGAGGGGAGACTATGGAAGGTATAAGTTTCCTTTCTACCAAGCGGTGAGTACAGAGTTTGAACGAGTACGGTTTGAGTGCAATATTGGTCCACACCCCAAGTTCCCCCACCACCAAGAGGCATATGAAGCCACTAAGCGTGCTAGGTCAGGGATACTTGAAATGGGCTGTGGGAAGGGTAAGACCCCAACATCAATCAGGGCAGCCTGTGCGGTGGGGGCACCATGGATGATTGTGTTAGATCAAAAAGGGTTGATGAGCCAGTGGAAGAGAGAAATAGAAAGGTTCGTAAAGTTTGATGGGGAAATTGGTTGGATACAAGGGGATACATTCGATTGGGATAAGCCGATAGTAATAGCTTCCATCCACACCCTCTTCCGGAGAGTGAGAGAGAATCGGATACCCCCAGGGTTTGGTAGAAAATACGGAGTTGTAATATATGATGAAGCGGATATACTGTCTGCCCCCATGTTCAGCCTAACCGCTGATGTGGGATCTGGCAGAAGGTGGGGACTGACCGCCACGGTCAAAAGGGAAGACGGGCTAGAGAGCATATTCCTGTACCACCTAGGCAGAGCTTTCTACACCAACGTGGGGTACGACCTGAAACCTGTGGTGTACTTCCAAGAAACTAATGTACGGCTACGTGGGAGCACCGACGAGAAACTCACGAAGGACTGTAATGGAAGCACCAGTACCGGCAAGTTACGAGGTTGGATAGGAAGGCACCCAGAGAGGAATGACCTGATAGCCTCCAGTATAAAGGAAGCTGTTGGGGCTGGTAGGAGAGTTCTAGGGATCAGCCATAGCCGTGACCAACTGTTCGAGTTGAAGAAGAGAATACCCGAGGCGGGTGTTGTAGTTCAAGAAGTCAAAGGAGAAGAGCGGTTACGTATATTTGGGCAGTCTCAGGTGGTACTGAGCACGCTCAAGATAGGCATGAGGGGACTTGACTCCTCCACGCTAGACACACTATTTGTTTTAACTCCATTTGGCAACGACACAGCCTTGGCTCAGACGATGGGAAGGATACTACGGCCCGATGAGGGGAAGAAACAGCCCCTAATCATAGTGTTTGTAGACCAGAACATTGAGCACTGTAAGAAGATGATAAGGGAGCTGAAGGAGAACCTGAAGATACGCCAAATACCCTTTGAGACTATAAACTACAATCCGGCATAAGGCGGATCACCAACGAAGAGGATTGATAACGTGATTGACTTAGATAAACTGTCTATTGTGAGCCCAGACGGAAAGAGCCTGATGATTGGTGAGATCATAAACAGGACTGGGGAGAACGTACCAGAGAAATTCGAGATGTGTGGAGTACGGTCCATCATCTCAATGACCATGCCCACCCCACAAGGAGTGGCTATATCCCAAGTGATAACGTTCGTCCCGGGGATGCTTGAACCGCCCGACATGTGGTTCTACAACGTCAAGATGGTATGTCATTGCCTAGACCTACCCAAATCCAGCTATGACAACATCGCGGCCTTACTGAAGAAGTGCATCGCTGACGAGACAAGTGCACGAGTAGACCAAATAGGTCTTGTGGACCCCAATACGGTAAGCTAAGAGGTAGCCTATGGAAGAACTAACCCGATTTCTCCACCCTGACTACGTGGAGTGCCAACAGTGTGACTTGTGTGATGACAGGAAAAGAATGGCCTTGGGGGAAGGGGACCCCAACGCTAACATCATGATCATCGGGGAAGCCCCAGGGTCAGATGAGAATAGGCTAGGTAGACCATTTGTGGGGATGTCGGGAAAAGTTCTAACAAACCTATTGGTCATGGCCTCTGCCTGCTCTGAGCTAGCTATATACCGCAAAGACCAAAGTATAGATTATGAAGATCCTGACGAGATACGGGATATCCTGTGCTGGAAAGAATCTATCTATATCACAAATGCGGTGCTGTGCAGACCGCCTTCCGACGCACAAGGTAAACCGACCAACCCCCAAGCCCGACATATAAAAGCCTGCATGAAGAGGCTGGAATATGAAATACGGAAGGTAGACCCCATGGTCATACTATCCCTTGGGGCTTTACCTGCTACGGCCTTAACTAAGAAGCGTAAACCGGTATCAGAGTTACGGCGGCGTCCACATGATGCGTCTATAACCTCAACCAACCCAGACATACTGCCTTACGTTCATTACCCGGTGTTTACCACCTACCACCCGGCCTTCCTGTTGAAGATACCCGACTCTGCCCCTGAGTGGAAGTGGTCTTATCGAGATATATACCAAGCTATGCGGGCAGTAGATATGATCAACGAGAGGGAGTTCGGTATAGACATCCCCCTGAGGCTGGGGCCGCCCCCAAAGGAGTAACGACATGTCTGGCTCAAGAGACCAAGTAGCTGAGCTCGTGGAGGAGTTTAAGGAGCTACAGAATAAGATCAATAACCTGCAACAAGCGGCAAAAGATGAGCACCCCGATATCTTTGAGGAGCTGGATACCCTTACCAAGGAATCTGAAGAGGTAGATGACCACATTAGAAGCCGACTCAAGATACTAGGTGATCAGTGGAAGCACACGACAGCGGATAAGTCTCTACAGATAGGGCCTTATAGGTACACCAGAAGGTACTCTACAGGGTACAACGCGGAAAAGTTCCTGTGGCACTTACTTGATTGGGGTAGCCGCCCACTGCTAAAAGAGTGTTTGGATAGCGGTGTACTCAAGCTATCGGTCAGCAGGGAACTAGCGGACGCGTTCATCCAACGACTAAAGGATGATGGGACCCTCAACACCCCTGACCTAGTGCATGCGCTCACAATGACATGGACGGAGGATGAAGTTGAACCCTCAATACGACGTGGATAGAGTGAATCAAAAGATGCCATCTGTATTCGCAGCATGGTATGTCATGAAGAAGAACTACGATGGTAGTTACAAGGTGTTTGAAAGCACCATAGCCCTGGAGCTAACGGAGAAAGCTATGGACAAACTAGCGAAGCTGGTAGGTGATGGAAAAGCGGGAGTAACTGTAGGCGTGGACAAGAAATGGTGGGGAGGATACGGAGGTATGCCCAACATAACAAGCGGGGTCAGCATCTCTGTGTCTCTGGCCTGCGGTCAAACCAAAGATAACGTTAAGGAGGCCATTGATGCCGCTCATGAAGCAGCGCAAGAGGCATCTGCTGAGTTGCTCGAAGTGAACGATGCAGTTATCCAAGACCATATGGATGAGCTTGAACGCAAGTCCGCACGCAAGCCGCACCGATGAAAGAGTCTAGCGGAGCAGGAATCCGTAAGTTAGTGATAACAAAGGCCGCCATGGAAGCAGACCGATCACTGACAGTAGAATATGGACTACTAAACAGCGATGGTGTTATTGTAGGCTCTGGTATAATAATGCCCCCTCTTGACAGGGAAACCGCTAAGGCGGTCCAAGAGTTCCTGTCTAACATAGAGGGTAAGGTGGCGGCAACAGTGTTTGGTGAAGATGTAGAAGACCCAGGTGGTAGCACAACAGGCGGCAGAGAGGTGATAGAGGAGATTCCGGATTCACTCCTTTCATAATACCAACATGAGACAACAAAATAGTACATATACAGACTTTTTGAGCGGAGATTTATTGTCTTGACTAAACCCGCCATAACCTGTAGCTTGTACTCCCTCGATTGTATGAAAGGAGTAAAATATGCCTTCCCTGGATGAACGGTTCCTCTCAAAGCTGATAGAAACCGGCGACTGGAGGGCAGTTGAAAACCTCCGCTTCAGCCCAGAAGAGATGCTTACCGCCCAAGGTAGATCAATACTCGGATACATCCAACACCATGCTAAGAACCGCACCCATTACGGGGAAGTTCCTTCTATGGATTTGGTAAGACGAGACTACCCCAAGTTTTCCTTCTCTGGATCAGTGACAGATAGCTTGGCAGCCTTAATGGAAAGGATCAGGCAAGAGTTACTGAAGACAGAGATAGAAGAATTCGCCACCCAACTAGCCTCCACCACAGACCCCCAAGAAGCCGTAAGCCTAATCAGTGAAGGCAGCACTCGGTTCAATATCATGTCTGGCAAGACCAACAAGGATATAGACTTTGCTACCAGTATGGTTGATGTGCTACGGGAGTATGAGAATACTAAGGTACACCGTGGGCTAACTGGCCTACCCTACCCATGGGCTGTGATGAACGAAGCCACGTTAGGTATGCAAAGAGGTGAGTTCATCGTCATCTATGGCCGTCCTAAGAACATGAAGACCATGGTCATGAACTGGATGGCTATGTATTTGTACAAACATCATAACCGGCGTGTACTGTTCTACACTAGAGAAATGCCCCCCGAACAGATTCGTAGACGTATGGCTGCATGTTATTGTGGTTTTGAATACGATGCCTTCAAGGGAGGCAAGCTATCACCCACTGAAGAAGATGAATTCTTCGACGCTGTGGAAGAGCTGGGGCACCCAGGAGGAACATCCCAACGGGGACTGCTGATAACTAGTGATAGAGAGGATGTAAAACGAGGTGGGACAGTATCCGGCATTCGCGCTAAGGCGGAAGAGTTCCAAGCGGATATTGTTTTCATTGACCCTATCTACTATCTCAGAGATGAGAGAGAGAATAAGAGGTCGGTTAAGTGGTCTAACATGTCCAACATCTGTCAAGATATCAAAGATATGGCAGAGGTTCTGGCTATCCCGGTTGTGGGTACTAACCAAGCTAACCGGAGTGACGGGGACAATGACATGAGTTTTAGTGATGGGTTCTTGCAGAATGCAGACGTTGCAGCTCGTGTTATGTTGGATAAAGCAAATCAAGAAGCGGTGGTGTGGCTAACTGCCCTAAGAGAAGCTAGGCTTAATGCTTTCTTAATCAATGCAAAGCCTATGTACGATTTCAATCAGAAGCTGGATGCCAACCAGCGTCCAATAATGCTATCAGATCAAGAAGTTGAGATGAGAAAGAAGAAAGAACGAAAGGTGGAAGATAAAGGAGCCGACTATGTGGCAGAGAATGAGGAAGACAAAGGCGGGACACAGATGAAAGCACGAGGCGACACCCAGAGGACCGCAAGTAGATCGGAGATAGCAAACAATGTCCATCCAACACCAAAAAAGAAGAGAAAGTGACCTAATAGCCGCGTTACGCGAGTCAGGCAGGTCCCCCAGGCATTCTGGTGAAAACTATGTAATGATCAAGTGCCCCTTCCACAAAGGGGGTAACGAGAGAAAACCGTCTTGTTCAGTGAACACTCTGAATGGAGTATTTAGCTGTTTCAACCCGGACTGTGGTGCCACAGGGAATGTGAAGAGACTACTGTATGCGTGTGGGATTAACCCCAAGATTGTAGACTCCATAGCCGAAGGGTTTGATGGCGAGTCCAGTTGGAGCCCACCGGCTAAGGCAATGAGGGACGTGACAGATGTGTCGGCTCAGTACCCATTACCTGAGACTCTCCTTAGTGCGTACAATGTGTGCCCTGCCAGTATGCTTGAAGCAGGGTTCCCCAAGGAGCTACTTAGGGAATATGAGATAGGCTTTGACCGTATGACCAAGAGGGTGACCTTCCCTATACGGGACGTGGAAGGAGTGCTTGCTGGGATATCAGGTAGGGACGTGGTGGGTGACCCTGACGATTGGGGTTACATGAAGTACAAATTCTACAACTCCGAGTTGCAGGAACACTTCCCAGGGTATGTGTTTGATAAGACGCACTACCTATGGAATGCCTTTCGAGTCTTGAATGTGTTTGACTGGGTGATTGTCACAGAAGGGTATAAACAAGCACTATGGCTGATCCTTCATGGGTACAAGAACACGGTATGTACTATGGGGGCTAAGATATCGAGTACTCAATTAGATATCCTACAGCCGTTTGATCTAGTGATGTTTTTCTTGGATAACGATGTGGCGGGGAGAGCTGGGACATACTCGGCGTTGAAGAGGTTGAAGAAAAGTAAGAAGTGCGCTTGCAGGTACCCAGAGGAAGCTCCCGAAGGATCTGCACCTGATGACTTCGAGGATGCTTGTCTGTTGGATTGGTCGATTGAGAACACAATGACATACTTTGAGTATGCAAAGACGTACTCGAAACAAGGAGTGAGAAAAGAATGAGCAATGTAGTAACAGGATTTCGGCGCAGTGTTAAGAAAGACACCGCAAAGAGAGGGCGTGGAAAGAAAGGGTCTTGGAGGGATCAGCACCAGATCACGAAAGAGTATCCAGGAGACCCAATCATCCTGGTGCCTGCTGAGTATCCTGACCCGATTGCAGATGACGGCAAGTTCACTGTAGACATGGACGACAGGGACCTAAAGCCCTACTTCCGGCAAGTGTACCACAACGTAAAGTTCGGACCCGGACCAAGAGATTTCAGACCAATGGAATGCTCTGGCGGATACGATGAGTTCAACCGTAAGCCTTGCGTGGCTTGCTGGGATCATGAGATCCAGGGTGACCCGAGGGACAATGCAAAGACTGGCGGGAACGCTACGACCAGCGGCAGGTACTGGAGGTATGCGATCAACGCATTTGTGCTCCATAACTACCAATGGGTGGATGCAACAGACCGTAGTGGAAAGCCCATCTTGAGGGATGATGGCCAACCCTACCGTAACCTACAGCAGATCTCATTGAAGGAAGCCAAAGACGCTGACCCGGAAACTCTCCGGTTTGGTAGAAGAGCTTACCTGAATCTGAGCCCGACATTCCTCAACAACATGGCTGACATTGATCAGGAGCTCAGAAACTTCTGCACATGCGGCGGAAACCTCAAGGTAACCGAATTCGTGTGTCCAGAGTGTGGTGAGACCATGGTAGATGTGGGCCGTGAAGGATGGGAAGCGGCAGAGATCGAAACCTTCCGTGATCAGGAACAGAGGTGCAAGTCCTGTGGTAAGTATGGTATCCCGGTTGCAGAACTGGAGTGCGATGCTTGTCAGAAACCTGAGATGAAGAACCCGTTCAACACCATCATGTACCTGATCCGCGCAGGAGATGGGCCACAGACACACGTTGAGATGAAGAAGCACGTAGCGTTGACCAAGTTTGACGTTCCGTTCTACTCCGATCTCACTGAGTGCGCCAGCCTGATGGAGTACGTCACCAAGTTTGGACGTCCCTTCGACTTCGCCAACATCTTGTCTTCCCCGGATCTTCGGAAACAGGCTGACATCATGTATGGAGTTGAGTGGAGAGAGACTCCATTCTCCGCATCAGAAGGGACCGGAGCCGACTCCTACGAGTCCTACGATGAGAAGAAGGATGAGGCAAAGGATGAAGCGAAGCTCCCTGAAGAGGAAGAGACAACCGGGCGTAAACCCCCATGGAGCAAGTAGGAACTCCTAGCTTCCAGAAAGTCATTACCGGGCTAACCCCGGCTCCTGAACTGTTTTACAGTGGGGGTCGGGTAGCCCTTACTAATGGCCACTTTGTCATAGTGTCTGACGATGGTAAAGATCATCCGGTACTAGGACAGAACTTTGCCAAGCTATCGACGTTGTATGAAGACACGGGTAAAGGCATTAGCTGGGAAGCTTTGTACTCTAAGAAAGTAAAGCAAGAACACGTAGTGGGGGATGTACCTGCTCCTGAGAACGTGGCTTCGAACTCCTTCCTGACATGGTTGTTCGATAGCCATCACGAAGGTCCCACCATAAGAGGCAAGAACCTACTGGACATGTACTACTCTGAGAAGTATATGCGGTCTATACGTCCTGGGGATGAAACCGTGTACTTGTTCCCACTGAATCCACAACGGTTTATCGCGGTTAACCCAGGTTACCTAAAGCTGGCTCACAGCTTAGACGCTAAAGTTCTAGGGCCCGGTAAGAACCCTAGTAAGAGAGGGTGTTACGTCACAGGGTCATATGTATTTGGTCTGATATTCCCGGTTCGAATGCATGAACCGGAGGAGGATCTTGACATCGAAAAACTGCGGGGTAAGGAGTTGCTGCTAGAAGCTCCTGTATCCGCTAAAACGGTTTGCGGTGTTATGAACGTGCACCCAAGCCTAATCATGGCGGGAGGGTCATCTAACGGCCCTACCGCACTAATCCTAGCGGAGGGCACCACCAACGGAGAGAAAGAACTGGCCAAACGCCGACTCTCCTACTTGGCAGTGAGGACAATACATGGCAGCTCTAACTCTTCCAGACGCCCCAGAGGCGTGGTACGTGGAGACGGCTGAGGAAGCTACTCAATGGCTACAGAAGTTAGCCAATTACAAATATGTAGCCTACGATACAGAAACAACTGGGATCAACACAACCACCGATGAGATAGTTCTGTGGTCCCTAACAACGGAGGACTTTTCTCTGTGCATACCTAGAGAGCTTCTTTACATCTTTAGGCCAGCATTGGAAGATCCAAATCAAATCAAGATTATGCACAATGCCAAGTTTGACATGCACATGTTTGCTAACTCCGGGGTAACGGTCCAAGGAGATGTGCATGACACTATGGTTATGGATTGGCTGCTAGACGAGAACAGGCCCCATGGTCTGAAAGACCTAGCCTTCCTCCATTTCGACTACCCTATGGAATCGTTCAAGGCGACCTTCTACAGGGATGGTAGAAAGAAGAAAAAGGGTGAAACCGAAGCTGCCGTACTGTTATCTGCGTCAAGAGAGACAGTACTTATGTACGCCACTACAGACACCGCAGCAACCTACGCACTATGGAAGCTACTTGGGGACAAACTCTACAATATAAAGATCGGTAATACCAATGGGTGGGAATACTACTTAGACATGGAAGTACCCTTCACCAAAGTCCTATGGGACATGGAACGTAAGGGTATCTGGATAGACGTAGCCTACCTCCGCTTCCTTCGGCCAAGGCTGATGGCTGACATCGAAGATATCGAAGCTATGTTCAACCAAGAGGCTGGAGAGGTGTTCAATCTCAAATCCTCAGTGCAGCTATCCAAGTTCTTTGATGAGCGCGGTCTCCCTGGGAGGCGTACTGGGAAAACCCAGAAGTTATCCACAGATGAGGCTAACCTAACGATATGGGCATCGGGTGGGGACAAGTTCGCCACACTGATATTGAAGCATAGGGCGCTAGCCAAGGTTCTCAACACCTACGTCAATGGCATCATAGACAGGTTGGGTTCTGACGGTAGAATCCACACCACTCTCAAGCAAACAGGGACAGTGACGGGTAGGTTGTCCTCTACGGACCCTAATCTCCAAAACATACCTAGGACAGCCTCAGACGTGTATCACCTGCGTGACGCGTTTATGGCCCCTCCAGGTAAGGTTCTGATTGTGTGTGACTACTCTCAGCTTGAGATGAGGATTATGGCTCACATGTCCGGAGATGCCGCTATGATAGGTGCTATTGAACGGGGTGACGACCTCCACTGCACCACAGTTTCTCTGATGATGGGCATGCCTTACGATGCAGTTGTAGCTGAGGTCAAAAAGAAGAAGTCCGGTGAGCCTTACAATAAAGAGATCACGGATATGAGGCAAGCTGCCAAGGCTATCGGCTTCGGTCTTATCTACGGGATCGGCCCCCGCCACCTTGGTGAGCAGCTCACTGACGACTTGGGTAGGGAAGTCACAATGGGGGAGGCTAAAGAGCTGACTGCCAAGTACTTCAGATCCTACCCTGGCGTTCACAAATACATCTTCGCAACCAGACGGAAGTGTAGAAAGTATGAGTATGTCAAAACCGTACTGGGCAGGTATCGGAGACTCAGGGACATCAACGACTCCAACCATGGTATTGCTGCCAGAGCGGAGAGACAAGCGGTTAACAGCGTTGTCCAAGGTTCTGCTGCTGACATAGCCAAGTTAGCAATGCTGGCTTGTGCCCATGATCCGATACTGGCTGATCTAGGCGCTATCATGCTGTTACAGGTACATGATGAGCTCATGTTTGAAGTGGACGATAATGAGGAAACTATCCGTTTGGCCAGGAACAGGGTCCAAGAGTTAATGGAAGAAGACCTGTTTGACCGGCCCCTCAGCGTACCCTTAGAGGCTGAGCCTAGTCATGGCATCAGTTGGGCGGAGGCAAAGTAATGGCTACGTCGGCGGACATAACCAAAAGAATAGTGGAGTTCGTAAAGATGGGCGGTCATTCGAAGCGGATACGTTACCGCCTGTTCAAAGGTCTCATTGACAGGTTCTTTGATATGGCCTCATGGGAGTTGGAAAAAGGGCACCCTGTTGAGATAAGAGGGTTTGGCAAGTTTACGCCCAGGACGTGGGAGGGACGTAAGATCAAAAACCTCCATACAGGGGAAGAAGTGGACGTACCGGATAGAGTGATAGTCACCTTCCGGCCATCTAAAGCAATGAAATACAGACTTAATTCAAGGAGTGGTCAATGAAAGACGAAGCTGCACAAACAGCCATAGCGAATAAATGCGATGAGATCAAAGCACTGCTATTGGCGAAGAACAAGAGTTATGGTAACTCGGCAACAGCGCCTCTAATGGTGTTTAGCCACATTTCGGCAAAAGAACGGATCAGGGCACAGATCGACCATAAGCTGTCTAGGCTTAGCAGAGGGAATCTGGAGGCACTAAATGATGCAGGTCTGGAAAACGAGTCCGAGATCGACACCATCATGGACTTCATCGGGTATGGAATCCTGTTGTTGATCGAGATAGAAGATGAAACGTACCCTGCGACCGAACCAGCGGTATCGTTCAAAGTCCCTATTCCAGCCGGGTGCCCTAACCCAAAAGGGTATGAAGTGGACGCTATGACCGATATCTCCCAGCAAGCTTTTATAGACTCGTTGGTGAAACAAGGACAGTTACCAAAAGACCTGGATGCACAAGTGGACCGATGGAACCTAGAACGGCAACGAAGAGTTCAGGAGATGCTGGACAATCAGAGGAAAGCCCCACGGCAAATCCGCATAGACCCCCATAGGGTGTTAGTGGTAAACCCGTCTGACCCAGACTTCAAGCCCCACATCAAGGAAGTGACAAGGAGCTCTGTGGATGAAGAATCCGGCCTCGTGCGCGAGGACAAAAATAGGGCCACTTTTTCGAATTTGCTGGCTTTCCTTTCTGAGCCCTTAACTCCAGCAGAGCCTGATGCCATGTTTATGAATTTCGTCGAGGACCACCCAAGTGAACCAGAGGTTCTGTCGGGCTACTACGACGAAGAGAGCGGAATGTTCAAATTGGACTGTGAAGGTATGGAGGACATAAACGTCATTGAGCAAAAGACTGTCGAACCCTTTGATGAGTCGGAACTTAAGAAGAGTGCTGTTAAAGTAGCACTATCCAACTACGATAAGGTCAGTGCTGCCGTCCGGAACCTACAAGGTACTAGTGGGGCACCTATACCGAATATGTTCGGCATTGCAAACACGGCCCCACCCGAGATCGTAGTGTGTTATGGACGTATGATGAAAGGGAGAGATATTGAAGATTCTCTACAGGGAAAGGTAACATCCCTACCGTTCAGCGCAGCTAACCCAGAGGTATTCTTTGAGCAGCTAGCTATATCTATGGACTTACTGGCCGGTAGTGTCCTGGATGTGGAAGCGGCTAAGTGGGCTTGGTTTGGCGTGGTAGCTAACACGGACACAGGACAAGTTGTGGGTATCAGATGGGGTAAAGATGCCCCCAACCCCCTTAAGGAGTAACCAATGGAGAAGTATGGTGTGGTGACCGACCCTAAGACACCGGAAGAAGTGAAGAAGAAAGATACAAAAGCAAAGGTGGACCCCAACGCTAACGTTCCTAAGACAGATGCTGAGGGTACCGAACCTTTTGAGACGAGGAAAGACGATGGCAAGAAAGAATAGTGTGGAAGCCGCACCAGCTTCTAAGAATGGTAGAGCTCAGGCTAAGGCTTTTGCGGACTCACTCAGTAGAAGTCTGAAGGGAGTGAATGTTAGGACAGCAGATCAGTTCTCTGTCCCTTCACTAACCCTTCGCAGGCCCACTGGAATACTGTGTCTGGATGCAGTGATCAACGGGGGCCTCCCCGCTGGTACCTTCGTCCAGATTATAGGGGGTGATGGAGCGGGTAAGACGGCTCTGTGTAACAAGGTTCTGGCACAGACACAGCAACTGTACGGGGAAGACAGCAACACCTTCTGGGTAAGCACTGAATCCCCCTACGACAAGGGCTTTGGTAAGAAGCTGGGGTTCCAGATAGAGTTTGACTCAAACGATATCGAGTCCTGGAAGAGAGCCCATGGTATAGACCAACTGGATGCAGAGGAAACTGAGTACCTGCTCAAACAGATAGGTGGATTCGTATACCTGACACCCAAGACTGGCCTAGAGGATCTGCTTACAGGTACCATAGCTGCGGTTGAGAGTAACAGCTTCCAAGTAGGAGTGTTCGACTCCCTGGCTTCATACGTCAGGGTTGATGACAAAGAATCTGCTGTGGGCACCTCCTCCACTATCGGTGGGGCATCTAAGGTGTACTCTGACTTCATGAGTAGGTTGAACTCGGCGTTCTTATCTGAGGACTCCAAGGGGGTACCTAACACCACCACCTTCATCGGTATAAATCAGATGAGGGAGAAGATAGCCACTGGTTGGCAGTCCCCTGGAGCACCTACATGGAAAGCCCAGGGTGGATGGGCTATGAAGCATGCTAAGTCCATCGACATCATGTTGAGAGTGGCGGGTCCTATCAAGAAGGGTGATAAGAAAATAGGTAAGGTCATAGCTTGGGAGATTCTCAAAGCTAAGCATGGCTCTCATGAAGGCCACAAAGGTACCTATGACTATTACTTCGACACCGGTATAGATGACGTGGTGGCTGGGTTTGATGCAGCTAAGGATGCAGGGGTGTTCCACCAAGCTGGAGCATGGTATTCCCTCCCAGAGACTCTGACGGAGGACCCTGAGGATGATGGAGGACCCAACATATTCCGGGTGCAAGGTAGAGACGCAGTAGTAGAGACCCTACGTGATGGTTGGCCTGAACTCCAACACACCATCAGAAACAGGGTGTTCTATCGAAGAGGCATCCATGTCAACTACACCTGATATAATTCTCTGTGAATGCGGAGAGGAAGGAGACCCACAAGGTGGTAACAAATACGTATGCGGGGAGTGCGGGAATATATTCTACGTTTGGCCTGATAAGTCTAGGAAAGAGCGTAAGAAGAAATCTCAGAAGCAGGAGCGGGCAACCGCAAAAGCGATGGGGGGTCGGGCTCAGCCAGGGTCTGGCGCAATACCGGGGTTCAAGGGAGATGTTCTTGTACAAGGTAAGGAGCGCGTTGAGTGTAAGTACACTGAGTCCAAGCAGTACACACTCAAGCAGTCGGACCTAAAGAAAGTGGAGCTGGAAAGCAGTGGCAAAGAGATGCCCGTGTTCCAGATAGAATTCAAAACCGTGAAAGAATCTTACGCCATACTGAGGTGGGATGACTACATGGAATTGAGGGAGGCGGCTACACATGGCTGACAGAGAGGGGTATACCCAACGGTTAACAGAGCTGTACACCATCATGCAGTTCTTAGATGTCCCCGAGGAGATAAATAGGTGGAGGTCTGAGAATAATGACATTGAGTTGTGGAAAATGAAGAAGAACCTGTTCAAGGTCTTACACTGGGAAGAGAGAAAGAACAACGTGTTCCACCCCTCAGAGATCGCTCAGTTCAAATGTGATAGGCGCATCTACTTCTCGTTCATGGGTGAGAAGAAGGTTCAACAGCACACCCACCACGACCTGAAGATCATGGACGAAGGTACTCAGCTCCACGAAATGCTGCAAGCATACATGCTTGAGATGTGGGGAGACCAATGCCAGATAGAAGTGTCGGTATTCAATGAGGAACTATGTGTCGTGGGCAGTGCTGATGTGGAGAGGAAGTTTGACATACCCACGGGTGAGAGTGAGCCTATCCGTATCGGGATAGAAATCAAGAGCATCGGTGATGATGGGTACAAGAAGACTAACAAACCACAGCGTAAACATATCATGCAGCAGAACGCATACTCACACCTGTTAGGTCAGGATGCGTTTGTGATCCTGTACTACAACAGAAACAGAGGATGGATGAAGGCGTTCAACTGTCTGCTAGACCCGGAGATGTGGGAACAGTTCCAGAACAAGATCAACTACGTCAAAGAGATAGCAGACATAGGTGATATGCCTCCTCGTATAGCCGAAGACCAGGGAGCTTACGAGTGTAGGCGGTGCCCATACTTTGAGGTGTGCCGCACAGAACGATCACCAGATGAACTAATGGAAAGGTCGAAGGAGAATGTGAATGTCCCTAGTAAACTACGAAGTAACGGATGTGACGGAGATCAGTCGGATATTCGGGGATATAGACCGACAAGTACTGGTGGAAGCGAAGAAGAGGGGGCTAGGATTGATGTCAAAGCCAGACCCGGACGCAACTTTTTCAGGCAGCCTACCTAAGAAGATAACGGTGGTGGCCTCAGAAGAGTTGGGGGACCTGTTCAATGAGTCTACCCAGTGGGCGGACTACTTCAGTCAAGAATCCTCATTGGCTAAGGCTAATGCTAAACGGTTTGAGGCTGAGTTCAAGGCAGTCAAGTCAGCACTGCGGAAGTTCTATGCCGGAGAGTCTGACAAAGATGATCTGATTGAAACAGATAGGAGATACCTAGAGAAGCAACGAGACTTGCTGTTCTACAATGCATACTGTGACTTTATCGAGAAGGCCATGGATATATGCAGTAGGAATGGACGAGTTCTATCAAGGGAGATTACCCGGAGAGGGCAAGAGGTGGAGAGGCACCAGCAAGTTAACGCCCAGCGGAGGAAAGGTTCGAGGTTCTCAGATGGAAGTCGTCCTTGAATTCACAGTACCCTTCCTGCCCCCCTCCTCTAACCTGATATATGAGCCACGGTTCCTATTTATTCATGGGAAGAAGAGGTTTGCAGGCATGCGCCTTAGTGCTGACGCTAAGAAGTTCCAACGGAGGTTCTCGTCAGAGGTAGTCCCAACACAGTTACCCAAGCTGATTGGACTCGATCCCACTAAGTTGCAGACAATCTATATGGTGTTCCATATGCCTGGGATTTTGAACAAGACCTTCGGTAAGAAAGGTGGCGCGAAAACCCGCTATAAGAGAGTCGATCTTAGCAATAGATTGAAACTAATTGAGGACTGTCTGCGGGATGCTATGAATATTGATGACTCGATGACGTTCGACATCTCTCTCAGTAAGCGTACTGATCCCCCGGACCGGGTAGACCTGCTTGTGATACAGGAGGACGATGAATGAATGCCATGGTTGGGTGCCCTGAGACGGAGTGTGCTGTCAAGCTGAAGGATGGGTCGTCTGTAGTTATAACTGGTAGGTCTGAACACAGAGCTATCTGTTTGTACAGGGTTAGGGATTACTGTAACCAGTGTGAGCACGCAAGGTTTGAGGTGTCGTTTGAGATAGGAAGGTACAAAACTCTAGTAAACTGCCCGTTTGTATCCGCTGTTCACGACGCGTGGATGAGAAACTCTATGATAGTAATCGAAGAGACTCGCATGGGCAATGTAATGCGGGATGTGAGGGCAGAGTTCCCTGAGAGAGTCATAGAGGGTAGAGATGTTCACAATGCCCTGCGATGGGGCAAGCGTTCTAAGACAGTGACACTAAACGAGTGCGGTCAAAGTGAGTTCATCCACTGTGGAGACTGCAAAGCAAGAGCGGAGGCATTAAATGGGCCAATACATACCGATGACTCCAGGGATGACAGACCTGAACGAAACGGAGCTAAGGCAATTAGTTCTGCTGATAGAAGGAGTACATCTCCGGAGAGGGCTACCGCCAGAGACCCTAATGAAACTAGCGGAAGGGGAGAGACAACCAAGAGAGGAGGAAATGTCACCATTGACCCCGTTGAGGGAGGACCTAGCAGCATATGCGCTAGAGCACGCCCGGTATATAGCGCGTTCGAGATGCACCCCAAACATGTGCCTTAAAGAATTGATGGGTACAGATGGGTGGCTAACCAACACCGTGGCAGGAGAGTTACGTAGCCTAAGGTTCGAAGGCTTTGCGTTATGACCCCAGCTCTTGCGTGGCCTGCAATCATCTAGGCCGGTGTAGAGAAGTAAGATTAGATGAGATCGACGTGTTAACACACACTTGTAGAAGGTGGCGAGCAGCAGATAGGATCGTTGTTGATGCTAGGAGGGCTGCTATCGGCACCGGAGGTAACCACGTAGTCATAGGACTAAAAGAAGGAGGCTCCCACAAATGAGCAAATCAGTGAATGAATTTCTAGAGGGATTGACAAGAAGCGAACTTAGGCGGGTGGTCCAAAGTGAATTGGGTAAGTCTGTAGTAGGCACAGTGCAGACCTCATCGGAACAATTGATCGCAGACCTGATCGAGTCAGGGTTTGAAGTACCCGGTGGCAGTGAGGCGGCGACATCAGAGCCCCCTGCTGAGGAACCGAAGAAGGGAGCCCCCCCTGCTGACCCCCCGAAGAAGAAAGGTGGTAGCCGCAAACCAAAAGGCCCCCCGCCAACAGATGCGCCCCCGCCCCTTGACATCAACGATGTCATGAAGAGAATGGATGTGATGGAAGAAGGGCTCGCCGCTCTCTACAAAATGACGGAGGTGGTAAAGGAAACCAATGATAGGATTGAGGCAGGGCTTGTGTTCCTGATCAGCGCATCCGTTGAACCAATCAAGAGTCTGAAGGAGGTAATGCCCAAGAAGGGTAAGGACCCCAAATAGCCCGTCGGGTGCAGAAGAGAAGGCCCAAGCCAGAAGGAGAAGAGAAAGTGTATCCTGATGGTAAAAAACCACCTGATGGGGACATCATACGGGTCAATGCAGAAGATCTGTTGGAGATGGACCTGGACGACCTCCGCAGGTTTGCAGTAGAAGACATGGGGTTGATACATCTTACTGAAGATGACGCCCGGACCAAGATCATAACGCAGCTACTCAATGCAGCGCATGATATCAGAGACATATAAGCTAGGTTGGGGGAGGAGCTACGGCTTCTTCCTCAGCTTAGGTCTCGTCCATCTATTGGTATCTACCTTCTTTTTTAGCTCAAGAACCTTAGTTATACCTTTAGGTACCTTGGAGACAACACGATTCCCAAGCTTCATTATCTTGTTGGGTAGCTTAGTCACCCCAGCCGGACTCATATCCCATAGTGGCATTAGAAATCCACCTCCACTCCTACCGCCCCACCGAACCCGTAGTTAGCCATCCACAGGAGGCGAGCTTGTAGTCTTAGGTTTGTAACAAACGAATCAAAAGGTCTGTACGACACCGGGGCTAGGTACACACCAAATGAACTGCTAGGCATGTCATTACCTAGTATGTCAGACCATGGCTTCATGTATGGAGCATACAATACCCCCAGCTCCAAGAACTCAAACTTCAAATCATTAGGAGTCAATCCATACCCCAGCATAGACCAGCCGAGACCTATGTCCATACCATATCCACCTTCAGTTACCACCCCACCTACTGCCATACCTATGTGGTGTGCGTTCCAATGGAACTTCTTCTTAGGTGTCTGTTGGTCAGCCCATACGTAAGGGTTAACTATTACCTCTACATTATCCTTGGGTAGGATAACCTTCCACTCAACCCCACGGTATTCCTCTGGGCCTTTCTTATCAGACCCTACCAGGAACATCTGTACCACATAGTTCCACTCACCACTATCTACCTGTGTCCGGATGATCTTACACTTGATCTTAAAGGGTAGGATACCCACGGTCCATTGACCGGCTCGACCACCCTCGGTATGGAACATGGCGTACCCTATTACTATCTGCTTGTCGTCTTCGTCAGGCTTGGACAGTACCCACTTCATAGTGTAGGCACGGTACTCGTTATGCTTCTTAGAAAACCACCTCTTACTGATATCTCCTGGAGCCCATCGCACCACGTTCTGAGGGACAAGCCCAGTGATGTCAATCATGTCCACGAGTTCTTCGTTGTTAGACTGGAGGTAGTTACGGAAAGCTAGGTCAAGGTCAGCTACTCTCTGATCCCACTCCTCCTTAGACACTGTGTGGGTGGATGCCTTAGCTGTATTCTGATTGATCTGTCTGGCTTGAGTAAGTAGAGTGTTCCACTCCTTGATCTTAGGTTCAACCTCACCCCATAGGGACACGCCCACAATAACGGCAGCTATCACAGCCACCACTATCAATATGGTGTTGATGTTGATCCTGATTGGGGCCAGCCTGATCATTAGTCCCCCTCCTCATTTAACATAGCTTCATTAGCCCCTGCCTTTGGTGGAACATAAGGTCCCTTACCGGTCAGTGCCGCCTGCCTCCTCTTCTTACCCACACCATTCTTAGTGAGCAAGATCTCATTGAATGCCGGAGTCCTCATGAACTCCCTCTTGCTCTGGGTTCTTAGCCACATGAAAGCAATCACAGGTATGTTGGGTATCAGAGCTGCCATCACAGCATTCACTGCGTCTGGATCTGCGGCGTACTTGAAGTAGACTATTACGCCTATCAGTCCAGCTAATATACCCAGGGTGGTGGCTACTACCTTCTGGCTACCTATAGTCTCTAACCATTTGAGCTTGAGAGTATGCCACTTTTCTTCTAGCTCATACTTCCTACGCTCTTCAATGGACCACTCCGGGTGGTGCCATGCATCCCCATCGTAAGGCCACCGGTCCATGTCTGCGTCAGTCAACAGTTCTGATTGCCAGACTACCTCATGCCACTCTTGAAGTTGGTGAGCTGTTTTCTTTTTCATTACTCACCCAGTGCTCCCTTTCCTTCATCCTCCGGTTCAGATTTTGTATCTACCTCGTGGCCCCCGTGGCTCAAGAAGGCTGCTACTTCCTCATCCCCATCAGCATAAGGGAAGCCAGTGATGTTGGCTACGAAAGCACATACCGTGTACTTAGTTTCAGTCCCATCCACATAGGTTCCATCCAAGTCCAGGGATACTACTAGACTACCTTGCAGTTCGGTATTGTCATCATCGTCAGCTATAACCCTAAACACAACTAGTCTTCTATGCAATGCGTCATCTGCTTCAGAGAGGTCGTCACTGATGGCTTGTCCTACAAATGCCCCGTTGTAAGTCATGTAGTTGTTATTATAGGTGGTCACTGGCCCTACATGAGGGTGCAGACATGGGTGATCAGCCGCTTCAACCCCATCTCCGGATGGGAAATAGAACTGGAAGAAGTCCCCTACTTTATGTACGCCATCCACTGATGAGAAGGAATCTACATCATCAGTTGAGCCATTTGTTGGGTTAGCCCCGTCCGTACCGTCAGAGAAGGTAGAAGGCTTACCAATATATGGTTTGCTAAGAGAGGCCCCGAAAGGTCCGCCGGGCAAGTAGTTGGCGGCACCATAAGCACCACCTTGTAAGTCCCAGTCAAAGTACTTCGAGTAAACCAAAGCACCCGTGCCTATGAAGGCCCAGTCAGTGAACGAGGTGTGTAGTGGATTACTAGACGCGTCATCCAGTATTAGTATGTTACCCACCCTAGCTTCTTGATCCGAGGCTTGCAGTGGGAGGATGAAGTTAGCCTCCATTATGGGTAGGGCCGCGCTCAAAAATAGGTAGTCCCTGCCCTCGAAGTTTACTACGTAGGTTATCTGGGCTACCTCGTAGTCAGCTTGTACGTCATCTGGATCCCCTTGGTTCACTGTAGAGTCAAACGTGGCCCGGGTTTGCACCCAATCCCCAACAGACCACACAGGTTCAATCTGAGAGTTGCCTACTGACACGTAGCAGAAGGTACCAACCCCATCAATGTATGGACCAGCGGGGAACCCGACATCTACTGGGTCTGTGTCAGCGTAGTCCTCCAACATGGCAGACTGTAGTATGCCTCTGAACCCCTTGTTGTAAGTACGGGTCCTGTACAGCTCATTGATTACTGTTACCAAGCTAGCTGGAACCCTGTTGTCCTGGGGTCCGGTTAAGATACCGTCATCCACCTCAGTCATCGGGATGTAATCATTAGTGGAATCCTGAACACCACTAGTCTTGTCATAGAAGGTCAGGTGTACATCGTCCTCAACGCACCCTATCCTTCCTGCCGTACTGAGAACATAGTCGCCCGCGATAACGTCATCTTCTGCCAGTACATCTCTACCGGCAGTGACATCCCTTGCAGCGTTGACATCACCATCCCCAGTCATACCTATGGTTACTTCACCATCGTAATCTAGTACCTCGATCTGACTGATATCAGACTCACCTGTCTCAGGCACTGCTGCCTGCACTACAATCTTAGGGCCTTCGTTAGGCTCATCCGCAACCCCAAACGGGTACACGGTCTTGGTAACGATGGTAGTGGGCGTGATCAAGTGGTGAGTGTACACTCCGGTCAACAGATCTGCGTTGTCATCTATACCGTTTGATGTACCATGCTCACCGACATGTTCCATGTCAAACCAGTACTCCATAGGGTGGAGCCACTTGGTCTTACTACCAATCAATGCGACGCCCTCAACAGACTGACGGAAGTGAGGGTTATGGTACGTATCCATGAACAGAGTTTCGATCTGTCGGTAGTAGTCAGTTTCGTGACCACCCTCACCATGTCCTATGAGCGCAGCGTCAGCATCGTTCAGTGAGTCAGCCGACAGGTACCATATATCTACCTCCGCATCTTCATATATAGGAGGCCATAACCATACTCTTGGGTTGGTGTAGAACTCACCACCAGTGCTAAATGTAACTGTACCCAGCGCCCCAGATCCTAGATCATTGAGCTCACCTCGGCTGCCCCTCCGTCCTTTGACAGTGACAGTGGTGTCATCCAAGACCTGATCAACCACCCAATCCCCATCGTTGGAGAACGGGGTAATATTACCGGAGCTGGCGACAGTCATGATGTCCCCGGGCTTTACATCAATATCTTCAGTGTTAGACTGGAGCTCTACATCGAAGCCGTTGGCGCAAGTGGAGTTCAGTTTAACCGTAGTCTTATTAACGATCTCTGCAATTCCGATAGCCCCCATGTGGTGGTTACCTTGGAGACCAAAGTCAAGACCTAGGATGTTGCCATCCGCCCCGGACGACTTATCAAACTCAAAATATACCCCTGTCTGCTCTGCGCTAGAGGGGGTCATTGGGAACACTGCGTTAGCTGGGGCGGTTGCAGCAGTACCGGTGACTGCCACTACCCTACCCGGGAACTCCCTGCCATCTGAATTAGGGATGTAGAAAGGTGCTGGGTATCCTCGTTGAGACACTCTAAATGCAGCCTGGATCCCCTCTATTGGGGTGCCAAACCCATCAGGTAGGCCCACGAACACCCTGTCTTCAATGTCTACATAAAATGTGCCGTCAGCTTCGCAGTCTACCTGCATTCTCTTCCAACCTAATGGAAGTTCAGCAGTGGTTGCCGCATGTACCAGATCTGAGTTAAGGGCCAGCGCATTCAGAGACCTATTGATAGACTGCGAGGTTAGATCCTCGTGGCTTGCAAGCAGCTTAGTACCTACCGGGTTTCCTACTACATCCAAGTTAGGATTGTCATTGTGTAGGAAGGAGGGGGGCGCATCTTCCAAGTCACCTGCTGTTGACGTAGCGAGTGGGTCTGGATATGCAGGGAATTTGAGTAAGGAGGTCAAGTCTTCCCTGGCGGGGACGTCAAGCGGCTTCTTGATAATTAAATGCGACCCCCCTCCGGCTACCGTACATTCAATCCAGATGTATCCGTCCCTCTCATAAGCTGTGGCCGGAGACGCTACTGGAGTAGTTACTGGGTCTGTCATCTGGGTGGCGGCACCCAAAGCTGTGTTTATATCGTCCACAACATCGTCAATTGTGGTGTGGCCAACAGCTACGTCTACTGTAGCAACGTAATAGTCTTCAGTCTCAGGGTGTACCTCCACTATCATGGACGCAGTGATGCCCCCGTCTCCGGGCAGCTCAGCATACTCTCTCAGTCCTGCACCAGATCCTCTACGGATCTGACACCGAATCTTAGGGTAGCTAAGGTATGGGTATGTAGTTTGGCCAATAAGAAATGGTCTTCTGAGATACGTTGCGCTAGACATGTGTTAGAACCTCACTTCCCAAAGTATTTCCAACGCGTAACCGTACCACTTTGGGATAGGTTCAAAGGATACGTAAGCTACTGGAGCTTGTTGCTCAGCGTAGGTACCCCCCGGTCCGAATCCGGTTTCGCGTGTTCCTGGTGCGTAGTCATCAGCGGATCCGCCGCTAGTGAACAACCCGGCCTCTGTGATGTCAACGTATGTACCACTACCAGCTAAACTGATCTGAGTACCACTGAATATCCTGGAGAACCGCACACTTGTGCGAGCAGGTGATAGTGGGAAGTCAGGGGGTATAACTAGGGGTGCCAGGAATTCATTGGACTGGAACTCCACTGGTTCCGCCAGCCTATTGACACTGACTGTCTGGGGGAAAGCCCCTGAACCCATTCCTAGGTACAGTACCCTGTCTCTACGAAAAGGTGTCCCAGGCTCCCCATCAATGGTAGTGGATGCAGTGGACTGGTATGCAATCAACTGGGCTAGGTACTCCCTCCCAGTCAACGTCCATATATTATTCTTCTCGATTCTATGAACAGGTCTGCCCTCAGGGTCTAGAATTCGTATGGTCACATGACCTTCTACGTCTATTCCTGTTAACAGCTCTGTCTGAATCTTCTTGTCGTTTAATCTCATCCGAAACTTCTCCCTCTGGAACGGTACGGATCTTAACCCCATCCGCCACGGTTATCTTATCATGAATTCTAACTGTGTTCATTACTACCCGTACACTCCAAATAGTTTAGACCTAGCCCAAATCTTTACGGCGTGGGTGTTAGGTGCGGTGTTATCATACCCACCGAGGGCCGCAGTGTAAACGTCAGACCCATCCACATCTATGATAGTGTGCTGTCCAGGTCCTAGCCCTACCTCGTAATCCTCAGTGGACATCAACCCTGATATGAATTCTACGTACCTACCAGAGAAAGACCTAAGATCTGTGGGAGTGTCTCCATTTACTGTAGCTATGGACGCTGGGTACACACCGGTCACAGTGTAGTTCTCCGTGGGCCTTACCAACTCATAGGTGTAGCCGATACCCTCAGGGATGTCCCTGTCCAGAGTTACCACCGTGTCGAGTCCTATTACAGCCACACTTTCAACAGTGTAGTTACAAGTCACTACAGTCTGTAGCCGGTCGGGGCAGGTGCTAGCTTCAGTAGAGGTGATGATCAGTATATCGCCCTCCAAAGCTGAGACCATTGGGGTGGACACCCCAAACACTTCGTTATGGAACTCCCCTTCTTCCGGGTCACCCCATGTGGCCATGTCTGCACCACTATGTATAAGGTCCACCTCGTACCACCCAATAGCCCAGGCGTCCTCAGGGACAGTAGCTAGTAGGTCAGCGCCGACAGACTTGTCCTCCTTGTCATAGCACCCAACGATCCTAAACGCCTCACCTGAATGAGAGTTTGCTGGGATCGGGTCTACATAAGCCAAGGTATCTCCCCCAAATATTACAGAGAATAGTATGCTGTATTCTTTACCTTCATCCAGGCCACTATCCACAATCAACTTAGGCAGACACCTGAGATCATCTTGACCTAACAAGACGTTGGTATAGTATGGTTCATTGCCCAGTTGTATGGCTTTAGATACGGTACTCATAGCCAACGTAGATTCTGTGTCTGATCTTTGTACTAATGGGGCAACAGACAGCAGCTTCTTATGTATCTCAAACGTACCGTACTCTCCTTCTAACCCCGTGGTCATCCCTGTTACTGCGTCAGCTAAGTAGACGACGTTCCTATCCACAAATGGGTAAAGGGTGTCATCATCAAGACCTATGCCTGCTATGGGGAAGGTCATACACCCGCCAGACATATCCCCACCGGGGACAATAGCGAAGTTCAAAGCTAACAGATCTCCGGGCCCCACGTTCTCTACAAACAAACCTATAGGGTCCTCAAATTCGGGAGGGTCTTGATAGGTTACAGTAAAGTCATCTAGAAATGCAGTCTTAGGGGACACTGTTCCTGACATACGCATCATAATCCGCTTGAGTGCGGTGCCCGCTGCATGGTCAGCACAAACGGTGGTAACGTATGTGCTGGAGTCCATGGTCATGGTAACAACATCAGCATCAAGGTCTACATCTACTTCAAACCAATGCCATGTTGAGTCCGCCCAAGTCCACCCAGTGTCTACCTTGTCTGCATCCCATACACTAAACCCTGGCTTTATGAGTACCGCAGCTACCAGATCATCGTCATCATCAAATAATGATAGGTGCAGGTCTTCTCCGGCACTCGCTGCCCTCCAAGCCCACATGGAAAACGTTATGTGCGATGTAGATACAGCATCATCTACCAAGTTGTAATACATAACTGCATGGTCTGCCCCCACGTTGCCACTTATAAGACGGGTCACCTGTTCCCGTGGGGCTCCATCATCCTGTACTGTGACAGTAGCTGTACCCGGCTCGGAGAATGTAAACCCTGTGGGGTGGGAGCCTATAGTATCACTCTCAAAATCTGTAGAGAAGTCTTCAACGTACCCCCCAGATACCATGGTGCTGTATAAGTACGCGTCTCCATCCTCTGACAGTAGGAAGTAACCAGTTACTAATGGGTTATTCAATTCCCTCTCGATAAAGAACCGCTGGTCAACCGCAGCCTCCACCTCAGTCATGGGTGGGGTGTCTGGGCTAAACCCGGACTCAGTTATAGCCTCAAAGGTGAACTCAGTGTCTGAGTCTACGGTTGAGATGAGATACCTGCCCCGGTTCCTACCATCAATGATGAAGAGGATGTCCCCTTCCTTTACTATCTGACCGTCATGGTAGACGGAGGGGGTTCCAATGTAAGGACCGGTCAAACCCCCACGTTCAGTAGAAGCGGACCCGTCAGTTCCAACCACCAGATCTTCCCCTATGAAGATAGTTCTGCGAGTGAATGGGTTGTGCCCAATCCTATTAAGCTCTACGCTGTTCCCGTTAACCCAGTCTTGAATGAACGGAGACTCTAGCCCGTGGATGTTGTCGTAGAAGTCACGTTGTAGATTGATATCAACATTGTCTTTGACCTCAACTGTATCCACTACATGCTTACTAGCTACAACCAGTACATCTTTGTGAGCTGGCCTAGCAATACCACGTAGGTATTCAACCAGCACTGGTAGGTTGTTGGTGTCTGATATGTCAACGTCAGCTCTAACCAAGAAGTTGTGATACTTCATGAGCTCAGAGTCATATATACCGGAGCCGACCACGGGTACCCACCAGTCTGGGTCCTCGATGTAGTCGTACACTTCAACCCCAGTACACAGCGGGGCCAGGGCTTCTACTACATCACCCACGGCGTACTCAAGGTCTGTGGCTGGGTTAGTTTCAACCCCGGCTACGATCCCTTCATAGGCCACGTCGTCAGCAGATGGGGAGTACCCCATGCTATTGTAGTATTCCAGTACCTGATTACCTTGGTAGGGGAATATGTATGGCCTCAGTTTCCCAAGGGGCTGGTCATTGTCATCAACATCTTCCAGAACCATCCGTCCAAACCTAGGCTCATTGGTGTAGGGATTGATCTCATACACCTTGTCGATGGATGCGATGATACCCCTAACCTCTGCCACTGGTAGCCCCAACAGTATCTGAGCACCTATCCTGAGGTTATGAACGTGTGGTCCATAGGATGAGGCGAACATAAGTCCACGGATAGCAGACATGTACGACACCGCCGCTTCAGACTCTGGCATGTCCTCTCTCAGCACACCCAGTGGGTAACCGAAGTTATCCTCTATGGCCACGCTGTTGTCGAACAGGGACATCTCAGCCCACCATCTCTCAGGGGCCGGGTTAGAAGGAGTCAGTAGCAGGTCGTTAAACCTAAGGTAGGTACCCTCCTCTGCTCTATCTACTCTGTATAAAATACCGGCTTGGTCTGACAGTAGTGGTGCGTCCACTCTAACTTCGGTATCGGACAGGACCTCAAGGATCTTGTAATCACCCGCCACCTCTGTCTCTAGCAGGTATAGGGAGTCACCGGGGATAACCCCTCGCTGGATCAGGTTACCAGACTCAATGGTAACTACATCAGACTCCATGATAGTGACTGCACCCCAGCCGGTAAACCCAGCTAAGAAATCAATGATAAAGTCTTCATTCTCTAGGAGCCTGACAGGTTCTCTGTCCATCTCGTACAGACCCCAGTCTCCTCTGTCTACATAGAAGGTGCCTTCCCTCTCCACTACGTCTGGCGGTTCGATAACTTCCTGTAGGGACGGTACGCTACGTAGATCTGAGTCCACAGGGATACGTGAGTTACGTACTAACCTAATAGCCTTCAAGCTTACTTGGAATTCCCCAACATCCAACACAGATATCTCAGTATTGTAGTGGGTGCGCCCAAACAATTCAGAAGTTACGATCTCACGTATCTCTCTGGCCTCATTCGTGTAGACAAGGGACCCGTCAAGGGCTGGGGTTACTGTGTCTATGCCTAAGTCAGTAGCTATCTTAACGATCTCAGTCGCAGAGAATGAGCCGGATACGGTGTTAGATAGAGTAGATGTTCCCAGCTCAAACCCAATCCTGTCCCCAGAGGCACCTGTCACGAAGAGGTTGATCTCCGTGTGGGCTCCTGTGTCTAGACGGGTAAGCTCACCTACTAACAAGTCACCATAAGAAACTCCCAGCTCCTCAAAGTCCATACCCTCTACTCGAAGGACGTGAGGCACCCTCCACACCTGATCTTGTAAGTCGGAGGGGGCTTCGGACTGATCCAACAAAGCTACTGTAACGGGTAAGGGGCTCTGGTTGAGCTCGTTGAACACCCGCTGTACTGTATGGGTTAAATTACCAAACCTGATTAGTCTGCCTGCCCCCACACCTAAGGTGGTGAAATCAAAGTCACCGTAAGGGGCCCTCAACACATTAGTGTAGGCAGTCTCCGGATACTGTGGAGAGAAGTTGTTACCAACATATCTTTTTGCAGTGACCGCAACAGCCGTGGCAGGGAATGCAGTTTGGGATGATACGTATGCTTTGTCCCCATCTATTGATGTTACCAGCGCCAGACCAGAGAACTCAACAGACTCAACCCATACCCACAGACCTACGTCGGTGATAAGGAACCCTGAGCTGTCAACTATATCCTGTCCGTTGTCTCTGTATATGGTGGCGGATAGAGTGGCTCCCACCCTGTACTGCCCACTGCCCTTAAACTCATCTGCAAACGAATCACTACGCTTAATAATGTACCCTGTCCTGGTGGGGTTAACCCGGGCTACATCATATTCAACACTACGGTCTGGGAAAGAGATGGAATTGCTAGGCACTAACTCAGATACAGCTCCTTCCGCAACCAGCATCTCCGAGTTGGACACAACGATTCCGATACCTTGCTGCCCAAGATACCCCGACGCGCCAGTTATACCGGCGGCAGTGTTACCCAACACTAGCTCTACGTCACTAGCCTGCAAATCAATATGGGTAGAGTAAGCCAGCCACCGCCTCTGATACAGGTTAGGTGCAGTGTGGATAGACTTATTAGCATCAATCTGGTACATCCTCTGTGTATCAGCGGCCAGCATCTGAATGTAAGCGGACCACGTAGAGGTAATGTACTCTTTGTCAGGCATCAACTGCCACGTATCTGACAGGTACTTCCACATGAAGGAAGCATCAGGGCCTCCATAACCTATACCGGAGTGTGCAGATCTCGTACCCACTGTGCAGTAGGCAGGTAGGGAGTCTACCCCGCCCGACGATACTACCAGTTGTACTTCATACTCTCCCGGTAGATCAGGGACAAAGGTGACCACCCCAGGGTCAGCAAACTCTTCTCTGAATCCATGGAGAGAAACTGAACTTCCCGTAGGTGTCTTTGTAAATGACCACCCGTAGGTTAGGGTTCCCCCAGAAGGGGCTTGGCTATGTGTTCCTACCAGTCTAACCACTTCCCCCAGCAGTATAGACACTGAAGCTGGAAGAAGACGAGCTACTGGAGCTGAAGATGGGGAAGCTACTGAATATTGTACGAATTCGTGGTCTGCCATCTTAATCCTCAGCTAAAAGGATACCGGCTATCCGGTGACCCTCTACCTCTCCATACGGTGATTTCTGTTTAACCCACACATCCTGACCTGTTGAACAAGCATACCAAATCCTGGAGATTAAAACACTACAAGAAGCAGTTAAGTCTGGGAAATGCAACGCTAATTCATCATCTTCTATCAGGTTTGGACCGGAGTACTCCGACTCCTTCAGCGTAACTAGTAGCGTACCGTCTTGGTATAGCTTCAGCCCGTTATACCTATCCTGTATGACCTTATACGTATGGTACTCTGTCCAGTTAACCTTGTACAGGTAGTCCCAGTTCAAATCATAGATGGAAGTAACCACTCTGTCCATCAAAGCTATGTATTTACCCCGTGATCCCAGGTCAACAAAACCTAACCGGAACCCTGAGCTAACAGGGGAGTCTATGAAGAACGGAACTATAGAGTTAGCTGGGTCAGACGTGTTGGTATCTAAGTCCTTCCATGCCGACACTCTAAGACGTGACTCAAACACCACCCCTCCATCAGCAGCGGTGGAAGGTACAGTGCTAGCTAGACTGAGTGGGAGAGTGGACTCTGAAGTTGTCTGAAGCAACAAGTCTTCGTCGTCATCAAACCCTACACCGCCATCCTGCCACCCATCGTAAGTCCAAGTCCCCCCGAAGTCCTCTTCAGACTGGGTAGGAGGTAAGCCATCCTTACGGGAGTCATAAAACACCGGGTCTTTGTGGTACTTAATGTAGTCTACATGGAGTTTGATCTCAGAGTCATACTCATTATCAGACCCTAGTAGTACCAGACCCACTCCAGCCCTACCGAAGTAAGATTGCTGGAACTCAACGGCGTCCATGTCCACTTCCCCCAAAGGTTCAGTATCCTCTCCAAGGAATACAGTCATCTTTGATTCCGTAGGGTCTATCAACCACCTGAGCTTATGAGGCACCATCCAACTGTGGCCGTTGCCAGATATCTCTACCCAAGCATCATCGTCCCTGAGGTCTAAGTCGTTACCAGTCAGTGCCATGGTTCTCTGGCCTCTGCTCTGTAGTAGACCCAAGTATACACACCTAGTTCCATCGTCTACAACTATGGCCACTCCAGTGAACTTGGTGGTCGGCCAGTTAGATGACGACGCTCTGAATGTAGTCTCTACCAATACAGGATACCCTGCTTCACTCAGGTCTAACAGAGGCTCTTCCCTGAGCATGTACCCATCTTCCTCACCCTTCTCCAGTTCCAAGAACCCGGGTATCTGAATAGGGTTCAGGTTAACTAAGTGCCAGGGTTGGATAGCCTGCTCTGGGGATTCCCCATAGGCATACTCACAAGTGTGGTCCATCATGTACCGGAAGTCATACCCTCCTTGGATAGCTCCGTCCCGTATAGCCAACCCACCTTCGTACAAGTAAGCCCCCCGCACCGTCATGCTGTTACCTTCTTCAGCGTTGTCGATGCCGAAGTATAGTCCGAACCCTGTCTGATCATGTGGGGTGGCAGCAGTACGTAGTAGGGGTAGGTTCAAGGCCACGCCCACCATCTTCACTGACTGATCAGCGTTGGTGGCTATGACGGCCAGCTTATTCTCTATCGTGTTGAACAACACAATGTATTTAGCGTTTTGGTTCCAGTCAAATGCCACCTCCTCATAGAACTCTCTAGATCCTGAGTCAGAAGGGGGACCTGATATGGCCACATACTTACCAGCTCCCAAGACATCATCACATAAGAACAAAGATATAGAAGTGAGTAGAGGTGCACAGTAAACCCCGAATACTACTCCGGTGTAACCTGTTGGGACCCCGGCAGGGAAGTATGTAGCGGAAGCTTTGGAGGTATACTCTGTCACCTCTAACTCGAACTCTGCCATGTACACACCGGCGTTTAAGTTCTCCTGGTCCTTGAACATATAGTAGGTGTCATTACGGTCCTCTGTATCATTGGGGCCGTTATACATTACCAGAGAGGGGTCATCCGAATTTTCACTTACAACCCGAACAATTTCATTAGGAGAGGAAGGTTCGGTTGCAAAATCGTTAAAGCTACCGAGTGATGCGGAGTATCCGAACGGAGAGTCTATGTCTTCTGGGTATCCTAGTGCCGGGTTATAGAAGTCTTTGGCCTTACCATGAGGGAAAGACACTCCGGCCAAGGTAACGGCTTGAGATATAGAATCAGGGCGCACTGAAAAGGAGAACCGGACATCCGGATCGTTAACTATTACAGATTGAGGATTGACATTTACCAAGTACATTGTTTATCCTGTGTCCATGGATTATAATTTGCCACCAAAACCACCATCAGAGTTTGCGGAACTCGTAGACGGAGTTGAAGACATTATAACCCCTGAAGTGGAGAAAGAAGAAGCTTTCTTCGCCCAGGTATCCTGCACTGTGTGCGGTGGTCCTGTGTCAAAAGTCCTTCATCCTGTAACCCCGTTTAAAACTGGGGCCATATTGCCCAACTTCGTTGGTAAGTGCCAGGAGTGTGGAGCCACATCGGACCCACACACCGGACTGGTATTGTCCCACTCAGTTATCTAAATGAGATTGCTCCCGGAGAGCGGTCCATAAACACTACCGCATCGTCCCCTACCTCGTCCAAGTCAACCCCACTGATGTCCTCACCAGCTATGAAGTACGAGATCCTGTTAGAACCCTTGAAGTAGAAGGGCTCGGAGCCTCCTATCATATCTCTGGTTCTGTTGCCCACAATCCTACGGTCCAAGTCATGGGTCAACGATATGATCCAAGACTCTTGAGTGATGTGGTTAGATCCTGTCTTCTTAATCAGGTCCTCTACTTCGTCCATTTGAATAGGATCAATAGCCCCACGACCATTGATGTAGTCAACAACGGACTTCGCCACAACGTTGGACTCACTGCCCCCAGTATAGGTCTTCCGGACCGTTACATACGATGGCAGGAAGTGCCTAGCCAGTGGGCTACAGTCTATTACCCTGTCCTGTCGGGACGTAAGTAAGTTCTGGATAGTAGCTACCACTGGTGATCGGTCATAGTTGATCTGGATACTCTGATCCAACAACTGGATATAGTTCTCTCCGCTATCCGGGCTACCGCTAGGGAGGACCTGTGAGCTCAGCACCACACTGGGCTCTTCCAACGTAGAGAATGTGTACTTAGTGTCCTCTACCTCTGCTCTCCATCCATCTGATGAGTAGGTGCCCACTATAGGTTCGAACCTAGTAGCTTCATCCAAGTTCACAGACGGGTCATGAGATAGTGAGTAAACCATGACGTCGAAGTAGTACATGTCTCCTATGGTGCGGTTATTAGCCATCTCCGTGGCACTAATCCTCTGAACAAACGGTCTAACCACACGGTAAGGGCAGTAGTCACTGGGCCTTACTTGGGTTGTGAGGGCACCTCTCCCAGCATTCTGTACTGAGAAGGTGGATGCATCCAGATCCAACGTGGTGTCGATGGTAAGGATGTCATAGGTCTTGGGTACCTTTCTGTACAGCCTGAACGGTTGGACGGCGTACAACTCAGTACCCCCACCAGACGTGGGGATGGGGTCGTCTTCAGGGGCTGAGTGGATAACCCAGCACACACTGTAGACGTTCATCTCATCTTCTGTCATACCCGCAGTAATTTCAGGGAAGTTACCACTAGATCTAGTAACGGTTAGGGTATCTAGATCTTCCCCAACCGCTGTGACGAGGAAGGTACCGTCCATCTCTGGCTCTACCCCTCCCCATACAGTGATGTACAGACCCACGTCTCCGGCGTCAAACACAGCATCACCAATGACAAGGTTGGTCTCTTCGTCCGCGTCAAACATGACCACGCCCTGGCCTATCTTTGCCCCTTGGACTGACGTCTTAGACATCTCCCTGTCCAACACTACTGTCCTAGAGTTCACCCACTGAGTGACAACGTAGCCGCCCTCGTCATCTCCATCTTCTATGAAGAGTAAATCCCCCTTGTTATCTGGGGTAAATGTCTGAGGGCAACCGACGGGTATTTCTACCTCAGTAGACCCAGCAGTGGTCAACACACCGGCTACACCTAAGTAACCCTGTGCATATGGTCCTCTAAGCTCGGTGTTAATGAACACCTGTTCGTGTATTTCAATCCGGTCAGTACCGGCTAGCACTCCCCGCTCCAACAGCGTCGGGTTGGACAGGTCTGTCAACTTAAGTATGCCTTCGAGAGGGTTAACTACAACCAAGTCCCGGGGTAATGCAGTATCCAGCGCCCCGCCATCCTCATCTCTAGGAGGAACGAGGTCGTAAGGGTCTTCACTATTATCAGCAGCAAAGAACTTGGGAGCGCCAGCTACCTCAGTCATAAACAGTGAAGGCCACGCGTGCTTACCCTCGAACTGAACCGTGGTGGGGTTCATAAAGTAAGTACGTAGGTACCCACGGGCCGGTGTTCCTACTGAGTATGCAGGGAACAGCAAGTCTTTGATCTGCTCAAACGCATACTTGACAGTCTCAGGAGGCACAGTGAAGTCAAGTTCCAGATCCTCAAGTCCTGGGATGAGGGAAGGGTCAATGCCCATCGCTTCAACCAGCTCTAGTAGTTGGGACGTGTCCGTACCTATGCCGTCTGTAATCATAAGGGCCCAAAGGTTGTACACAATGGGTATTAACCAAGAGGATATGTTAACCCCAAACACTAGGTTAATCGCTGTGCCCAACACTGATATTAACAGCCCTACATTCTCTCCGAACAGGGTTACAAAGGACTGCACCATACCAACCCAGATAGCCACCTCCTCATCGGTGAGGGGTGTCCCAGCCAGTGTCGCTATAGATTCTATGACAGACCCTAGTTGTGCCTCATCGTTAAGGATCTCATTCAGTTGGTTAACAACGGAAGATCTGTCATGGAACAGTGCATCCAGCTCAACTATAGAAGCCTCGATAGTAAAGGGGGTAGTGAGTGCCCCAGTTACATCAGACGAACCTGTAGTAGAGTCAGTTGTGGATGAGGGGTAGGCACTTACCCCATCATATGGATCCCAGGGCCACTCCTGAACGTACCCTTCTCCTTCTGCCTCACCTTCCCCCGTAGTAGGCCACCACCAAGGCGGATCCTCTGGGGGAGTCCATGATTTAGGAGGCCAAGGTACCATCAAGTTTAAGTCTGGCAGAACACCCGCCCCAACCACAGGCAGCGGTATTTGAGACAGAGGCAAAGCCCCTGGCCAAAAAACAGGCTGAGTATATGGGGGCCAGTCTTCTAAAGCTGGCGGGTATGGGAACGGAGGAGTGTCTTCCAATGGCCAGAACTCTTCCCAGCCAGTAGGTACTCCAGTGCTAGGGTCAGCGGTAGGCCAACCACTCCCACCGAACTCGGGGATGAATGTTACAGCAGCCCCACCAGCGACGTCAGCGTCCCACCAAGGTGGGTCTGAAGTCAGTGGAGGATATATCGGCGGCCACTGGGTAAGCAAAGCGTACTGAGTTGAGTCGTAGTCAGCTTCATCATATTGAGCCGCTACTAGCTTAGCCCACCAGTCAGGCTCTGGATCGTCATCAGATGGTGTCCAAATGGGTGGCCATACCTGCCAACTAGGATACCAATCCGGCTTTGCAGGGATACCGTACAGGTAATCCACTACATCCCCTAGGTGGAATGGTAGGCAATAGGCTTTCTTGATCTTGTATGAGCCTTCTACTAGCCCAGACTTCACTGTCAGTATATCCCCGGCCACAGCATCCTTCAGTGGGTTGCGTGGTATATCAGGGAATGGGGGTGCGTACACCTCATCACCGACAGATGTGTTGATAGCATCAAAGTACTTTGCAATAGAACCCCATGGTACATCAGGTAGCCCTATGAATACATTGGACTCACCATCCCATACCGCGTTAGGAAAACATACTTCCACAAAACTGAACTGGTAGTCATCATTTCCGTCAATGATACCACTGCCAGGGATTAGCATGACTACAGGTATGCCATCTTCACAGCAGGCCAGCTTAGGGTCAAGCAGTGTGGCGGTGTCCGTAGCGTACTCAAACCCGATTCCTCCAGGGCCTACAGTAAGCATGGGGACTGTGAACCCAAACCATGCTCCTATAGTTGGGGGTGGCCAAGGCAACATTTCAGGCCACCCTGCTGGCTCTTCATCAGGCCATATGGATGAGGCTGCCGCCAAGTTGGTTAGACCGGACGGTACAATCGAGTCGTCCCAGAACTTAAGCTCTGGTAGCACAAACCCAGCCGCTGCTTCCCCTTTTGTTTTAGCTCCACCAAAACTGCGGGTGTTTCTAGTATCAACAGGGTAAGCATAAGGGATCTTCAACCCGGTGGGTTGAGCAGTTGTGTCAAGAAGATCTACGTCTTTAATACGGACCAGTGGAAGCGTTATGTTATCCAAAGGTTTGAACAGCTTGAACGTAGTGGTGTCAGTTGACCCAGTGGAGCCGCTGATCTCTACTCTAGAATTGTCAATGAATTCAACGATGGAATAGAAACCTTGGTCGAGGCCACTAGTTATCTCGATAGTGTCCCCCACCACAGCCCCATACAATCTGGGGTTGATAGGTAGTCTGACTACATCGCTTCCTACATCAGTGCGTAACCCAACGGCATCATTAGCACCATCAGGCGGATACAATAGTTGTTTGTTCTCGGTCAAGCTCACATCAATATCACTGAACGCCCTGTACCTAACCCCAGTTCTGGTGGCAGGCATCTCGGCATCCAACACCAAGGAGGTAGCAGTTACTGCCAGCACCTTGTATGTACCAACCCCATAGATCTTAATGCCCATGCTAGGAGATACTGTTTCGGTAAAGTCGAAGTCAGCATTAGTCTCAGACTCCGCTACCGAAACAACGTTGCTACCAGTGGTAAGGATCATGTCCTCACCGTTCTTCTCAGGGTAAAGACCAAGAATGTTGGACACAGTTAGGGTGTCTGTCATAGTAGTGTACGGTCTAACATACACATCCGAATGCCCCCCAATATGTATGGCGTTGCTGTCCACCATAGGGGAACCGTTCCTAGTGCTCTCGTAAGTGAGGCCCCCAGGGATATCAGACAAGGTGATGTTAGGAGTCATGTCCTTCTGGATAAGACCCCATCCCGCCACGGAGTTAAGCATGACCGACGCATCCACGGATGGTAAGGTACTCAGCTTAAAGATATGCACTGAAGGGCCCACCATGTTAGGCAGGAAGTCCAACAGACTGAAGTATACCCTCTCAATCTCAAGTTCCTCTGATCTGTCAGCCCAGGCCATACCTTTGTAGAATATATCAGAGTACGACATCTTGAATGTGTCACCTGCTTCAATGCGGTACAGTCCACCCGGGCCAAGGTCACCGAACTCAGACACAAACACTACTAAATCATAGAGGATGATGCAGAACCCAGACAGCATAGTGAATGGTCTGTTATCAGCCCTTATTTCATCCCTCTCCATCTCAGGGTCGTTGTACCCTACTACTTCCACAGACCTGACGTTGGGGTAATCATCCATGATGCGGGTGTAGATGCCTCTGAACGTGTTGAGGGACCTCTCAGTAGTACTCCTCTCAGCTTCCGCCGCAAAGTCTGAAGGAGGTTGCTCATCCAGACCTCCAGCTATGTCAGTTAGGTTAGTTAAACCAGTAGCCTGTGGCAGCCCATCAATGCTTTGCAGTTTACCTGGGGTCAGGTTGTAACTAGTTCCAGCCTGTTCGGCCACTACCTGGATATCGAAGTAGTACTTAGCCCTGGACTCCCGGTTAAGGGCCATGGACTCAGCGGTGATGCTCTGGAACTCGGTGGGTAGGAACGTTAACCCAGTGTCAGACAAGAGCTGGTTGTATGGGGTGACCTCAGCAAACGTTGGGGCCCTAAAGTATACCCGGGCGGTGCCCGTAGACCTAGCCCCTTTATCTCGGGTCAGAAATTGGTTAGCCACAAGGTTGTCTACATCAGATGATGTCAAAACTGATGGGTCCCGTAGAGTCTGCCCCTGCTTAATCCTGTTAATGGAGTTCTTGAAGGGCTCCATAAGTATGGTAAGAGGCTTCACCATGAAGTCTGTTAAGGCTTCCTGATCCCCTAATGCCAGCTCTGGATACTCTCTAGACAGCCTATCCTTTATGAAGGCATAGGTATCAGTATCCAATGGGTCGGTGCCCATCCTACTGATGATAGGGTTAATCAACTCTTCTTGAGCAGGCGAACCTTCGCTCAAGTCTAGATCTGGGGAGAATGCTCCAAGGAGTTCCTCCAAAAACTGTTTCATATCGGTAGCCATTAACCCACCTTACGTTGCTAGTATTGCCCCGGCAGAAGCTCCAGAGATAGCCAATAGAGACAAGCTGACCAAAAGCCTTGTGCTATTAGAATCATACTGCATTTGTATGATCTGTGCTACCGCCAGTTTCTCATCAGCGTTAAGCCTAGAATCTAGCATTTGTTTGTTTCGTACTTGGTCTGAGGCCCTTGCCACTGCCATAGACACAGAGGCTGAGATGTCGGCACCAGATTTGTCTGTGTTAGAACCGATAAGCTTCATCAGTCCTCCTCCGGATGTAGGATCAAAGATGTCGGACCCCGGGGACTGCAATAGAACTTTCAAAAATGTCTGGGCCATCTTCATTATCCCACTAACCTTCTTAGTGCTTCGGCCAAGGCCGAACTGGATCTTACTAGCCTCTTTGGTGTTGGTAAAGTAGGCACTGAGGGCTTCCACTCCCTTAAAGGTCTCCCCCACTACCGAATCAGGTACCTGTGCTAATAGCCGTGTGTCCGATAGTATTACCACCTCAGGGGATGGGACACCATTGATCAATACGGTCTCAATATTCCTAAAGTCTTCCCCGGTAACAGCAAATGTTGGAGGGGAACTTAGAGCACCCCTTACCCCCGTTACCTGAAGTACATCAGATAGTTTTATGGCTTGTATGTCTTGGCTCATTACAATGAATCCAGGTTACGGTCGTGTAAGTAGCTGCCACTCTCAGTATCCAGGGTCTTAGCTGCCTGCGACACCTTAGTTAGCATAGCTTCAAGTTCATCCAGCCTACCCAGTTTAGATGGGGCCGTCACCTCTTCTGCCGCTTTCCATTCTGTCACGAAGAATGATCTCTCACCCTCTATGGAACTGATGGCCTGCTCCAACAGGTCGTCTAAAGACACTGGAGTGATTGGGTTGCCCGCTCCTGACCTACCGGCCATGCCCGTACTGGCTATGAACTCATTGGCATCCAGTGCACGCAGCAAGGCTATGGCGTTGCCTATCGCTATCCGCACCTCTAAACTTGTGCCAGGAGTGTCCGCCATTATTCCTCCAATGATGGGAGCCCACCGCGAAATGTCCTGCTTAGCAGCTCCTCTTTACCAACCCAATCTATATCGTTGTTGTTATTCTGGAATAGGGAGATCCTACGCAGGCTTTCAGTAGCAGCCCCAGCATAGGAAGCTTCCTCCTCAGTCATTGTTGCAAAGACCTCTATGTCCCCTGACCTTAGAGAATCCGCAGCTCTATCGTACCCTCTGTCCTCTAATCTATCAATGATACCTAACACTACTTGGTTAGAATCATCACTGGTAGTGACAGAGTACCCTTCTAACACTCCCAGGACCGTGGGGTCTTGGCTAGAGGTAGGACCTACCCACCTCAACACCTCATCACTGATGTCATCGGTCACGAAGACTAAGAATCGCATGAGTCTCTTAGACATCTCCCTGGCCTTCTCTTTAGACTGAACTGAAGATGTCAAGGATGATGACAACACCCCTCTGAAAAAGTCAGAATCTATAGTACCAAATGACTTATCTACTTCCTTAAGTAGAATGGCTAGTGTCTGTATAGCTTCAGCGTGAGAGTCTGGTACGTCCACCTCCACTTCTGAGTCAGTAGCTTTAACCACTGCCTTTATAGTAGAGGTCAGAGCTAGTACCGAGTACTGTTCACCTCGTCCGCCCCCCTCAGACAGGTACTCCGCAAGCTCTCCTATCATGTCACCTGCGGCTTCCATAATCCTATTGGATAAATCCGTTGGTAAGAATGATAGATAGGATGTTGAAGCTCCGACCAACCCCCAACAAGAAGCCACCCCCTTAACCAAGTTATCGGTGAAGAGAATGTACTGTTCATCTATGTAGGTACTGGCATCCATGCCGGTCTTTCCTGAAGCCCCCGCCCTTACAGATGACTTGATACCTGTTTCGAACTTCTCAATCTTGTTAACAAAGGACCCTATCTGTGAGCTCTTAACCCCTGATGGGGCCCGGGCCGCTACCTTCATGTCCTGAGCCGCCTTCTCTAACGGGGCGACCCCATTGGTATACCCTTCCTCTGGTCTCCAGGAGTCTTTCAGAGCTAGTATTATAGACAACCCTGCATCGGCGGCGGCACCCATGTACAGGAGGGCCTCGTTGCGTATCATTGTAGACACAGAAGGGAAGGATGCTGGAGACAGGTATAGCGTTAGCGCAGCGGTGTCTCTCAGCCGGGTGAATTCATCTGGGAAAGAAACACGACCGAGCAAGTCTTGTACTGAAGACCTAAGCTCATTTTCCATTTAACTTCCATCGCTCACAACCGTTACAGTAATGGTCACAGGGTCCACCACCTTAGGAGGCACCCGTGGGAGAGAGTAATCCGGATCCGCATCTATAGTTATAGTGGTGGACCCAGTGGCTACCCCTCGTATGGTCAGCTTCCTGGAACTTAGTTCCCATCTGATGGAAGCGACCGACACATCACTGCTCTCTATCGTGAGCCAATTCCTTGCGTCGTAATCGGTTAGCTCTTGAGTGTTAGACAGGATTACGGACAAGTCCAACTCTGTTTCAGTGCCTTGCTCTAAGGATACTGAATCGTCATCCGGTGTTAGTGTCAATGTAGCTACGTATATGAATAACAAATCGCTGAAGTCCGCCCATGATCTGTCGGGTACAGTGAACTCTAAGACATTACACATCCCGAGGACCTCTGCAATGTAGGTCTGTTCCCTTACCAGATCAATCCAGAATAACCCATCTGTACCGACGACTTTTACTTGCGCTTTCCCTGCCACAAACAAGCCATGACCTACGAATGTTTCATCGTATGGGGACAACCATATTACTGATGTCTCCAGTGGTAACCCGGCAGTGTTCAATGACGACGCGTACCCATAACACCGACAGAGGTTTGGGTCGGTAGAGACAGGACGATCTTGCACTGTTGCCGTAACGTCGAATACTTGGGTGTCCTCTGCTGGACTCTCCACCTCTATGAATGTGTTAGTGGGAAATCGAGTCTGCCTTTTGTAGAAGCGCACTTCAAATCGCTGAGATGGTTCTTCCACATCAATCAGCATGGTGGCTTCCCCTTCGTCGTCCGTCTCTTGCTCTTGGACGTGGGTGTATTCACCCTCAGGGTACAAACGAACAGTAACCCCCTCAACTAATTGAGAAGGTACGGAATCATCGCTTACTATTACTGTGATCAGTTCAAGGGCCATTAGTTCCCCGTCATAGCGCCGCCAGCCATACCAGCGGCTAGTGGGGCACCTACAGCGGCGGGTATTACCCACGGGTTCTGTTTTACAAAGCCCTTAACACCATGCCCGACTAGTTTTGGTGCCAAGTGTTTGGCTGCACCATACACCCCTGCACCGAGTGCGGCTGTCCCGCCTAGACCAGCTAGTACTCCGGGGCCATACTTCTTCGCTCCAGATACCAACCCATCGACGTCAAACTTACCGCCTCCGATTCCATCCAGTGTCTTCTTTAACCAGTTCCTACCCGCACTCATCTGTTCATGCTGAGCAGTGTCTTGTATGGCTGTGTTGGCTGCCTGCATCTTTTGTCCTGATGGCCTAGGACCTGTGCTTGCGGCTAACCTGCTGTAAACACCTTGCCCACCACCACCTCCGGCCTCTACCCCACCGGCAGCATTGTAACCGGACCTACGCATTTGACCGACGTTGTTCTTTATATTTCCTACAGGGGCTTTAGCAGACGGTGCCATATTACCCATAGGTTTCTGGAACTTATCATACCCTTGGCGAACTTGAGGACTCATGTTAAAGGAGCCTTTGCCCATGCCCTGAGGTACAGATTTGGCTCTGCTACCTAAAGGATTTGCACCAACAGCCCATTCTTTAACGGCACCGGGAGCTCCCTTTAGGTTACTTACCTCCCCTTTAACAGCTCCAGAGACGCGGCCCCAGCCCTTTTTAAGGGCTCCACCAAACGCACCTTCGGCCTTAGCAGATAACTGCCCAAGCCCTTGAAGCCATGGCCCAGCTTGCTTAGTCAGGCCAACAGCATCTATCTCCGAGAGAAAGGGACGGATGGAACTGCCTGCCCCCTGAATGATGCCATCTTAGGGGCACCTCCGCCCCCTTGACCGCCGCCTTGAATGGCTTGGGCTACGGCGCTAGCTACTAGCTGTGGATTCACGAAGTATCCAGAGTTAGGTTGTTGCTGAGCCCACTGCATAGCAGCTTCGGGTCCCTGCTCTCCCAGGATGCCCTTGAACTCGTCAACGGTCTTGCTCGGTGCCACGTAGGTACCCATATTCTGGTCACCCATAGACATCTGTAATGCTTCTGGGGTATAACGATCCTGTCCCAGTTCATGTCCGCCCTTAGCCGCTCCAGCTAGAGCTCCTGCCCCAAGCATAGCGCCGCCTCCATAACGGACAGCTTTGTTACCCAGCATACCCGCAAGTCTACCGGCACCGGCTTCTTTACGGATGGCGTCTGTTTCTTCAAAGAAGGTGTTCATTGAGTTCTCCTATGATCTCCTGATGAGCAAGTTTATTTCTGGTACTACTATATCAAAACGGTCATCCTCCTCGGTCAGGAGGTTCAACACATCAAACTCACTTGAATCGGGGGCTACTATCTTACGAGTGAATCCTGTCCCTTCAAAGACAACATCATACGTAGCGCCCCTAACTAGTTGTATTGTCGCATACCCGTAAGCATTTGTGTATACCACAGACGGAACATGGTCCATGATAAATGCTTCATCTAAAGAGTCGGGTATCTCTATACGGTAAGGTACTGATGCAACATGAAAACGAACTCCCTGACCCTGGATGTACCCGCCACTTTTGTTAATTAAACGTATTTTACAGGTAGTTAACACAGAGTCAGGGAGAGTTAGTCCTTCATAATCAATAGCTTGGGGGTCAGACATCTCACTGGAAGCGCCTGTCTCAGAATTGTACAGGTCTGTGTAGTACAGCCACTCAGTGTCCCCTTGCGTATCCACAAAAGTATAAGTAGCTGTGTCCCCACAGGTGTGCATCCGTCTAGCCTTACCTCTAGCCTCAGTTTCATCAATGAAACCTAGGACTTCGGAGGCTGGGCCACCAACGTCAATATACGACTCTCTCCCAGAGATTACTGATTCTAGTTTTATACCTCCACCCGCAGGGGAGGCTAGTTCAGATTGGCACACGGCATTGACCCGCTCAATGGCTCTTCCCAATGACACTGGGAATGGAGCTTGGAAGGGCACAACGTATGGGATGCCATCAATAACCAAGTGGAGATCCAGGTCTTCTAGATCCCACGGGCCACTGACCACACCAGTAAGTGCAGCCTTCTCTTCATCCTCAGCAGTGATTTCTTCTATGTCCCCTTCGGGACCGTCCTGGATGAATACCCTGAGTCGATTAAAACTTCGGGCGAAACTCATCGTATCTGGAATCACCACGTCTATCTGAACGGATGTTTGGCTCATTGCCTTGCGCTTTCCCCCAGTCTCTTATCCGCCTAATGATCGGCTTGATCCGGGTTACCTTTATTATCTTTGGCTTCATTTGCTGCCGCCGCCTGTATTGGTGGAGTCATAACCTTCACGGCCATGGTCCCCTCCAGTTTGTAGTGTCGAAGTTCAACCCCGTACTTGTCGTTCAGACCATCAATGAAGGCAGATTCTTCAGTTGCTATTTGACTAGCAGCTTCCTGGATCATCTTCACATCCTTCTGGTACTTGGCTTGAAGGTCTTTCAAGCGGGTGCCTAGACTCTCTCGCTTGAGGTTGTAGTTCTCTACCTTGAGGGCTTCTGTTTCTGTCAGTTCAATTGTGTCAGACACGGACGTTGATTCCATTAGGACTCTCCTAAAAATTGGTTCACTTCAATCTGGGCTAGATCAACTAGGATCTCCTCCAATTGCCCAGAGCCTTTCTTAATAGCCTTCAAAAAGATAGCTTCATCCTCCAACCTAGTCCTCTCTTTGGCTATGTATTCTTTGGCCGTACTGACCAGAGAATCTATCTGCTGTTCTTTAAGACTGGTGGCCATTAGATATAATCCCTGACCTTTTCAACCAGTCTCTTCTTGATTCTATATACCTTAGCAGGAGACACCCCCATTTTGCCAGCAATAGCTATGGGGTCGAGCCTTTCTTTTCCGTTAGCACCCAACAGATGCTCCATGACTACCTGCTCTTCTCCGTGCAGTTCATGCATCATCATTCGTAGACTCTCAGCCTCTTTGCTGGGTGTCCTAGAGAACATCTCACCCTCAAACCCACTCATAGGTAGGCTCTTACGGGACAGCTCCCTAGACAGTCTCTCCACTTCCTTTACGGGTATGCTTAGCTTGTCAGCCAGTTCTAAACCCGAGGCGGGCCTGCCGTACTGTTCTTCTAAATCTCTACGGGCTACTTGGAAGTCAGTGATGTGTCTGTGCCTAGCTTCAACAATGCGTCCAGGGTTCTGGTAAGTCCGGACATACCGGCCAGCTCCTCGCAGTTGGTTGCCTATCCAAGTACCTAGAGCAGCTCCCTTGTCTGGTTTGTAGGTCTTGATAGCAGTCATAAACATGTTGTTGAATTCAGAACGGATAGCGTTCTTAGGCATCTCAACGTTGGACATCTTCCTTGCCTCACTCTCGATGAACCCCTGGAATCTTTTGAACAACGGGGTCACTAGAGCTGGGTCTCTATCACTGGCATTCCATTCTTCCCACGCCTTAATGTCTGCTTGTTGACGTTCCTGTGACGTCTCCTTCTTAGCTCCTATCTTAACCAAGAAAGCGTCTACATCCGCAGTATTAAAAGTGGCTGGGGTCATTTACATCAACTTGGTCATACGAAGGTTAGCCCCGGGGGTGCCTTGTGCCAACGGCTTTACCTTAGCTGGCATCTTAGCCGCACCAGTATTTTGTTGACGTGCTATGGAAGCTAGAGGGCTAGGGCCGACACTGCCCATACCCATGTCCTGGGCCTCCTTTGGTATCCCTCTGATCCGATCATGCTCATCTAAAAAGTAATCATTCATGTTATACCCCACTATACATCTGGGCCGTTTGTTGCTGCTTCTGCATCTGTTGCTGGGCTCTAAGCATCTCTTTGCGGGCCCTACCTATACGGTAACTGTCCACGGCATTCATCGTGCCAAACAGTCCGGCTCCGCCCATACCCATTAGCCCCAACGCTGGTAGCATGCCTACCGCTGTCTTAGTGTGACCATTGATTCGGTCAGTCTCTTGTAAAAAAGCGTCGGTGGAAATCATCTCGGTCTCCTTCGGTTTATCTATCCTGATTCTAGCCTAATATACCCTGGCTCTTCAACAAAGCATTTCGATAAGTTAGCACTCTCTCTTTTCTTTCCTTACGAGTGTCTAACTCCTTCGGTACTTTGGCTACAGCCCCTGTCTCGGTGACCCTGGGTAGGTCCTGGTACTCAAACCCTTCCAAGTTCTCAGAATCCATTAGCCCGGTGGTGAGATATCCTACCTCATCCTCTGTGTCTCCAGTGGAGTCACCCATGACTTGTTTCAGTGTGGCGATGCGCCTCTTACCAAAAGAGTCAGCAAATTCGCCTGGGTCTCCGTTTTCAGTAACTACACTATACAACAAAGCGAGCACGTCTAGGGCATCTTCTGTAGTGCCTATCGCCGCATCATCAGGTATTTCAGCAGGTTTCCCTGTTTCTTCTGAGGTCAGCGACCCATCTTGCAGGAGCCCAAGGTTACCCCATAGGCGTCCAAGTATGCTGTCGGACCCTACTAACTCATCGTAAACCTTACCTATTTTACCATTGGTGTACTCGTCAGAGAACCATGGGGGCCTAACCAAGTCTTCAAATGCTACATCCTTGTTAACGTCAGTGGTGGTAACAGAGTACTTCTCATGTATCTCAACCTTACCCCACTTGAACTCACCAGTCACCTTATCAAAATTAACCCCACTAGGTTTAATAGCAGAAATGGTTTTACCGTTTGGCCCCTTAGATCCTATGGCTTTTATCCCAGGGTTTGCCGGGGACACGCCACTCTCGGTTGTTTTGAAGAAGTACGCTTGTGCATCTTGTAACGCATGGTCTTCCAGGGACTCCCCAGCTATGTTGGGGGTCAACCCAGTGTCTAGGAACTGGGAGCCTGAGCCCGGTGTGAACTTCTCCTCATCAAAAACACCCCAAGGCACAAGGTACAATTTATATTTGAACCAGTCCAATGCCTTCTGATCTTTAGCTGACCCGTGGGCGCGGGGCTGTGGGCAGGTGTCATACAACCACTCCAGTTCCTTCTGCCTCTCCTCATCTCCTTCTGCAAACTTAGAACTTTCTAAAGAATACACTGTGCGTATAGACTTGGACGCCGATGAATCTTTTACAATACCTGCTTCCAGGTTCAGATACTCATCATCTATGCCACGGTGGAACCTTACCTTACTCCAGTTAGTATCGGTGCTGCCTCCTAGCTGGTTTACCGAGTGGGTCATACTTATAGGGACCCCAACGGCATGATAAGGTAGTTCCCCTAGTAAAGAATCTTTCATATCCTCTCTGAGCTTCTTAACAAACCCGGCTATGCCGCCTTCTTGATCGTACCAAGTAGAGGTAGTGTCGGTGTGTGAGGATATGCCTGTCATACTAGAAGGTACTTGCCTCAATAGCACAGCCCCAGGAATACCCACAACCATATTCGGATTGAACGGGGTCCTTACAGTCATTGTGCGGCTACTGAATCTGTTTCTAAAGAATTGGAAGTGCGCTACTTGTTCCGCGTAGTTCAGCACATCGTCCTTAGAGTTGTTGGTAGCCTTAGCCCCAAGGTTAATCAGGGTCTCCCTACCGGGGATGACTCCTACGAACCTTTCGTGGTGGAAGGTGGCCCCCAGGTTCTTCTTTGTGAAGGGCACCGGCTTGCCATCCTTAATCCCATACATCTTAGGCGCGTAGTAGAACTTGGTGTTAACCCCGCCAGACTCTAAAGCGTAAGCCGACTCTACCTGCATCCTAGTGATCTCTTGTAGGTAGTTGCGATTCATGTTCAACGAGGATACCTGAGTAGGGAACACTACATTACAGGCCGCTGGGGCAGTGAACCAGATGTCTGGAATTATCAACTGGGTAAGTAGCCTATCAGCTTCACTGGAGGGCAGGTTTATAGGTACTGATATACTGGACGAAACTATCTTGCTGACGGCCCTCATTTGATTAGAGGTTTCTCTAACCATATTTAAGGTTTCCATTAACTCAAATGGATCAGTGTTCTCAGGGCTTGACGTTGGAGTTGCTATCATCTGATCTATGTTCATCAACATCTGATCTATAGAAGCCTCAATGTTACCAAGGTTATCCTTAGTCTGGTTAGCCACGGACGACCCTTTCAACAGGTCTATAAATGGGGCCATCTCTATGAGTGCTGGCTTTAATTTAGTCTTCATATGGTTGGCAATACTAGTGGTCACTGCCTCATTAGGCACATCAGACTTTTTGGCTAGGTCATATAGGCCAACAAACCCAAGTAGTGTAGATGAGAAACGAGCAGTCTTATCCCGTATAGATTTTGTTGCCACAGGGGCCTTAGTAGTGGAGGGGGTAGTGGCCTTCTCTTTACTAGAAGGATGATACACTGGTGAAGTAATAGGCACTACATTGTAGAAGATGTATGCGTTAATCAGGTTGATAACGTCTCGAACACTGATCATCATCCCAGCTCTACCTATCCTAGAGTTCAAGTATCTCCTAAACATCTTCTCTTTCAGCAGCTTACCTGCGGACTTACCAGAGTCAGAGCCTATCTGATCCAGTATGCGTGAGCGCATCTCAGAGTAGGTAAAGAAATCATTTACCCCCGCAGTATGTTTCTTGACACCTCCGACGGATTCAAGGAGCCTGAGTATACTACCTAGGACACCTTTGATAGGTTTACCATCCTTCCAGAACCCTGGGGACTTAGGTCCTTGTGAGGATCCTTCTGATAGCAGATTAGATATCAGCGTCTTAGATGTGCCGGTTATGTTCTTTACGGACACGGACTGGGCACCAGAGAACTTATGGGTGCGGTCAACCCCAGAGTCACCCCCAATGTCTTGGCTTTTACCCAACATGTATAACTTACACGCGTCCCAATATGAAGACGTGTCAATACATTGTAGAATCATAGCCCTAGTATCTGGCTTACGGCTGAAGGCAAACCCAATGATCTCACCGTAGTACAGAAGCTTCCACTCATCTAAGCTTGGCTCTTCCGCAGTAGCCCCTTTAATACGGTCTAGGTAAAAAAGAAGAACACTGGAACGGGGGGCTAGGTTGGTAGCCGAATCCATAGGAATTATCTGGATAGAAGCTGCCGCAGCCTGACCTACTGAGGCCATTACCGTTGCAGCCACCACGGGGACTTCCACCCCTTCAACAAATAAACGTATGCGTAGTTCTTTAGCAGCCATTAAAACAACTTAAAGAAGGTTGTACCTAGGAGGTCATCGTAGGTCACCTGATTTAGCTTCTTGTGCGCCTGCCCGTTCTCTCCAGGGACAGTAACTATAACAGAGGATGCTAGTTCTTCAACAGCGTAGTGGATGGCCATACCCACCAGCTTGTTCAGTAGTAGGAACCCATACTCTTTAGCAAAGCCTTCTTCCAACTTTTTGAGAGCGGCCATGCTCCTATCGTCTACATCAGCAAGAGAACTAGATGAGTCGTACAGTAACTCATGACTGTAGGACTGTGCAGCTATGTCCCCTGAGAACATGGTGGAGGAGGCGGCGGCTTTACTCTCCCCTAGGAACCCACGGAGGGAGTTACCCCCAAATAGAATACCCAAAGCTGTGCCAGAGTACAGTGCCGTAGCATTTAGCCAGTCCCCTACTCCTATAGAATCCTCATCAAAGTCCCGACCACCCCGGCCCATCTGGATCATGGCGTCGGTCATGTTAGCTACCTTGATTACATCAGACACCCCTATGTAAGGCACCTTGATACCGGCAACAGTCCACCCGCCTGTCTGGTTAGCGATAGATCCTGTTATGGTAGAAGCTTCTTTCCTAGCCACAATATTGGCGTCCACAACCTGTGTGTACCGAGTCTGAGCTGACTGCACTTCAGTCAACCATGTCTCTGTTACCACCACCATCGAAAATTCAAAAGGAACTTCATTCGGGGTCGCCACATTCTCTGACATAGAACACCCTAGTAAGTAACCGCCCACCAACAGCCCATCATAATACACATAGGCTAGGTACCCTTTAGATACAAGCTGGCTACCCCTCAAGTTCTCATCATAGTTCTGCCAAAACTCTTGCTTCCAATCAAAGTCTGCGGTGTTAGTCAAGAGTCCCCTGAACGTTATAGTCTTGGGCTGTTCCCCAAAGAAGAAGACATAGTTCTGACCAAACGTTGGCATTAACTGGGCCTTTTCAGTCTTAGACCTGGACACATTTTGAATAACAAAGTTAGCATATTTCCGGCCAACTTGACTCCTAGAGGTCGGCCAAGAGGAGTCCAGAAGAGGCACTGCCTGATTGTTAGAATCTAATATCTGTAGGTATGAGTACCTAGGTTCATCTCTGGTTTGCTCCATCCCCATAAGAGGACGGCGAACCCTAAGATCACTTACTTTTTGGGCGGAATTACCATGAGCTGAGGACCCGTTGTTAACCGCTGGTTCATACTCTAATGTAACATCGAATATAGCCATTATGATAATAACCCTGTAGAGGTTAGCAATGATTTAACTCGTTCAGTAGGGGGGCCTGTATGGTCTTCCTTGGTACGTAGAAAGTAAGCGTAGGCTTTGGCGTCGTTGATAACTACATCCTCCGGTAGAACGTCTTCCCGGGCAGCTACCCTCACAGTCTTACCCCTCACAACTATGCGTTGAACCTCTTCCACCCTCTCTATTTTCTGAAGTCTTACTGACATTAATCCGCCGCCTTTTCTTCAGGAGTTTCTAAACCGCCGTTCCAACCGCCCCAACCGAAGTTTAGATTGTAGGAGAATGCCCCCTTACCCCCACTGCTTCCTCCAGATCGTCCACCGCTCTCACCAGTGATACTATCCACCTTGGTAGCCAGTCTTTCAGCAGAGTCTATAACACTATTGAATGAATTTAGTAATGCTGCTTCGTCTGTACTATATCCACGGCCCTTCTTACCGGCCCCTGACCCTGAGATACCGAGCTGCTGTAGAGCTAGCCTTTGAGCTACCTCTTCCTTATTTCCTTCTGATAACCACCCAGGACCAGATACTGATCTCATCAGTTCTTTAGTAACACTATCATGGAACCCTAGATCTGCAAAGGCTACATAGTCCTTGCCTTTCAGCTTCTTACTGAATTTCTTCATCAACCTGTCATACGTTTGAGACGCGGCTCCCATCGCCCTACTAGGGGCCAACGCAGCACCTATACCAAGGTTCCCCCCCTTAGATGAATAGGCATCCAGAATCTGGCCCCACTCGCCGCCATTAACGAGACTATCTTGACCTTCTATGCTACCTATATCCACCTCAAGGTTCATCAGCAGGCCCTTAAATCTAGTCCTCTCTCCTGATGAGTAGTCCATGGTTCGGTCTGAATCTTCCGATCTATCCAAAGACCTAGTGAGACTCTTAGCTCTTTGCTCAAACAGCCCCGCCGCTTCCTGGCCTGCTATCTGCTCTTGGTTAAGTAGTATTCCTGTGGCCGCTGATCTCACGGCCATGGCTGTGTCTCCCCCCTGCTGTACCACCTCAAGGGTGCGAGTGATAGCATCTCTGTTGGCCACCCCACCGAAGGCATCGGCATCTTTAGTAGATGCTAACTTATATAGGCGACGCATAGAGTCGGAACCCGGCCCCTCCTTAACTGCTTTCAAGAATAGGTTACTTATATGTGGGGGGACACTACTTTGCCCCTTAACTATCTGTTGTATAAGTTCCCGCTCCGCGTTGGACCTACTACTTAAAAGGAAGGACGACGATGCCACCATCTTACCGTCTTTACCCCTTGTGGCTCCTCTACCATTTCCGTGGACAGCAAAAGATAAAAGCTTGGCCCATCTACCAGGGGCTATCGCTGCATCGCCCCCGTCGATATCATGGTATCCCTCTACTGCGTTCTTAGCAAAGGAAGCCGCCCTGACGTTTATACTCTTTGCCGCCGCCTCATTCACCCCAGAATAACCCATAGCTCCTACCTCGGATGGGGTTGAGACGTTGAGCGCACCCCCACGGCTGGCCTCTCTCTGAACTAGCTCAAGACCTTGTTGGTTAGCCTCTACCGTTCCAGGTACTAACCTCCCTGTGTCTTCTAGGTTCTTCACTATCTGTGCAAAGTTAGGGTCCTCCATCATCTTATTCTTCATAAGCTCTGTTATGTAGGTCTTCCCTTCAGCCCCCTTGTACTTTCCTTTACCCCATAGGTAAGAGTAACGACCAATATTTTGGGTAAGTGTACGAGCGGCTAGTTGAACAGGAAGACTCCTATCAGACAGTGACCCCCCGAAAGTCCTGTTACGTATAGCACTGCGATAATCCTGTATACCCTCGGCCATTGCAGGGGATATCTTGTCCCCCACCCTCCCTGGCATAGACTGGCCTAAGTCGGATAACCAAGCAGAACCCCATGAGGTTGCTTGGGAGTACTCGTCGGGGGGTCTTCCTTGCATCGTATTCCAAGCTTGGCCCACTAACCTAGATGTCATCGGGCTTTGCCTAGCCTGAGACAGATTGAACGCACCATACCCAGCAGCATCTGGGTTACCCATAGCCATCTTTAGAGAAGCTTCGTTAATCTGCCCAGAGGTTACCCCAGTAGCATACGTTCCGGTTAGCTTATCAATATAGCGTTCTATACCGGAAGAGATCGTGAAGTTAACATCTGTACCGATCTGTCTGAGAGGGCCACCAATCCTACGGTCCAAGTCCCGTTTAAATCTAGTCTTAAATTTGTCCCATGAGAACATAGTAGCGGACCTAGCAGAGCTATCTGCCGCAGACTGTTCTTGAGACAACCACTGCTGAGTAAGCCCAGGTAATTCCCTGGCAGCTTGTTGTAGGAACTCAGCTTGGCTATCATTAAGCCCTGTAACTTTCCTAAGGAACAGGGACCTTTCATCACTGGTGTCTCCTTTGTCCCCTAAATAATTCTCAAGCTGGGAGGTCATGCCTATACCGCCAATTTGCTGTACTAACTGACCTTGTATCCTATCCTTCCGTAATCTAAACGATTTCTTAGCCGCTTCAGTACTGAGAGCACTCTCCCTCATTGAGGTTAATGCCTTACGGTCATACCCGCCCTGCATGTAAGTCTCTACTTTACCTGGGTCTAGCCTACCTGTGAACCTACCATCAGAGGTCTCACCCAACGCAGCGGATAAGTTACGGCCCATACGAGAGTAGGCTAACCTGAACCCTGCTTGGGTCAGAGAGTTAGAGAACGTTGACATACCGGCCTCACCGGTCATACCTCCGGTCCATTCTCGTAAGAAACCTTCGGTGACAGGTCCTCTAGCCACCATGGCGGAAGCCATTTGGGCATCCCGCATAGCCCCAACTTGGCCAGCCCTCATTCCCGCACCGGAACGGTAAGACATCTGAGCCCCAGCGGACTGGAGTTGCATGGTGGTACCAACGCCCATACCGGTTGCGCTAGCTATACCCTTAGCCTGGAGCACGTTAGAAGCTATAGCTCCGCGCCCAACAATACCCATGCTTTGAGCCTGTTGGAATATAGGCATGGCCTCGTCCATGGTAGAGCCCACTATCTGAGAGATGTCCCTAAGGGATCTAACTGCGGTCTTAAACTTGGTTTGGAACTGCTTAACGTTAGAAGTCAGTTGAAGCATGCCCATCTCGTTCATGCGCCCCCACAGATGGGTGAGCTCTTGGACATCTGTCATCAACCCCGAGTCTTGACCCATGGCTGACATGTCTCTATGAACGCCGTATGCCTGACCCCGGTTGGTGGATGGACCGAACTGCCTCTGAGCCATCGCTTGAGTGATGTTTAGCTGACGGCTGCCCCGCACCATCTGGTTACCAATGGCTCCAGCGGTTAGTGTGATGGGGGCTGAAGCTAATCCTATAGCGACTCCTACTCCTCCACCGATAGCTAGACCCCCGGCAAGAGCACCTAGGCCCATAGCGGTCGGAACTGACTTAGCCATGACGTGTGTGGCTGCGCTACCCATGTTAGAAGAGAAGCCACTGATGTTGTTAGACACAGGTCTATACGAATACGGATGCTGTGGGGCAGGTGGAGAGTAACCTGAGGGGGCAGGTTGGTACGGGCTGAATGCTTGCTGCTGCACCTGCTGCTGCCCATACGACACCATGTTCGTAAACATAGAGGCTTGGTTAGAGGCTATTGCAGATACTTCTTGACTGTTAATCAAAGCGTTTCTCCAGCGGTGAGGACAATATTCTTACAATTAATGATTCTACATCAGCCATAAGAGTAATGGAAGGAGAGAAGCTATGATATGGAGCATTTTCAAGAACGTGGTATTACCGCTAGTAAGTGCGGGTAGGACTGCTTTGTGGGCACGGGACATCTATATCGACTCATTTCATCACAGGTATCTGAGGTGGAGAGGGAGAGTCTATGAGCTGTCCATCCGAGAGTTTTATGAGGCTTCAGGGATGTGGGCCCACCGCGAACATGACAGGCTTGATAGATTCCTGGAGAACTACCCGCCAACGTCTAGCTGGAGAGATAAACCAAGTAATCTACACACATGGAGGGCATGGACGAGATGAACAACAAAGATACCAGAGAATATGTGATGTCCCAGTTACAGAAGGCCAAGGAGGGGGGCTATACACATGTGGTAATCCTACTGGACACCAGTACCAATGAGCCGTATGCGTATATGGTTAAGGAAAGGGAGGACCCCAGGGTTGCAGCAAAGGATCTCCGAGACAGGCCAATGCAGGTACTCAAAGGGGTCTACTGTGTGGACATGAGCTGGGTGGAGCAGTCCCATCAAGAGTGTGCGCTCAACTATGGGTATGGACCTGATGGAATCATACCGTTTGACAGACTAACCATTGAGGCTAATCTCAAATGCCTCTCCTACATAGCGGCGGCCACAGAGAGAGGGCATGTCCTTATGGACCATAAAGGGTTCATCAAGTACGACGTTGTGATAACTATCCCGGGGTATAGAAAGTCACTGGGTACCATTACAGTATATGATGGCGAGCACATTGATGACGTTATAGCGTCCGCCGTGTTCAACAGAATGCCCGGTAATGCTAGCTGATTTCTGGTATAAGAACAGTGAAGGGAAGGAGGTAACTCCTTCACCTGAGCTGGACTTGTCCAGGAGAATTCTCATTAGCTTGACTATATAGGCCCACTTGAACCACGGGTCAAGTTAGAATTTCTTTTTAGCTTTGTTTGTCAGGAACCCTAGGATAGCGGACCGTTCAAAAGCATTCAGCCTCTCTTGCCCCAACCCCGACACTACGAAGTCACTGAACCGTTGTATCTCCTCGGTTAACAACTTGTTCACTTGCTTCTCTGGGCCCTCTACTTGGATGGATATGTCTAACTTCGCTTTCTTTCCTGCCCCGACCGGGGAGTTCTTTGACATGGATAATCGCTCCTTGCGACAATGGTTTGATCTTAGCATCAATGAGTTTACGTAGAATGTCCTTTGATCTATCCTCGTGGGGTACTTCAAAGAACGCGACTGTCTTTACGTTGGCTCCTGTTCCTGCTTGGCACTGAAGGTGCGCTACGGCCCCATCTTCTGACCACAATATGGTACAGAGATAGGTAACATCCGTCCACTCCCTAGACAAATGCTGCTTTAGGATGTAGGTGATGTAGGAATTTAGGGACCGACCACGCTTACGGACAGCCAAGGTGGTTAACCGGTCGTAGTCCAGGGTGTCAATCCTGAGGGTGGTGGCTACTTTGCCATTTTTATGGTTACCATTCATGATAACAAAATGCTATCATCACTTAGGCGATCCTGTCAACTTTTAACGAAACCTGACATAAGTAAGCTAACAATTTGGGAGTAGCTATGCGTGTAGATCTTGAGCAGTTCAGAGGCCGGACGGCCAAAACAAAGGCGTGGTCGATTGAGACAGAGGGCTCATCAGTCACTGCCACTTGGGGTATCAAGGGTGGGAAGATGCAGTCTACAACAGATGTTTGTTTAGCCAAGAACGTTGGTAAGACAAATGAGATCAGCCCGGAACAGGTAGCTATCAACACGGCAACCCGTAAGGCTGAGATGAAACAGAGGGAGGGATACATTGGGTTAAACAGTGACGGGTCGGTGAAGCAGGAAGAAGTAGAGAAACTGAACATGACAAAGTATGAGGGGTTTGTATTCGACGGACCACTACCACAGAACTGGGCATTCTATAAGCCAGCCCACAACCCCAGCAAAGCTATGATGAAGAAGATCCTGGTGGACAAGACCGCGTGGTTCATGCGTAAGAGGGATGGACTTATGTGCGTGGCAGTGATCCAAGATGACGGCAAAGCTAGGCTGTACTCCCGGAGACTTCTGGATAAGAAGAAAACGGAGTCAATCACTTGGAGTGAGAAGTTTGACCACATAGTCAGGTCGTTAGAGACTTGGTGTGCTATGGGTAAGATCCCCCACAACACAGTACTACTGGGGGAACTGGTAGCCTCTAAGGAAGATGATAACTTCGACTACGTAACCGGTATATCCAATGCTAATGACGCGGTAGAGCGCCAAGCTAAGCAGGGTAAGCTGTTCTACTACGTGTGGGACGTAGCATTTGTAGATGGGAATGACTACATCCGCAGCATGAACATGAGGGAACGGATCGGTTGGGTTAAGGACAAGATCACCGGGTGTCGAGGATTTGAGCAGCTTCTACCCCCAGAAGTTCTAAGTACGGGGAACCTACTATCAGGAGTAAGTGGCCCAGATAGGACCGAGGTAGACATGAAGGACCCGGTGGCAGTAGCGTTAGCTATCGCGGTTGAAGCCAAGTGGGAAGGGTTTGTGGTGACAGACCCAGACGGTATCATGGGTGAACAGGGCCTAATGTTTCATGGGAAACCGTACAGGCCATCAGCGGTGTCGTGTAAGGTGAAGCCAATCTTTGAAGATGACTTCGTAATTTATTGGAATCCAGATGAAGGGATGGGAGAATATGGAACAGGGAAACATATGGGGCATGTGGGATCAGTGGCGTTATACCAGTACGATTCGAAAGGAACTCCAGTCTTTATCTGTAACTGTGGTTCAGGCTTTACGGACGACTGGGCTAAAGATAATGCCGATCCGAGTATGTACCCGCAGGTTTGGGAAGTGGAGTACGCTAAAAGGAAGTACCTTTCCCGTGGAGAGATATCCAACGCCGTAACCTTTCCTAGGCAGAGGAGGGTTCGGACTGACAAAGAACCGAGTGAGTGTGGGAACGAACTACTTGATATGGAGTGAGCATGAGCGAAGAGCAGCAGGAAGACAGACCGGTAAAGGTAGCAGAGTACAACAAGCCCCAGACACTGAAGGTGATAGTGGAGTCGGTGAAGCCCGATGAACCAAACCAAGTGCTGCGGGTTTCAAACACAATTCTGATTGAGGAAAGAGGTAAGCATCTGGTGTTCTACAGCCCCCACGACATTGGGGAAGATGAACCGAATCCGGAGTTTATCACCAGGGCCGAGCGAGTGAAATTCATAGAGAAATGGAGTAGATGACATGGGAACTTACTGCGATACAGAGATGATTGACTTCGAAGGGTACGGGGACGTTGATTCAATTGATGTGCTGCTTGTTATGGAGCCGACAAAGGAGGGAGCGGAAGTGGATGCTAACCCGGTAAAGATCAAATCAGTGTGTGCTATCTCCGAGATCGGGGACGACTTCATTGGGTTCTTCCGTAGGATGAGCAAGCCCCCCAAGGACGGTGAGGAGGAAGAGGACAACACTGATGTTACCCCCGAAATCGTTCTAATGGTACACAAAGACATGATCAGATACGTTGTCCCTGTGCGGGATGGCCTTAAGATCAATTCAAAGGACGGAACTATGGAAGTCTAGGACTTATAGATCCTGGCTCCTTTTGGATACGGTTGCGCCCCCGCTTCTTGCGGCGGTGTAGATGGGGGTGGGGGAGACTCTACCCCCTCTCCTTTTTTAGCCACCGGTGCCGTGAGCAACAGAATCAAGTTGGATGCTGCCACCACCTGTCTCATCTCCTTGGACAGCTCGGCGATCTCCTCAGTAGATTCTATGATGTTCTTGTCCTGTAGGAGTCTGATTATAACGGTCAGAGACTCATCAAGGGTGTCCACCTTACGGCCCAGTAGTATCTGGTTCTCGTACAGAGTACTTATGGCCTCCCTGACGTTCTTCTTAAACGCAGTAAGATCAAGTCCAAGTGCTTCAATGGCTCTTTCTGCTTTTACCTGCCTGAATAGTAGGTCCTTGTAGGACACCCGGCCAGGGTCTACAGACTTGCTCTTCTTGCCTTTACTCATTCGTCACCCTCCTGAACTTCCAAATTATGTAGTGTGTCTATCTCTTTATTGATGTCCTGGATCTCCTCGATGAATGTATCGTACATGTCTGATAGAGTCTCTTCCGGGACCTCACTTACAGAACAGCCTTCAACATACAATTTACCAGAGGCTTCACCTGAGTCATCTGGTAGGTAGTTAGTCTTGATAAACCCAGCTACCCTGGATAGCACCGCAGCTCGGTGCATTAACGTAGTTTCTTTCTGTTTTAGCTCATGGAACTTCATATTACTTTCCTGCTATAAGGAGAATGGCGGCATTGGAATCCGCCGGTAGAGACCGGCCACCTCACTGATTGAATCGGAGAACACAGAATGTGTAGAAGAGGAGAAAGGTGAAGTTCTCATAGCCTCACATTCTTCCCCTCTGAACGATGTGTCTTCTTCCAAGCTGTGATGTGCTTACAGTCCTCGCCTCTATGTGACTTAGCGTACTTCCAATCCAGGCATGTACATCCCAGTCTACCATCTGCTAATTGCCGCACTTCATAAGAGCCTGACTTGCCCTTCACTCGTCCGACCTTATCCCCCTTGTAGAGTTGGGCCATCGAAATGACATATCTTTTTAGCCTATCATCGCTATCCTTGTTCTCAATGACAGCCATCTGAAACTGTGGGTCTAACAGGCGTCTATTGAAGTCCTTCCAGTTAGGATCGTTAGCTAACCTCTCCGCCCTATCAACGTTCCGTTGCGAAGGTTCCTTAGTTGACCGTATCTTCCCTAGCCAGTCATTGAGACCGGAGAGTTTGATTTGGTCTGTCTCGTGTAAAAAAGAATACATGGGTATAGTATATTACGCACTGAGCAGTCCTTTCAACTCTTCTTCCAAACCTTTTCCAGTTGATATGGCATTTATCAGGTCTGACTTCTTGTATACCAGTAGTCCTTGTAGGGTAGCAGCCTTGTCCAACCCCAGCTCTCTAACCATTTCCTGGTAACGTATATCAGAGGGGTGGTACTTGATAAAGATGTCCGCATCAAACTCAACCCTCCGCATAATCTTGGCTATGGCGATAGCGGCTTTGTCTGTGGACAGCCTGTATACCACGGTCGTGGTTAACCTGTTGGGGTTCCAGGTCCGTTTACAGTGAGGGCACACCGCTATGGTCTTGAAGTCAACGTACAGGGCGGAGAATACCTTTTGACACCCAAGATCCTTCTCTTCGATGTCTCTACATAGGTAAGCTCTCATATCTCCTGCTGCACCCAAGGCTATGCCATTTTCATATACCTCTACCACAAAAGAGTTAGGTCCTCCGGGGGTTCTGTCTTTGGCAAAGGTGATCTCTACCTTCCACTTACCCCAGTCATGGTCCTTACCTGCTCCCTCACGCCCTAGTTGAACACTGTACGGTACTGACTCCATAGTTTAACTTTCAACCGGTGTCATGCCCCTACCGGCCCTTAGAAGGCCCCTGGCATCTGGGTTAGCTGGGGAGGTAGGATCAAACGGTAGATCCATCTCAGTGATATTCACCTTCTTGTTGTCGTCTACCCCTCTGATACAACCGACTACCTCATCCATTAGGTCTTCTAGGGGGATGTTGAATCGGAATGATAGGTTCCAACCGTAAGCATACTTAGCCCCGCCTACTTTCTGTAGACGGTACATATACTGCTTACAGGCATGGATCTTCCATTGCTCAGCCCCTGCATTTTCCATCTTGTAATCAAATGCAAACTTAACCAGCCGTTCAACCGGTCCATGCACCCACTGCCCCTCATCTTCGGGCTTGACCCTACAAATGAAGTTAACCTGTGGGGTCACCGAAGTGACTTCAATCACCTCTCCCCCTGTTGCGTTCAGGGCTCTAACTATTTGGTCCACTAGGGACTTGTCGAATTCAGCCATGCCTACCTCAATTAATCCCGGTGTCTAAGTTGGGTATCTCACCCGCCCTAATCTTTCGGGAAAGTTCTTTCAGTTCTGCCATCGTCCGCTCTACCGCACTGATAGCCATATCCAAAGACCCAAGAACAGCGTCGGTACCAGACCAATACTGTAGTGGGGTTAGCATTCGAGGGATGTCAGACTGGGCCTCCACCCGCTTACGTACACCGTCTCTAGCATCGAATAAGGATCTGTAGTCGAGACTAGACTCCACTATCTCTGCCTCGACAGTACGTAGACTTAACCCTTGCGTAGAGATTTCAGCCATCGTTCAATTGCATCCAGTATCTTGGACAACGACATGTCCAGTTTGAAATCAATACCTTCATCGGTTAGATCAATCTTCAGCCTGTCTTTCCTAACTTCCAGGATCGGGGCTTTCTCTGATGGGTTCATTCGCGTTCTCCATGGTTGTGATAACACTGAGCTTAACGTCTATAGGCTCAGCTAATGATGTAGGGGCACCGCATACTATCAAAGCATCGGGTGGGAGATCATCGTCCTCCACCAGAGACACTCCGAGTATGCGGTCGATCCCCTCTTCTATATTGTCAGCAACCATGCTCGCTAGAGGAGTACCCTCTACTTCTTTACTTAACTCACCCAGAAGAAATGATACCGATCCTACAACTACAAAAGCTGGTTGTAGACGCCTGTTTTGGATGTAGTAGAACATAGCTGCCACCTTACCAAGCACTGTCTGAGGAAGTTCATCTGACCTCAAACCCTCCATATCAGCGTTGCGTATAGCCGACAACACACTAGTTTCTACGTATTCAGTCACTTCCCTAACGGCATCCGCAGGGACATACCTCTCCACCGTAACAGGATCGCCGAGACCTATCCTGATCACTAAACTCTGCACAAAGGGCTGTCGGAATACTTCCTTCAGTGCCCCGATAACATCGTCTAATGTGGCCTTAACCGGTAGAGGATAGGTATCCGTTACTAGTTTGTAGCCATCATACTGATTCGACATGTTCTACCTCGTGCTTGAGCCTTTTTATGAGCTTAACCACCACGGACGTACAGGTAGTGTCATTGTCCTTGGCGTACTTGCCCAAGAACTTCTTGACGTCTTCCGGTATCAGGTAGTTAACCCGAACTTTCTTACTCATTAGTATATTCCACCGGGTCTATGAGTTCAATTTCAGCGGCAAAGCTAGCCAGAATCCTCTGGGTCATTCTGCCCGGGACCCCATCAGCAGCAAGGCTGTAGTCCTCCTGGAACTCTTCAACTGCTGCCTCAGTTTGGGGACCGATGTCTCCGTCAATAGGCCATACGTTGTACCCAAGTTCGTTCAGAGCCGACTGAATCTCTTCAGCAGTCAGGTTAAACTCGTCACCGTATGTAGCGTCTATCCATGGCCTAGAGTAACCGTACCCAGTTACATGGTTGAAATGCCAGCTTTCCTTGTTGATATGAGTCCACCCATACTTCGCTAGGAACTGCTGGACTGCAAACACTGTAGCATCGGCAGCGCCATGTATCTTCCCAATCACTTCCTGGGCCTTACCCATGTCGATGTCAAAGCTGACACCGAAGTTGTGACCACTGAAAGAGGGAGACGCTACCAGCCTAGGCTTACGTTTCTTAGCAGCCAGAGACTCCGCAAAGGACCGGTACATGTCTGAGTACACCAGCTTGAAGTCAGTGTCCCTCTGAAGACGTTTGAAATCCCAGTAAGCCTTGGGGTGTAGGAACTTCATACGCGTGGGCAATTCCCCACTCCGAGTTTTATAGATGCCCTTAACCGGGAAGTCTATCTCACTAAGGGGTATAACCCAGTAGTAATCAACCTTACGCGGGGATACATTTCTGATCTCTCCCATGTCAGTCTCCTGTCTTGTTCAGGAACCCTACTGGTGTGTCCTTGTCAACAACAGCCATCAGGTCATCGTATTTAATCAAGCACGAGTCGTCTTGCAGAGTGTGGGCTTGTTCCAAGAAGAACCTGTACATAACCCGATCCCCGACAGTCACTTTTGCATGATCAACATCTAGGCCCACCGCGAGGACCGTCCCCGCGCTCGCACTTAGCTTCTCAGTGGTGGACTCAACCAACACTAAGCCAGCTTCGGTAGTTTCTGGACGGGGATCGGGCTTTATCTGAACCCATTTATTTAGAGGCTTCATCGCCATCTTTGTCTTCTCCTCCCATCATAGGTGCTTCTGGGGCTAGATCCACGTCCACCTTACCAATGGCCGCGTCAAACCTCTTCTTCCACTTCTTGATAGCTTCGTTAATGAACCCGGAAGCTTTGGACGTGGTTGCGTGGTCCGGTTTGTACTTCTCCTTACCAACATCAATGGGGAGTAGTACTACCTCATCCCCCGCCATAAACCCCATCTGGGTATTGATCTTCCGTCCATCGTCATACTTGATTGCTAGAAGGTGTTCAATCTTAAACACTCCTAATACCTGAGCCTTACCGGTACTACGCTCCGGTAGAGTCATCCCCATCTGTCTCAGATAATCTGCTTGCGTCGGCGCTTCTGGCATCGTTCGTTCTCCTCACAGTTTCTTGTTCCTGCCGCAGTCTTTCACCAACGGCATCAGTTATATCTTTGAGTGCCCCTACATCCATAGGTTTCACCCCTGACTTACATTCGCACTGCCTTACTGCTACCCCGTCCTGGGACACCAGCTTGATGTCGTGGTTGCAAAAAGGACATCTGCCTCCAACCACGGATATATCGTATGGTGGGGCCTCCGGTAGTGGATCGAATGGGGCTCCGTCGTACCTCGCCTTCTGCACCATGGCTAAGGCCAGCCAGTCCAGTTTCCCCTCGATGCGTAATAGAGACTCCGCTAGTATTGATTCTTTGCTCATCACTTACCTTTAAAGGGGCGCTACCCCGTCCGAGTCTGTGTGTGGGTCTCCCCCTGCCAGTGTCTCGATCTCTTCCTGCAACCCTTCCGGAGTCATAGGCATCTGGGGGCTTGGAAAAGGGGCTGCTTCTACCTCCACGGGTTCAGCGTCAGGCACCTTACACCCCATGCTCTCATACAAAGGCTCAGTGGTCTTACGGAGAGATGCCAAAGCCTCCTTGTTGATAGTCCCAGGGATCAATTGTTCGTTTCCGTCAACTCTAACCTTGATGAAAGACTGGTTAGAACTACAGTTACCAAATAGATCTGTTTCTACCACATTAACTAGTCCGATTAGTTCAATTCTTGGCGTCATACCTTCTCCGTGCCTGGGAGAGGCCAACTCTTCTTAGAAGTGGACTTAACCACCTTGTCTAAAGTATTGTTGAGCCTCTCCAATTGTTCAGCTATCTTCTCACCCGCAGTGACCCCTCTCTTAAACGTCTTCATGGCATCAGTGATATCAATTTGCGGTTTTTTTGGCACTACGTGCATCCTTCTTCATCTTCCGCAACTGGTCACCTAGGTCAACCATCGGGGTGATTTGCAGTGGTCCTTGAGCTACCATCCTGTCCATGACCTTAGCCAACTCTGCTTTCTCCTTCTCTTCCTGCTTCACTAGGTAGGGAAGTACGGCTATCCTGTATTCCTTGAAAGCATCCTGTGCCTTCTCCGGGTTGATCGCCGCAGTCATCAAAGCACGAGTCTTCTCGATATCCGCATTGAACTTCATGGACCGGATCAATAGGAACATCAACTCCACGGGGGTGCCATGTTCGGGCACAGGCGATTTGTCGTACATCATATTGCCTACTGCCCACCCTAGTGGAGTCATTAACCATTTTTTACTTCGTCGAATATTGTCAGACCTTGGGCTCGCTGGCTAAACCATGTGTGGTTGACAGCCAAGTCCGCAATGAGAGTAGCAGGAAGGTCCAGGGTCTTTTCGTACTTAGCCCAGAACAGATCCTTAGTCGGCCTACCTGACCCATCCAGGTGAGACGGTAATGGTTGGTTGTTAATTGCCACAACCCCGAGGGTCAGTTGCATCAAAGCGAACTTGTCCCGGATGTATTGGGCTGACCCAGTAACTCCGAACATCACTTCTTTGATGAACATGTCTTCTCTGGTGCTGTTTGATCTGAAGGTGGGTTCGAACTTACCCGGTACCACGATGACCCTTTGCCTCACTTCACCGTTTACAATGAGCTGTTCCACGTCTAGTGGGGTGCACCGCTTCTCGATGGCCTCCCTTCTATAGTCTGAAACAAGGGCTGTAATATGCTCTGAGACTTCTGCGAAAGCTTCCTCTTCCGCCAGCATCTCCATTTGGAGATCATCAGTTGGGTTAGTCTCCTGCGGTTCTACTGCCGCTACCGGTTCTGGGACGTGCTGCTGTTCATCTAGATGCTGTTCCAATGCATCTTCCGACATGCTAGGTGAGCCTTCCTGCTTTTGAATCATGCCCTCCAGCATAGCCATGGCCGCCTCAGGGTCAATTTTGGATCCGCCCCCCTTAGCCGGACGATTAACTATCCTCTTAACTCCATCCTCTGCACCTGCTCCTCCACGCGGGGCGCTCTTTCCTTTGGTCGCCTCAAGTAGATCTTGGATCGTCGGTCCCTCATTCTCTGCCATTCGCTATAACTCCCATAGGTGAAAACATGGTTCCCTGCCAAGACCCACCACAGTCCTTGCAGGTGTAAGTAACTGTTCTGCCTGCTACTTTTACACGGTACTTTGTTGAGTCACACTTAGGACAATGGGCTATACGGTTGTTAGCACTACGGGCTTTCTTCTTCGAATCCAGTATATCTAGGAGTTCGTCCAACTCCCTCTGGTATCCTTCACCCTCTTTTACGTTTGCCATTCCAACTCCGGTTATACATATACAGTACTCAAGTATATGAATAAACCATACTCATCTGTCAAGGAAAAACTGATCAGTTCCCGCCATAAGAGGTTCAAGACTTGGAGGTATTCTATGTTAAACGGTCTGATTGTTCCCATATTGGTCGATGGGATAAAAGTTGCATGCCATGTATTTGAGGATGAGTTATTAGCCAAGGCCAGGGCCCGGACACTGTTCACTACAGTCCTGGTGCCTGATGGCAGCAAGAAGAGAGTAGTGGTGGATAGGCCACCAGCGTTGAAAAAGAAGCGGATTCAAAAAGCAGTCATTGAAGAGCTACGAGACAAAGGAGCATTGTAAATGGGACAACGAGCAATAAACCACGCACACAACCATCGAACGCAAAGGTCAGTCAAGAGAACCCTGAACTACATCCTGGAAGACTTCGTGGATGAAAAGGACTCCGAAGTTCTGGGGGTGGTAGGGCCACAGATCCAGAAAAGGATGAACAGGATCGCGGTCGAAAGCCTGGAGGCATCTGATGTACAGTTCAAACTAAAGAGGTATGCGGATAAATCCAGCATCCGTACCTGCTTCATCACAACACCGACTGGAACTGCCACCGGTATCGCTCTCAAAGTGGATGAGGATGGGGAAGAAAGAATAGTAGGCGAGACTCTGGCCTTCACCCGTGCTATCCTAGCGGGTCTAAGGAGAACCGACAGCCTTAAGATCGTGAACCCTGGCGCAAAGGGTATCGTTGACAGGGCTCGTTCCATCGTACCAATAGGGCACAAATCTTTGTGGAGGGGATAACATAATGGCACCAGTCGGTCAGGGACCTAGAGTTCTAGTGGTAACTAACACAGAAGCGATGTTTACCCGTAACCCCGCAGGTAAATCCCTGACTGACGGGTTTCAAAAGGCTGGGCTGAAATGGACAACTATATGTCCCCAGTTCACGGCCATGCCCAAGTTGTTCGACTATGATGCGATCTTGTTCTGGTCGTATGGAGCCAAGCAAGAGTACCTCTCCAAAGCCAAACAGATAGAAGTCCGGGCACGCGAGATTGGCCTGCCTGTGATACAACCAATCAGTAAGTTCGATAACAAACACTCTACGATGTATAGGGTGTGGGAAGATAATGGTATCCCAACTCCGCAGCATCAACTGTTCTCATCATTCACTGCTCTATCTATTGGCTACCCAGCCATTCTAAGAAGAGACAGTGACCATGGTGGCCGTCACATGCACCTCGTACACAACAGTAAAGAGGCGGCTAAGGTAATCAAAGACAGTAGGGTAAAGCTAACCCTGGCTATCAAGTATGCAGATTACCAGAGTGAAGATGGATACTACCGGAAGTGGAGAACGTTTGTCATAGGAGATCAACTGATTCTGCGCCAGTTGGTTGTCGCTGACAAGTGGAACGTTCACATGAGGGATACACTTACACACCCACAGGCCCTGCACGAGGACAGGATGTTCTTGAGGGGCGGTGAGCCTAATGCTGATCAAGTATTGCGGGCGGGCCAACTGCTCGGACACGATTTCGTAGCACTAGACTACAGTAAACTACGGGATGGTAGCTATATATTCTGGGAAGGTAACCGGCACTACGGGTTATCTGATGGTAAACGCCATCTATTCCCCAGGGACTCACAGGCACTGGCTATAGGAGAGGCCGTGGCTAAGCTAACGTTGGATAAGATCAGGAAGTCTGACAAGCTACCAGCCCCTCCCCCCAGGCCAAAGAAGAAACACAAGGCTAAGCCCATACTCAAGGACGGAAAACCTGCACCGGTCATGTGGGGGAAATCAAAAATAAAAAGTTCTTGACGGGCCATCTGAGAATCAGGTATAAAGTACGCCATAAGGAGATCAAGATGGAACGTAATAACTTCCAATTCATAAACGTGTTCGTTGACGGACAATCCCAAACACTCCCAGTGGAGGAGTTGGACTTAGGAGATGTCTTCGATGAAGCAGACCTTAAGCTGGCAGTAGCCGGTGCACTCAGCAAAGACGTCTCAACATTCAACTCGTTTGTTGCAGACCCATTTGAAGCGTCCGGCACAGTACACTTGAGGCCAGACGGTAAGTTCGGTAAATAACTGTGACGGGGTAACCCTACAGTGGGACCGTACATAACAGTTCGGGGTTTAACTCCCTGAGCCTCCACCATACGGGGGCTGCTGATGAAGCAGAACGTTACAAAGGCCCTTCGACTAGTTACCCGCTCACAGTTTAATTCTTTGACATTAGAGATGATGAGGTAGCCCTACAGTTGGATCATACAAACAATGGTAGAGCATTTACGTGAAAGTAAAGTGTCGCTGGTTCAATTCCAGCCTCCCCCACCACTACGGGGGAGTAGCTTAGTTAAGTTACTTGGGATCTCTCGACTAGCTGCCCCATCTTCTCTAATGTTCAGTTCTTTGGAAATCAAATATAGGTTCGGTTAGCCCTACAGTTAGGCCATACATACCAATAGCTCAGTTGGATAGAGCATTTGCCTATTAAGCAAAAAGTCGGTGGTTCAATTCCACCTCGGTGTACCTAATATGGGTCTCTCGACTAGCTAGCCGCACCTTAACAGTTTCAATATGGAATTAGCCCTACAGTTAAGCCATACATATCATTTTGGAGGTTCGAATCCTTCCTCTGGGGCTCACCCAGAGTGGCCAAATTGGTAAAGGCACTTGTATTTAGCACAAGCGATTAAAGATCAATGGGCTTTACGACTCGCTAGTTCCATAGCATTTATACACAATTTCGAGAGTGCCCTACAGACGGGCCATACACAAACGTCCCATACCAAGGGGAAGGCGCAGGTTCAATTCCTGTCTTGGGCTTGAGCCCAAGTAGCTCAATGGTAGAGCATCCAGTTTTACAATGGGTCCTTCGACTAGCACTCTCGAAAAACACTATACAGTTCTAGGGTAGCCCTACATGTGGGCCATACATTTTAACGTGGGTTCGAATCCCATCATGTGAGAAATCATATGTGGCCAAGTGGTTAAGGCATCTGACTACGGATCAGACTAACAAATCAATTGGGCCTACAGACTCGCTACCCCAGAAACCAAGTCAGAAAAGAACAGCTAGCCCTACAGTCGGAACATACATTTTCATTTGGCGAAAAACAACGGTTCCCACGACTAGCTAGCTGTTCTAACCATATTCATTAGACAGTCCCCACATGGGGAAGATCGCAAGCACTTCCGTGGTATTGGACCTACCTCGGTGACTTCCTGCGATCTTTTTTTATACCTATAAAACGGTAGCGGTCCAGAAATGAAAAGGAGAAAGTCATATGGCGACCGAAACCAGAGAAGCTGATGTCCGATTGGACATGCTAAAGGCTTTCATGAGTACTCCACACCGGAATATCGGCAAGGGATCTCATGAGTTATTCCGGACAATGTTCGAAGCGGACCCGGAATTCTTCGCCCACCTCGCTGTATGGGCCATGGACAACACGGAGATCCGGGATCACAAGGAACTGATGACAGCGTACTTACTCCGAGGTATGCCTGATGACGTCCTGTTCAGGGATGTTGGGGCTGCCTTACTGCCCAGGTTCCCAGTGTATGAGATTCACCGGATCATCAACCTGCTCAAGGAAGGTAAGGTTGTGGTGAAATTGTCTGACGACAAGGACATCATGAAGGCAAAGACGGACCTAAACCCAAAGCTACGGAACGGCACTTCCACGGCTACGGAACGGGAAGCATTCCTGAGGTTGGTCAAAGCCAAGATTCCCAGAGCAAAAGATGCAGACCTCCGGTTTGAGAAGAATCGGGACGGCACCTACATGACCTCAGTGTTCCAGGTAACCGGTATCCCGGGAGCTAAGAACATTCCTAAGAGGGTCAGCAAGGTTGTGGGTGGCCTACTCCGTGACCTGGAGGACAACACAGAAATGTTTGATGCCATCGCTGTCAGAGCTGGTAGCGCACTGAAGTCTCTGTACAGTTGGACGCATACACCACCAGTTGGATGGGTACAGTCAGCCCTGTTTGAGAAGAATCCACTCGAACACAGGACTCCTAAGCTGTACTACCAGAAGGTGCTGAGTACCACAAGTGACCCTGCTGAGCAGGCTGAATTGATCGCCAAGTACAAAATCCCCTACCCAATCGCGGTAGGCTCGGTGACTACTCAGACTCCTGCTGTTATGGCAGCACTGATCAGTGTAATGTCTCCTCAGGAGCTTCTGATGAATGTGGAAGCATTCAGGAAGAAAGGTGCATGGGACAACCCGGACCTTGCCAAGCTCTTGGAGTCTCGACTGAAGAAGGCCAAGAAGTCTGGTCGGGTTGATACCTTAAAGGCGGTGAAAGCTGCGGAATCTACCGCTGTCAGCGCAGATATCAAGGAGAAAATTCTCCAAGTGTCTGACGCCCGCGTCAAGAAGGTTATCAACAAGCCGACCGTTCTTCTGGTTGACTGTAGTACGTCCATGGGTGCTGCAATCGAGCTGGCCAAGACCTTGGGGTCTATGATTTCGGCCTCCATGGTTGCGGGTACTCCTCTGCACACATACACCTTCGAGGTGAAAGCCGACAAGATCAATGTACCGGGCAGAGGTACGCTACAGGACTGGACTACGGCGTTCCGTAGGGTAAGAGCACTTGGATCCACCTCTGTTGGTGTAGGCATCGACGAGATGATGAGGAGTGGTGACTTTGCGGAAAACGTCATTATCATCACGGATGAAGGAGAGAATAGTGCTCCTCGGTTCCCGGATGTGTGGCCCAAGTATCTGGAGACGGCTCCTCCTGGATCAGATGAGGTAAGTATTTGCTTGATTAAACTGGGAAGGTGGGGCAGTCTGGAAGACAAGAGACACCGCTGTGTACGTGATGCTGCGGCCACCGCTGGCACCGCCATTCAAGTGTTCAACCTGGACGACAGCACTGACCTCATTGCGGTCCCGGATGTTATCAGGTTCCTGTCTCGCAGAACTCTTAGGAACACTCTGCAAGAGATCATGGACACACCACTGCCCGTAGACGATAGAGCAGCCTAATTAGTGTGGGTAGGGGGCGGAGAATTTATGGAGAGTGTAGCCTAACGGTTATGGCACTGGACTGTGACTCCAGGTACTGCGGGTTCGAATCCCGTCATTCTCCCTCCCTACCCACACATTCCTAAACAATGAAAGGAGAGTCCTATGGATAGTCTTGTCGAAAAGATGATCCAAAAGGAGCGTGCCAAACCACCTACTGACGTGGTAGCTCCTTTCCTAGGGAGTAGGCGCATCAAAGTGATAATGGACAAGACCCTGGTAACCCTCAAGGTGCAGGGTAATCCATCTCATGGGTGGCATCTGTTCAGATGTGCTCCCCCTTGGTTAAGAATTCAACGGCCCGCAGATGAGATAGAGAAGGACGACTACCTGAAGTGCCTCCCTGTGAAGGCTAATGTACGTTTGTTCTATGAAGAAGACGGCATCTGGTTTGGTGCCTGGAACGATGAGATCATTCCGATCCACTTGGTCGAGGGTGCGGAAAGGTTTGATGTGGTCAGGGTAGCCTCCGATCATACCAACTGGTACTACTGGGAACCTGCTGGGATAGGGTTCGATCAAACCCCTGTCATGTTAGAGATGTTCAAGGCAGGTACTGTAGAGAAAGCCAAGTTCATGACCCCCACAGACTTGTTAGCCCTAGCCATGGCTGTACAGCACGAGAAAGCACGGCGCAAGAAATCTGTAGAGGAGTTGGTAGGAGACGCTCTCTTAGCCTCAGGCGGAAAGCTCATGCGTCTGATGGACCAAGGAGACCACCTTGTGATCGAATGGAAGTCTAGGGCTGGCAACCCCTACTTCACCAGGGTCAGAAAGACTAACTTCCAGGTGGTAAACGCCGGGATATGTCTGAATGGTACCGACAAGGTGTATGACCTAACCGCACTAGGAAGCGTAGTGGCTGAGGGGGAACGTAGAAAACTGATCTACAGAGTGAGCGTTCCCGGGACCAACGGGGCCGACTCTATTGGAGATGACGATGATGACGGAGATGATGATGAATACGATTGGTGAAAAAGAGAACATCTCATCCCTGGATTTGGTGTTCTGCTTAGACGCCACTGGATCCATGGGTAGAGATCTAGAATACTGCAAAACAACCATGCTCAGCATGATCAACAAGGTAGCCAAGGACACCGACACCGACATCAAAGTTGGGGTGACAGCCTACCGAGACTTCACAGATGCCTGGATAGTTAAGGACATGACGGATGGTAGGTTAGTCCCGGTATCCGAAGTGGGACCTATGATCCGTAAGCTCACCGCTGGTGGAGGGGCTGACGCTCCTGAGGCAGTACTGACTGGGTTGGCGGCCTCGCTGAAGTACCCATGGAGGGAGCACTCCCTTAAGTACTGCATACTGGTTGGTGACGCCCCTCAACACGGGATCCCCAAGTACAAGGAGTATGACCATTACCCTCAGGGGGAAGGTATCACAGAGGATGACGTGTCATCCGCATTTGAGAAGAAAGGTGTGATCATTCACGCCCTATGTGTACATGGACACCACGATATACCGTTGGAGGAAGCATTCGCCGAGTTTGCAGCCCCAACTGGTGGTACGGTACGGGCTGTTACATCCAGTGAGGGCGTGACTACAGTTCTCACTGAGGCTGTACAGCAGCTTGACCTAGAGCGGAGAGTGTTCTCTATGATAGTGGAACGGAACCTACACACCTCACAGATGATGGATGAGCTGGGAGTCAGCCCCCAGGTTATAGAAGCCGCTAAACGCGGTCTGGTCAATCGGGGTGTCTACTATGACTAGGTTCCGGGAACTAGGATGGACCTTGCACTTCGCTGAGGCTATAGATGCTGAGCACCTCCTCCAGAAGATACCTATTGATTACACTGACAACGGACCGGCTAACTTCGACTTTGAAGTCACTATGGAAAGACTGCACGAACTGTCTGTACCCCACAGTGACTTCATTGGCTTCTTGCATACGCATCCACCGGGTGGGGGCGTGCACTGGAGTGCTACAGACCATAGGACTCACTCAGGGTGGGCAATAGCATTGGGAAGACCGTTGCTATGTATCATCGCATCAGCGTCTGGTGACTTCCAAACCATAGGGTGTTTCCTGTTTCTACCCCTGCCGGATAAGCAACCAATTCAAATCCACAACCGCATAGATCTGCTATCCATGCGTGGACGAAACCTTTACTTTGAAGGGGCCTCCATACTCGGACAGGCATGTCTACCGCAGATAAGAGGGAAAAATGGCGGATGCCCTAACCCATGAGGAGTTGTATCGAGGTGACCTGACACGAAGAAAGAACTCACAGATAATGGTGTGTGGCGTGGGGGCTTTAGGGTCAAACCTAATTCCTATCCTGTACCAACTGGGGTTTAATAACGTCAGGTTCCTGGATGATGACAAGATAGAATCTCATAACCTAGGTAACCAGAACTTTGAAAGGAGGTTCATTGGGAAGAACAAAGCTGCTGTGATGCAGGCTATGATCTACCAAGCATACCGGGTTAAACCTGTGATAGAGACGTGTAGGCTGGTTGAAAAGAACGCACTCAAGATACTTAGGGGCAACCGCCTTGTGGTGGATGCGTTTGACAACTGGGACTCCCGGCAACTAATCCATGACACATGCGGAAATGGTGTGGTGCCCTGCTTACACGGAGGGATGGCCGCTCAAGGTTACTCCGAGGTGTATTGGAACCCTAGGTTTAAACGACCCGCTGTTGAAGAGGACGGACTGGATGTGTGTGAGTACCCACTTGCGCGTAACCTAGTACACTTCACTGTGGGTATGATGGCTGAGGCTATATGCCGGTTTATAGACAACGACGAGTACCTAGGATACATGTTCACGTTGAAAGACATGAAGATGACTGCCTACAACCTGTTCAGTTAGTCAGAGGGGGGAGAGCCAATGGTGCTCCCCCTTCTTTTTAGGTTGGGTTCCCCCATAACAACACGAGGAATCTCAAAAGACTCCGCGCATTTAGGACAGATGTATTCAGCGCGCTTCCCACCTGCCACAGTCTTCACTCGTATGGTGAACTGATTGCGGCATAAAGGATTCGGACACAGTGGTGCTGGTACCTTGGACCCTTGCATTAATTCACCAATCCTCGGTTAAATCGTAGGCTGGTCTCCCCACGTACAATCTGTACACCGAAGTCGTGGTTAGGGTATTGCCCCAACAGTTCACGGATGAGACCGGCTGCATCTTCTTCTTCGATGCTAGTACCGATGTACACAGCCATAGCCCCAACACGTTGAGATGCCTTCACGGAAGCGAAGACAACCCCAGGTAAATCTAGCAACTCAGTTTGCAATTCTCCGGGCGTTTTCATCTCTGTGCGCCCCCCTTTCTTGGTATGGTTTACTAAGAACTCTATCCGGCTGTACCGACTAGCCCAGCTATTACTGGGACGTAAATAGTAAGGATATCAACTATTGAGCGACTCTGTGGGCGCAGCCTTACAGCCCGCCTAGGGAAGTGTGTCCTGATAAGCGCATTATCATTTCCAGCCTTGCGAGCCTTTGTCCAATTTGTTTCCAATGCACCAACTCCTCAAGCAAGTATTGTATACCTAGAATTGTAGAGGTGATTGCATAGTGATGTCAAGAGTAATCGAGGCCCTAATTCTGTCAAAAGAATACTAAGTAAACATAAGGAGTAGATCATGTCCTTTGAAAGACCAGAGAATGAACCTATTGAAAACTGGCTACCTTTGGCTTTAGAAGAGTCAGACCATTCATCCGCCACCAACCTGAGAGGGGTGGGGACTGGAGCGCAACTTCTAGAGACGGCTGGGTTGAACTGGGATGTAACGAAAATGCCCCTGTACTACCCATTCAAACAGACTGCGCCCACCACTGTTGATGAGAATGGTGAGTGGGTTGAAACGGAGGTTAAGACCCAAGTCATCCATGACGGAGACTACAAAATCATCCGGGACCTAGGGCCTAACCACCCACCCATCTCCCTGGGAACCGTGACAGAACGGTACATCCCAATCCAGAATGGCATGCTGGTCGGAATTGCCAACGAGCTCATAGCGATGGGCATGATCCCGGCAGTAGCTGGTCACTACGCTAACGGTAAGAAGGTATTCATGATGTTCCAATACCCCGGCGGGTCCATGGATGTTCGTGGAGATCAGCTTACCAAGTATGTCATGGTAACTAACGCGCATGGTGGAACTGGGGCTTTGTGGATGTCACTAACAGCTATCAGGGTCACCTGCACAAACATGCTCATGACCGCCCTACGCACCGGTTCCCGCCTCTTCAGGATAGTCCATAGGTCAGGTGCCCTCCAACGAATGGGCGACATGCAAGATATGGTCAGGGGTAGTGATGTCATATTCGGGAATATGCAGGGTGAATTCCTCCAGTTGGCAGGATCCAACATGACCAACGAGCGTTTGTTCAGGGTGATTAAGAGAATTTGGCCGGAACCTGAGGAAGGGGAAGCGTCAGCACGGACCCAAAACATCTGGGATTCTATCCTCGGCCTGCACGAGGGGGCTGGGTTTGGGTCGGACAGAATCCATGGAACATGGTGGGGGGGTTACAACGCTATCGTTGAATACCTGGACCACCACCGTGGTTCCGATGACGGGAAACGCTACCAATCAGCGTGGTTTGATGACGGGGCCAGCAAGAAAGCTATGGCCTACAACCTCATCAAGCTAGAGGCTGCTGGCTTAGCTGCGTAACAAAAAGGGGTGGTCTAACGGCCACTTCCTTTTTAGCTCAAAGTCCTTAAACTCTTCCCCCAACGTAGTCTTGTAATGCCGGTAGATAGCCTCACACACTCGGTTAGACACAGCGGATCCATACCTTTTAATAGTGTCAGCTAAAGAAAAACAGGGCGTGACCTCCCACAGCACCAAACCGTGTTTAGCGTCAAAGGAATAGTCCACCGCCCCTATGGTCAAGCCTAGTGTGTGTACCGCCAGCTTCAGGTTGTAGCGTAGGTGAGGTAGCATGTCATCATCCACATACTCCTTGGTCTCTTGAGACAGAAGCTGGCTGGGAACATCCTGAGATCCGGAATTTACCATCCACGTTTTAGATATCTGTACATGAGCAGGTATGACTTGATTACCCACCACGACAGCTCTGTACTTCCTATACAGCCCATCTTGTCCCTTAGTTTCCACATATTGAATGCAAACACGATCAGTTACCATAGACTCTAGGTTCACGTCTTCAATGCAGCTTATAAGCTGTACGTGGTCACCCCCACCGTGCCCCCAGTTACGCTTTATGATGAATGGCCAGCCATAGGTGTCACCGAAGTGTTTGAACCCCTCCAGTGTTCGTGGGCATACCTGAACTACAGCGCCGGGCAGAGAATACTCATACCAAATCCGGCACTGCTCTGTACGGGAGGTGGAGTCAGATGCTGAAGGTGGGTTAATGAATGGTACACCTTTAGTGGAAGCTCTAGCCTCCAGCTCCATCAGCCTCTGTAGCAGTACTGGGTTAGTGAGACCTAGACTGTCACGGGACCATAGTAGCAGGAGCTTGTACTTATCAGCCACACACGGAAACGTATCAGTTCGTGCTGCATCCTTGGACATGTTGAACCGCCGCATCCCTATCCTGGACCAGAAGTTTGGATGGTGTCTCTTTACATAGTTTAGAAAAGCACCGGAGTGTCCACTGCCTCCAGCGGCATGGAGTGCTAGAATGTCTGGCTCACTCTTGGATATAACAGGGCTCATATTGGCCTCCCAACTAGGACATAATCCTCTTTATGTTTCCTGGGGTCCCTCACCACTTCTGAGTGGGTCACCTCAAAGCAACTAGAGAACAGGTCCATAGCTGATTCTTTAGTAAACACCGTTAGGTGCTCACCGCTCTTTATCTGAAAGTTCGGTACTGTCATGATCATATGCCCCCTAACCAATTGCTTGATATGGGATAGTACTTCATAAGGATCGGGTACATGCTCCAGCATTTGCCCAGCATGGACGAGATCAAACGGGGTATGGTCAAACTTCTCTATCCCACCGGGGACAATAACATACTCGTATGCGTTTCTCTTTTCAGTCCTGACCTGCGGGTTCCTCTCCATGTCTACCGCTGTGGTGGTAAACCCTAAATCAGATATCAGTCTGGCAAAGGTGCCATCTGCTGGGCCGACCTCCAGTGCAGTACTACCAGTGGTATACAGCCCACTGCATATCCTTTTAATGGCTTGGTACCTGTAGGAGTCTAACCTGTTGGGTGACTGAACATACCTCTCCAATTTACCCATCGTAATCCTCTTTATCTATCCAGTAGGTAAGCGTAGTCACGCCAATCAAAACTGGGGTCTTCTTTTCTAACATCCGGTACATTCCTCCACGGGTGAGTATCAAGCAAGGCTGGGTGTGGCCCGTCATATGGGTGGAGATAAGGAGCCTCTAATGGGTGCTCCACAAATGCTTCCCCTCCCGCTCTTCCATACCTTAGACGCCTGTTGTGCGTCTTCTTAACCCCTTTGTAGTGGAAGAACTGTATCCCCCTGTCTATTAGAGCATGAGGGTTGGGGCGCACCACTCCACTTTGCAAAGACTCCTTACTCTGCCATCCAGTTTTAACTATCCGCCTACCTGTAAGAGACCTGTACAGCTCATCCCCTATAGGGATAGTAACCCTAGGATCCTTACGGTAAATGAGTGGCCACAAGGACGCCCACGTACTAACCAATCCTGGAACCTTCTTCTTAGTTACATACGTCTGGAAGTTCAGGACGAACACCTTCTGTGCCACTAGTACCTGCAACACTTCCTTGTTCTCCTTGGCCCCCATAAGCTTTTTTAGCTTAGGAATGTCGGGTGGATAGAAGAAACTATCGCCATCCAAAGTCAGAAGCCAATCCCCGTTCTTAATCTGGGAGAAGGCATACTCTCTGTGGAGATGTCTAGGTCTGCGCTTCTCCCTACCTGAGGTAACCTTTTGTTCCCCTGGGTCGTTGTATCTCAGTGTAACCCTATCCGGCCAAGTCTTAGCGAAGTGCTTACACAGCTCCCAAGTACCATCATCACTACGGGCGGCTTCAAAAGGATCCTTGGATGTGTCCATCCCACTTAACCAATCAGACCTCCCCTCAGCCAGTACTATAGGGCAGTCATGATCTAGCAGACTACGTAGTAGGAACGGAGTCCACGGCATCTCATTAAGCAATGGCGTGTATATAATCATATGTTCCTCACTTGTGAACCACGATGAAGTCCCCACCCGTAACATATCCCCCGAAGGGGCTGTTAAATGGAGGACCACAGAAGATGCGGCCACCAAATAGGGAATAGGCGCAGTAGTTGAACACAGCCATATCAGTTCTGGGTTGCCTAAAGTGGAGGAACAACTGCTCCATGCCCCCCAACAGTTTCAGCAAGTTCTCTCTGCTTCCCCCCACCGTACCGGCTCCTAGTTTGGGATTGTCCCAGTAAGGGAAGTCATCGAACAGTTTTACGATCTGAGTGTAGGTGTACTTACCCTTCCGGTCACTAAGTAGCTTACCCTGGATGTCCCCTGTGAACAAACCAGACTCAGGATGCTCTTCCATGAAGGGGAAAGGGTCCCGAAGAAAATGAACATCAAATAAATCAGTTAGAAGGGCGTACTCAACGTCCCCCTTTTCCAGAAGGAATTTCCTCCAAAGTATGAACCTTTCCTCGTTAATGGATAGGTGGGGGTGTTGAAGAGGGGTGCGAAGGAATGAGATCTGATCAGTAGAGTACTTCTCCACGAAGGCGTCCGACAGCTCATCATGCAGGACAACTGCGCTCAACCCATGCCTCTCCACCGATCTATACCAACTCTCCATCAGAGCGAACTGGTCAGGGGAGTGCTGCTGAATTCTATGCAGTCCTTTTTTGTTAGCCCCAAACATAGGATTGTCACTGCCCGTGAAGTAGCTAGTCAAGATCAGGTTCATAGCTTACCTCTAATATTAACTTCACTCTCCCCATGTATCTCATGGACTAATGGGACAAACCACCTCTCGGTCACTACGTCCTGTGATAGGTTTTCTATAAAGAACTTCTTACCCGCCGCAGCCACCTTCTCCCGCAGCCTAGGCTTATCTAGGAACCTCTTAACCGTACTTTCCGCCTCATCTATAGGACACTGTATGAAATGTCTACCGTGTACTATCCCTAGATCCTTGTATATCTTGAGACCTGGATGAGCCAGTACCAAGGACCCGGAAGCCAATGACTCGGAGAATTTCTTTATCGGTACCTTCCAATTAGTGCCACTAAACACCACCATCCTGCTGGCACGCATGAGGTTAAAGAAATCCCATTGAGTCGGTCGCTTACCCGTGGAGTTACTGTACGGTGGATAAGAGAATCCTGAGGACGTCATTATGGCTCTCATAGGCCCACGGTAGGGGTACAATGGGTGCCCTAGATTACCCTTACCCGGCACGCACACATCCCATATCTTATTGGGCGGGTTAACGTCCCTGATAAACTCCGGCTTCACACTGAAGGGCAAAAAGTACACCCTTGCATTGGGCCAGAACCTGGATATATCCCCCAGCATAGACGGGGAGGCGTATGGGTTGATTATCCTGTAGTCAGCCTGTGGCTGCGCCACCACACTACCTGAATCCTTTTTCAACCAGAAGTCATGTTCGATTCTAGCGATCTTGAATAGGGATTCAGAGGCCATGACCTCTTCCCAGATCCTATTGAAGTTCTCAAACTGAAGAGGGGTAGCCCCTATTAGTTTTTCTACCAACCTCTTCCTGGGGTCTCCTTTACGCCAGTACTGGGACTTCCAGACAGCGGAGGTGATGATTACATCTGGGGGTCCCCCCATGATGGTTAGTACCTCCTTAAAGGAACGTGGCACTTCACCATGTCCAGGGCCTATGACAAAGGCATCTATGCCATGCTTTTCAAGTAGGTCAGTGTTAACTGAATCGTCAAAGTCTGTAGACCTTCTCGTAAACCACTTACGGTTCATTCCCAGAACTAATAGTCGTATGTTTCCCATTACCTTACTCCCTTTCTTCGGGTTAGGGATTGGTCGAACATCCGTTTGTACAACGGTATGATCTTCTCCCAGTCCCAATTATCTCTCATCTCTCTGGAGGCAGTCCTACCGAACCTATCAACTAGTTCTCTGTTGCCATCTAGCTTTTCTAACGCAGTTACCAAAGACCTTGCGATGTCCCTCTTGCCCCCATTTTCTAGCTTTAGACAGTTAACCCCATCCCGCATAAACTCCTGGGCTGACCCGACCGGGGTGCTAACGATGCAGACTCCAGATGAGGCAGCTTCAAAGATAGGGTTAGGAGTGCCGTCATGGCACGCTGTGTGAACTAGCACATCCAGCTTACTGTAGTAGGTGGCCATATCCTCATGGGTCAACTTGGGACTGCCCGGGTTCCCCCTACTCTCTGTCCTGGGAGACCAAATGAACTTGTCACCGAGATGCTTCTTAGCTAATTCAAATGCTGGGTACACTTTGTTGGCCCTGTCCCGGGTCCCTACCCAACCCACCACTAGCTTCTTACCGTTTGGCCTAGGAGCCTGTAAGAAATGGTCTGTCTCAACCCCCCTAGGGATGTAGTATACGCGTCTGTGGTAGGGTTTAATGAAGTCGGCGAGTTCCCTGGACACAGCCCCCACCCCAGCATAACTGTTACGTAGGAACTTTGCCCCTTCCTTGTTATCAGACAGTATCCGTTTGGCCACCTTGTTGGTAAAACTGGATATGGATGCTAACCTTTTATGGGCAGGTATCCTTCTAACGTAACCACCTCGTCGTTGCGTCTCATCTATTCTGAAACACAGCACTAGGTCTAGTCCGGGGAACAGTATTCGACCACCACCCCCACCGGATGTATAGTATATGTCAAAGTCGTAGTACTGAGATAGGTGCTTAGCTATGTTATGGGCATTGATATCCCAGGCCCACCCTTTATAATCAACTAGCAATCCTATGCGTGGTTTTGATTTTATGACCTGTGCCTTGGGGGACTTCTTAATCTTACTATTTAACGTGGGTAGAGTTGTCTTCATAGCATCCCTTCTACCCAACCTGTCCTTTAAGGATAGCCCTGTTCTAGTCTTGGATGGTTTTATAACTCCCCGTGGCCTGTTGTGCGCCTTAAACACTTTTCTATACTTCTCAGCCAACCCACTCCAGCTAAGCTTCTCTGCTACGAACCTAGCCCCAATAGCTAGCTTGCGCTGTAGCTTCTTATCCCCAGCTAACCTATTGATAGCATTAACTATATCCTTAGGATTGGGGTCAGTAGGCAGCACCAACGCGGTTTCACCATCCACAAACAACTCTTTCCAATCACCCACTGGGGAGATAATTATCGGGATTCCACAGGCAGCGGCCTCCAACACTGGGTTAGGGGCTGTATCCCACTTGCCCCCAGCGGCATGGACGTAAGCATCCAGTGATTGGTAAAACGCGGGCATCTCAGCATGAGGCTTTATGTCCTTGTATGGGTACTTACCCAGAGCGGTGCGTAGAGTCACGTTCTTCAAAGAGTCCAACGCAGGTTTAATCAGCTTGAAGTACTTCTTGCGCCCCTTGTGCATCCAGGGGTTACCGGCAAACCCTACCGTGAACTTTGGGTTTGAGGTGGCGGGTCCTGGTGTAAACATTTCGGTATCTACCCCATTGGGGCAGTGGTAGGTCCTAGGTATGATAGGAGAGAATTCATTAAACAGCTCTCGGTTCACACAAACAGCTCCACCATACAGATGTTTCACATGAGCCGCTGTCTTGGCCCTCCCATACTTCTCCCAGGACTGCCAGCTACTGATGGTAGTTGTAGTGATGTCTGCGGGGGGTCTTGGGAAGTCCTTATGCTGAACGGGCCAATACCACAGTGAGATGTGTACGTGTGAGTACTTAGAGTAGTCGTAGACATTGCCTGACTGGTACAAATACTGTTTATCAAAGTCAAACTCATCAGATAATTGACGGGTGATAGCCTCAGTCTTGTTGTCATGGGACCACCCTGGCTTATCTACGATCCACAGCACTCTCGGCTTAGCTGGTTTGATAGAGGTTTTAGTAGGCACGGCCTTCGTCCTTTTGATATTGGTAGTTCTCGGCTTTTCCAATTTGTGTAGATACCTCAATATAGTATCTGTAGCGTCTTTATACATCTCTTTGAGGTAGAAGGGTACTGCGAAGTGATTCACCTCCAGTATATAGGGCTCTCCTGTTTTGGAGTCCCGGATGATATCTACCCCACCAATCTCGATCTTTAGAAGCTTACACGCCTTTATACATATCTCCAGCTCTTTGTCCGTCAGGGGTGTGAACTCCAACTTACCTTTCCGACCAAAGTCGTATGCCGCTATGTACCCATCATGCGCTATCCTGGTCACAACAATAGCTGGGTCGTCCCCAACCATCAGGACTCTGGTACACTCCCCCTTACAGTCCACATACTCTTGGAGAATCATATTCTCCTTGAGCCTTATAGACTTAGCCTTATCTGCTGAGGGTACCAGCTTAACCCCACGGGCGTATCCCCCGACGTTGGGTTTCATGATAGCGGGGAAAGCCACTGTATCGAAACGGTTTTTCTGGCCCGGCTTTAACAGAGCCCAGTTAGGTACAGGTACACCGCCCGGGGCAAGAATCTTATACTGGCCCTGCTTGTTGTACCTAACACCATTAACTACAGTGATATCAGTTCTGTTCTTGATAGTGTTGAGTGCTGGCTTCTTGGCTTCGTATACAAATACCACGTCACCTGGACTCATTGCGGTGTTGCCTGTAATGACTTTGATGGGAATGCCTAAAGACTTACCCCGTTGGAGCATAGCCTTGCACCCCTTACCGCTAGGGCGAGATGTGAGAACATAAATCATTGAATTATAACCCTCCGCCCCGAGTATAGCATGTAGAGAATATAAGAAAAAGCCTGCCATAAGTGGGTCAACGTAAACCCCAATTCATACCTGGGAAAGAAGGAGAAAACATGGCCACTGTAAGAGTGTTGAAACAGGGTACTAACACAAGAGAAGTCGAAGTGGAACCGGGCGCTACAATTCAGGATGCCCTGGCCGCTGCCCAACTGGATCGCTCAGGATTCCGCGTCTTGCTCAACGGTGAAGAAGCCTCCCCCACTGTCCAGATCGGGGAAGAGGACACCATTCAGCTCGTGCCCAAGATCGAGGGTGGAAACTAAAGCATTCCGGGGGGATGCGTAGGATGTGGGGAGGACAGCACTCCCCCTTCCTTTTCCCCCACCCCCACCTTTTATTTAGGGAGGAACCCAACATGCCGACAGCGGAGATACAAAACACAACAACGGCACCACCCCCAGCACTAAAGGCTCAACTAGAGTTCTTCTCCTCAAGTAAGGGGATCCCAATCATCTATACGGAATGTGACTTACAACAGCCACTATCCCGGTTACTAGCTGGGGATCACCCGATTGAAGGGTATACCAACCGAGATCCGGAAGGGTACATGGTACTGAGGCGTGGACTACATCTATATGTACAATCCAACACGTCAGGAGATATGAAGACGTTCAGGACCGAGGTCAAGGACAAGATCATTGAGGTCAAAACGAAAGTATTTGATTACGCTAAGTTCTACTCTGATCTAAACGCGACCAAAAGGAGAATCCTGGGGGCTGGGGTACGAGTCATTTCAAGCCCATACAACACAGCCTTGCATGTAAACGAAGGCACACCCTTTGAGCTAATCCCGCCAGTAGAAGAGGCGGGACTTTTCGGATTCTCTTACGGGGGTAGTCATATCTTCTTACCCCTAAGTTTCCGAAATATGTCCAGTACGGACGTAGAAGCCCCTGTAAACTGGCTTTGGGCGGCTATTGAGGTGATGCTGACCAAGGAGTTAGACCATGTGTGGGACCCAACACAGCTCAAAGAGGACTTCATCAGGACGCGTAGAAAGACAGTATCGGAGAGGGTTGCAGCCATTCACCTGGAGATTACCACCGCTGGACACGAGATTAGGGAGCTGAGACAAAAAGCCCTAGTCCTGGGTAGAGAGCGTGATAAGAAGAGGGTAGAGATGAAGTCCATCAACCTCTACTTTGAAGATTCGGAAAAGTCTCAGTTTGATGGCCAGTTTGGTGCTATGTGTAAACTCATCCCCAACGTGTACAGAGAGATCAGGGTATCAGAGGACAACATAGTAGCCACAACCCCCAGGGTCATCATCGTTGGAGAGAATGATGGGGTAAAGTATGACGTGGGGTGGTTTGAGGTAACCCTCAACGACAGGACTGGGGCCCTCAAGATAAATCAACAGGACGACACCAAGTTCAGGCGGAGCTCTGGTCACCCGCACATTTCTGACTCTGGTATCCCTTGCCTAGGTAATATTGACAACCAGTTAATGAACCTGATAGAGACCAAGGAGTATGCGGCAGCATTGGCTCTAATAGCTGATTACCTCCGCCATGCTAATGACAACGATTCCTACGTCAGGGTTGCTAACTGGGGCAGTGATGGGGGCAGTGATGATGAGGACTATGACGAAGATGAGGACGATGATAACAGACGGGATAGTTGTTGGGAAAACAGCGGTTACCATGATTGCGCTGTCTGTGATGATGAGAATTGCCCCCACTTCGACTCTGGCTACACTAGGTGCGCTGAGTATCTAGAAGAAGAAGGTGACTGGTCTCAGTGTGCTACTTGTTCTAGTAGGGATGACTGCACTGAAGGGACAGACCGGAGCATTACCGCGTGTCAAAACGGTCAACAGATTGGTGAGACCGGACCTATTAGTTGTTTACAGAGACGACGTGTGAGTGGATCTTCTTCATCGGGTACCGAATGCCACCAAGCGGGCTGCCCCTACTACCCCATTGTCGCTGCTCAACAGTTCTGTTACGACAGGGTAAATAGGTCCCAAGCTTGTGCTCGGTGCACCATATCCCCGAGATGTGCACACTCAACTGCATCTGAGGCCGCTGTGGAACCGCCGCAGGTAGGAGTTGAAGTAGTTGAGGGGCAACCTGACAGTGGTGATGGGTTTAATCAGTATGGGTTTGTGGCAGCACCCAGGGCTCCACAGAGACATGTAGATGCCGCTAGTCCGACTATGCCTCCAGCCCACGATTCAACAACTGTGCCTTGGTCATATGGGAGAGCTGAACCTTACGAGATTAGTGTAACAACTGAAATTCGTAGTGAGGAAGACCGGGAGTTTGCTAGGGTTGTAGACGAGATGATCATTGGGGATGAGGACATGGCAGATGAGGAACCGGTACCGTATGGCCCACTGGACAGTCCAGGAGCCCAAGAAGTTATGAATTACATAGCTGAGGTTGATTCTGCGGTTGAGCAAGTAGACCGTTGCAGTGGGGAGTCCCTTGAGGATGTGTTGGAGATAGACCCAAGCATAGTAGAGCTAGCACAAGGTTCCCCAGAGTTACAGGGTATGAGGGATAGTTTCCAAGCCGCCCTGGACGCAGAAGGTGAGGCACTTGAGCCTATAGTTATATCACCGTCAATTATGACTGAGGAAACCCCAGCTAGGGATGCGGCGATACAGGCCGTACATAGAGTACTGAATGAGGCAACACTCAGAATACCACCGGTACCCGCTGTCATAGACGCAGGGACTGTCTCGGCAGCCATGTTGGACGCCATTGGAGACGAGTTGGTAGAAGCGTTGAGAGAGCAAGAACCAGAAGAAGAAGAAGACCAGGAGTAGATTGTATGGAAATTACTATTGACCAGAAAGCTTGGGATAAGCTGAAAGCTTGGGTAAGCGCCTGCCCTATTGAGATGTCCTCTCTAGGGATTGTGCACCAAGATGAGAACCGCCCAAATAAGCTCCACATATCTGATGTGTACCTGCCTAAGCAGGAATGTCATGGGGCCTCTACGGATATGGACCAAGATGATGTCGGTAAGTTAGTGTATGACCTAGACAAGGCGGGGGTAGACCCTGTGCTACTACGCCTATGGCAGCACTCACACGTTGACATGGACACCGCCTTCTCATCAGTAGACGACTCCACCATCGACGACGATCTGAAGAACGATACGTTCCTAATATCGTTGTGCATGAACAAGAGGGGGGAATACTCCTGTAGGGTGGACGTGTACAAACCGTTGCGACTCACAGTTAGCAATGTACTCATCACCCCAGTGCTGAAGGTGAATATAGATGAGATGGCTATAGCCAAAGCAGAGATTGAAGAGAAGGTAAAACGAGCCTTACCTGTACACACCCACCACTACGGTCAAGGAGGTCCATGGCCCGGTGGTAACGGTACTGCTAGGGGCAACGGTAGGGGTGACCCCCGTGGCTTATGCAGTCCTCACAACATGTACATGGAGGATGAGTATGGAGACCTGGAGATGGATGCACATCTACAGGAGTCTCTAGCAAAAAAAATGGAGGACGAGCTGGCGGAAATGGGTCTTCACGTAGTAGGGGACGAAGAAGAACTCATGGCAGAAGATCTCGCGGCAGAAAAGGTAAAAGATGAGATAGAGGACACTTGGGTGGATATGCCTAAGGAAGAGCCTGTCATCGGAGATTCAAATCGCCTAGCCAGCATCGTCCAAGCTTCATCTGAAAAGATGATGGAGCTACTTGATGACCTCTTCATAAACGAATCTGAAGGTGACAATGGTATCATTGAACTAGATGAATACTTGTACACGAAGAAATCCCACTTAAAGGACATACTACAATGCTCGCAAGCGATATCTATTGCCGTCAAAGCGGAATTCTCCGTGCCGACGCCATCAAAGACTACGAAGTCCACATCATCGGAGTCGGTGGAATAGGTTCACCCACCACGTTTGCCCTCACTAAGATGGGTGTAAGCAAGGTGACGGTATGGGATAACGATAAGGTGGAAGCACACAACCTCCCCAACCAAATGTTCCGGAAGGAAGACCTGGGTAAGATGAAGGTGGTGGCGATGAACGAAATCGTCAAGTGCTTCCATGACACGTCCCTCACTACCAAACCTATGTGGTACACCAGTCAAAAGTTGGAAGGTACCGTGGTGGTAGCAGTTGACTCAATGGATACCCGTATCAAGATATGGAATGCCTGCAAGTCCAACTTCAACATCCCCCTATTCATCGAAGCCCGCATGGGAGCAGAGTATGCTGAGGTGTACGCTGTGGACCCCACCGATCCAGATGACATAGAGATGTACGAAAAGAATCTCTATCCCAGTAGTGAGGCTACTCCTGCACCGTGCACGGAAAGAGCAATCATCTATACAGCATTTGGTATCGCGTGTATTATCACAGGCGTTATCAAACAGCACATCAACGGTGGAACATTCAACAAGGTGACGCGTATGGACTTCGCCACTATGACCACCTTGTAGGAGGAACTTATGGGAGAAGCAGCAGAATCCAGGGTATCCAAGGTCAAACCGAAGGTCAAACCGAAGGCAAAAGCTCCTCCTCCAGACCCAGTGGTGGACCCAGATGGACCTCGAATGAGGTTCAGAGCACAGGTCAGAGGGAACCTGGACATCCAGAAAACACGGATAGGTCTGGGGAACCGAGTGGTAGAGAGCTGGAAGGTCAAGAACGGAAAGATCCCAGGGAAGGCTGAAAAGGATGAGCTCAGCGGGGAAGCCAAGTCTACCCTCAAGACACTGAAGCTGTCGTACAAGAGAATCACAGACGGCGTTGTACGGATCAGACCACACAAGTTTGAAGGGGACGGGGTTATAGGAGACTATGCCACCCTCAAACTAGTGGAACACTACGTCGCGCTGGAACGGGTTGAAAGGGAACAACTAAGCCTTATCAGGATGGGGCTGGAAGAGTTTCCTATCTGGAATGAATACTTGGAACGTATCAGTGGTATTGGCCCCGCCATGGGTGGTATCATAGTCGCCGAGTTTGACATCCACAAAGCACGGCACGTATCCAGTCTGTGGAAGTATGCAGGTCTAGACGTTGCAAAGGACGGGCTAGGCAGGAGTCGTAGAGCAGAGCACTTGGTTGATGTGGAGTACCTTAATGCGGCGGGTGAGACGAAGACAAAGAAGGCTATCACCTTCAACCCTACGCTCAAAACTAAGTTGATCGGGGTGATGTCCGCTAACCTGATTAAGTGTGGTCACAAACGCTACAGACAAATCTATGATCAATACCGTTACAGGCTTGCCCATAGGGAGGACCTGCTCGCCCGTAAGGATGAGAAGGGTTGGAAGGGGCACATGCACAACATGGCTCTACGCTACATGGTCAAGCAATTCCTACGGGATTTGTTCCCTGTATGGAGAGCCTTAGAAGGTCTAGACTTTGACAGACCTTATGATGAAGCTCTGCTAGGACATTCTCATCTTGAAAAGTTGCCCCCACCGTGGGTTGGCAAGGAACCACCCAAAGTATACTGGGAAGATGAGAGGATTCAGCAGATCTTTACTACCGCATAAGTGGAATTAAGTGGGGGAACCCCCCCGCTTTTTAGCTGTAAATCCTGACATAAGGAATATGAAGCAAAATCACACGGAAAGGAACCTTCCACCATGGAAAATATTCGGGATGCGATACAGGCTGCTGCAAAGAAAGCCGACGCCTCTAAGTTGTTTGAGATGTGCGAGGTCAGTGTAAGAGCTGAGTCCATACGTAAGTCTAAGGCAGCAGAGCTAGCCGCTCAGGTACGTCGGCATGTCAAGAAGTTAACTGAACCATCCCTACCAGAAGGTGAGAAGAAGGGGCTGAAGGCTAAGATCGAAAATCTCAAAACACGCTTGCTTGATTTACTGGATGGAGATACAGTAGAGCTTCGGCGTTTGGTCAAGGTTAAGATAAAACCCAAAAAGAAATAGTGCTTTGCTCGGGTAGGCCAGTGGTTAAGCCACCAGACTTTCAATCTGGTGATCGCGGGTTCAAGTCCCGTCCCGAGCTCTTATGGGGGTGACCTGGATTCGACGGGAATAATTGAGTCGTGCTTTGCGTGTCGGATGTTCTACGTTACAGAACAAACCTAGATAGTTGCCGAAAATCAACTTCCCATCGCTGCTTAGAGAGTAGCGCGGTCTACCTACGGAGAGTCGCTGTAGGCTAGAACGTCACCTTAGACTCCCCGGTTGTCAGTATCGGGTAATAGCTGACAAAACCCGTCCCGGTGTTCCCCACACGGGTAAGGCAGTGGGGTCCTGAAAGCGTTGCCAACCATGTCTTTCAGGATAGAAAGGTTGGACACACACGTAGATGAGCACGGTAAGTGTTCGCGGACGCGGGTTCGATTCCCGCCACCTCCACCATACAAGGGCATGGAGCTTAGGTTCGATTCCTAAGATGATACTGTCTAGAGCAAACTCAATAGAGTCTCCGGAGACAAAGTTGAGGGAGCTGATATCCCGCAGCGCCTGCGCCCTTGGCACACCCTCGGGAGTTACAGTCCCTCGGTAGGTTGCCTCCTGCCTGAAACAATATTGTTGATGACCTGTGTTAGTGCCCTCTGCAAGCATGGCGGAAAGGACGGACGGAGTATCTAGATGCATCTAGGTGCCCCTCTGCGGCTAGAACTATCCTGCCCCAGGTCATCAACAGTAACCAAAAACATGCACACTAACAGGACGAATGTTACTATAAATAAAGGGCCTTGAGCAAAGAGTCGGTCGGGTTAGCTTCCCCCATAGGTTCGATTCCTACCTGTTATGGCATTGGTCTGGGTTCGAATCCCGGTATGCTCTTAACTCTGACAGGCAGAGGGGCCCACGTACAATTAAGGAGTAAAACGTATGAGAAAAACGGTGAACGAATGGTTACCTATCAAGAATGAAATTATGCAGGTGGTTAACGCCTTGCTGGGGAAATCCAGATTCAGAGTAGCCTACCATGAGGTCTTAAACGATGGGGTAGTGGTAGAAGGCCGTGGGGAGATGGATGACTTCGATACATATCTGCCCAAGGTCAAGGCCGCATTCCGAGTGTCCAATTTGGTTAACACACACCTCGCCGCGTTCAACACAAACAACGGCGTGGGTGAAACTGTGCGGGATATCAAGAACACTGAGGAATTACTGGGTTTATGTGATGTAGCTCTGGAAGGATCGGAAGCATCCAAGAGAAGCAGCGTTGAAGTAAACGGCGGGCTGAAGGTAATCACCGAGGTAGAGGTGAGACCTTTGGACAGCCGTGCCAGTATAAAGCTCCAGATCAAGGGGCTGAAGAAGAGGAAGAGAGAGTTGCAGGCCAGATTGTCTAAACTCAATGCGTTGGAACTGGAAATCCCATTGGAAGCTGCTGACCTGGACTATCTAGAGATGGAACTATAACGCCTTGGGTAGGCGGGTTGAGTAAGAGAAGACGTGCCTAAGCACGAGTAGGCGTTATACCCGAAAGTATAGCTAGCCTCCTGGGTGAAGGCGAATTGATATGATCCCAAACACTATCGACCCTAATAAGGTTTATGTTGCAGACGTAAGGCGTGTAGGATGTAATGTGTAAATGGACAAACTGTTTAAATGTCAAAAAGTATGCAAAAATATCTGAAAGACCACCTACCCATTCGATAGCATAGGAAAGTTGGCATAGAGGCAGCCAGGACGGAATTAACTGTCCCTTCTTGACATCTCTGGATGTCAAGTCGCTTCTAAGGAGTGAGACGAAGCACCAAGCGAGGAACGGAGTGTGTCTGGTAACAGGATGTGAACTTCAAGGCTTGGGTAAATGTGGAAGTAACCCTACCAGTCTCCTAGGGACAGGTAACCTTCAGCGACAGGAAAGGGGTTTCTCTTTGGCGTAACAGCACACCTATGCTGTCACTAATCAATAATCAGGCGGGACGTGAGCTGGAAACTCACAACCCAGTCTGTGGTACGAATACCATCAGGAGGTGGGCTTAGAAGCAGCCAGGATGGAATTAACCGTCCCTTCCCAACAACCTTAGTATCAGTGGGGTTGAAGGGTTGCCTATAATGAGTGAACCTTTGTGATCGCACAGGCCCGTAGGGAGAGAACTAAAGGTCCGGTCATTTGCCGCCACATTGGCCGTGGTTGTCGAATGAGTTCCGGGTGTGCCTGATAGGGGCTCCTGCAAGGGTACTGCTGACATGTCCGGCCACACTACGGCTGCGTAGTTAGGTTAAACTCGGGCATGCCACGCCTACCGGAGACACACCGGTCCTACATCCGTTCCTTCGCTTCTCAAAAGGGATGTGGGTAGACGGGTCACGAGGAGTGAGATGACATGTTCTTTGGCGTGACAGCACACTTGTGGTATCGTACTCAGAATAGGGACACGCGGATTGGCGGCAAGTGGGATAGGGGAACAACCCAGTACCCGAAAAGGTGAATACTGAATCCCAGATTCGAGACCTGTGTAGGCTTCTTGCCGAGTAACTCCATTCCCTATGTGCGGGCATAACTCAGTGGTAGAGTACCTGCTTGCCATGCAGGTTGCCGTGGGTTCAAATCCCACTGTCCGCTTACAACGAAAAAGGTGGCGAGGTCAGCTTCAACTGTCCGACAATGATATCATAGTCACCCTCAGGAACCACAAGGGGGAGAGGAGGCAGGTGAGTGTTCGACGTAGGACGACTAGGGATTCTTTGAAGAGTCTACCCGATGTTCTGATCCTGTGTACGGCTCATCGTTCTCTCCCCCTTGTCCTGTAAACTACTTCGTTATTCTGATCCCACCTAACATCAGGTAAAGGCATGCCGGGTATAAGTGGGACAAAGGGAGTTGACCGTCCCCTTAGACAACTTGCCAGCGGTCATCTGCGGGTGTAGCTCAATGGTAGAGCAGGAGCCTTCCAAGCTAAAGGTTGTGGGTTCGACTCCCATCATCCGCTTTAACACAATAAGTAGAAAGAGTAGGTGACTATGGAATTCCTAAGTGAGGATGTATGTGAAGTTGATTGGCGCAAATTGACCAGGGATTGGGTAGAATATCACAGTCGGTTAGAAATACGCAAAATGGCTCAGGAGAAGCTAGATCTATCTGTGGTAGACGTGATACAAAAATCTTCAGAAGAGCTGGTAGACGCTATCATGGACTCCGGGTTCATGTTGCCCATGCCCGTGTTTACCCAAGTGAAGATAGGTCCTGTCGGTATCGACCACTGTTACTTCCCGCATAATGGATGTAGGTGCTCCAGGGTTACGGTTCATAAGGGTAACTCGGTGTGGCTATACCCATTTGTGTCCAGTGACGGTAAGACCTACAAGTTTGACGGAGTTGGTTGCATCACCGCCATGACACTGAGGTTGACCTGGGACCCTAAGACGAATAAGGCAGAAACAGTTTTCCTAGACTAAGGAGGTAGGACGTTGTTTGACATTGTGTTGGTAATGTTAGTGCTAGTCGGGTTTATGGCGTTTGCAGTAGAGGCCATAACGGCCAAACCTGTAGGCAGTGAACCGGAACCGGAGGATGAGGTTGAAGAACCTGTCTACACTCCTACCAGAGAGCACAGGCTGGACTTTGGGGAACCCTGGCATAGCGATGTGATACTGCTATACCCCAAGAGTCAGTACACAGAAGAGGGCATCGAGAGCCTGAGGCGGTATGATCTGGCGTAAATAGTGTCTAGTGTCGGTAGCTTAATTGGTAAAGCAGCAGACTTTTAATCTGTTGACTGTGGGTTCAAGTCCCGCTCGGCACATTAACAACAGTGGATGGAGTGGGTTGAATGAGAGCAAGTTTACTAAGGAAGCCTGATTGGGATAACCCGAAGGATCACATGCGGGACCTGTTAGTGATAGACCTAACTAATGATGAAGCAATGACTATGATACGGGATCTATTACGACAGATGCAAACCAATGACCCAAATAGGGAAGGTGGCCAGTATCGGGTGGAGTCTGGATGTAACAAGGAATTGATGAAAGGGAACGGCAATGGCGACTGAAAAGAGAGTAGAGATTCTGAAAGCCCCTAATGTGTATGTCCCAGATGATATAGGAGGCGACTTCATACGCGGGGAGGACTATATACTGCCCCCACCGGACGTAACTGACTTCAAGACTCAGGTCTTTCTGAGCTGCTTTGACTTTAACCCTTGGGTTACCCTACGGAAACGCTTCGGGGTAGACTCTCGCACGGTGGAAGAGTGTGTGAAGTACGAGTGCCCTTTAGAATATGGAAACAAATACTACTGGCTCATCCCTCAGATGCTGGTAACAGATGACCCCACGTTTAACTCCTACCCAGGTGAGATGAAGAGCAACTACAAGTGGGACATGGCGTGCGATGTCAACTTCTGGAGAAGTTCTATGGATCCTAAAGCCAAGGGTCCTATCCTCAGTGACCTTCATAAGGTGTTCATGGGCCATGGGTACACAGGATGCACTGGACCCAATGACGGGGATGGTAGAATTATCCCAGTAGGGCTGATACTATCCAACGGAGATATGTTATGGTGCTGGTCTTGGATCTGGTACAATAAGTGAGAGAAGGACTACTAGCCATCTATGGAGGGTGACTGGGCTGTAAACTCAGTATCGTGGAAGCGGTCAGCTAGGTTCGATTCCTAGGTAGTCCATAGATAGAAGCCACCTTGTGTTCCTGGTTGGGGCGGGATGTCTGCAAAACATCCAACTTTGCCGGTTCGATTCCGGGGGGTGGCTTATTGCCGTGTAGCTCATCTGGTAGAGCGAACGCCTGATAAGCGTTAGGTAGGTGGTTCGACTCCACTCACGGCAACTGGTTCTGGATAAACCTACACAAATATATGAGGTGCCACAATGATGGACTCTGTACTCTTCGCTGGAGTGATAGCCTTACTGTTTTTCCTTGGGGGTTTCTTTGGGTGGGAACAGCGCGGAAAGTTTGAGGAAGATACAATTCTCCCCTTTGCAGCAGATAGACCTAAGCTTATCCGTAAGAGGATCTTACCATTGATGCTTATGTCCCTGATGGTCGGGGTATGTACCATGACTGGATGGTGGTGGAGCTCTATATCAGCACTGTAATATGGGACGGTGGCGGAACTGGTAGACGCGCCAGATTCAAAATCTGGTGGGGGAAACCTTGTGAGGGTTCAAATCCCTCTCGTCCTATTAGGGGATCATAATGAAAGTGGCAGACAAAGAGAAGACTCCTATCGTAATGTGCACAACATGCAAGAAGGCGTATACAAAGTCTACTATTGAAAATCCTGTGTGGAAAGATCATTTCTGCTCATCTAGGTGTTGGGATAAATGGTTTAAAGGAGGAGAACTTGACGAATACAATAAATCATATCTTAGATATTTAGATGCCGGTGGGGAAGATTATGATTAGTAGTTCAAATCCCTCTCGTCCTACTTTGTGCCATAAGAGGGTTAGAGAAGAAACTAGCCCAAAGGAGGAGACATGTCAGACAAGATCGTGGGTGAATATCTCACCATCAAAATGGACAAACCGACCACTGTAAAAGTGCATCTACTGTCTGAGTTGGTACCTGAGCCCTGTGATGAGGACGGCACATTACCTATTCGGAAGTTAAAGGCGGTCCAGCAGTGGAGGACCATAAAGGCAGTTCATACAATTCAAGTGCTGGGGCCCATGGTACGGTTCCTGGCCGAAGGCAAGAGGAGGAGTTACCCACTCAGGCAGGTGCAAGAGTGGATTGAAGAGGATGATGTCCCTAAAGCAGTTTAGACCTTAGGGCCCATAGCTCAGTTGGCTAGAGCTCCCGGCTCATAACCGGATTGTCGAAGGTTCGAATCCTTCTGGGCCCACCAGTTTCCCACACCACATTCCTTAATGGAGGACGCATGAACGAAGACAAGACCAATGACCTGAAGAAAGATGACGCAGTATTACCGAAGGAGGCAATCCCTGTGAAAGTCCCCGCCAAGATTGACAAGAAGGATGACCCGGGTTGGACCGGTATGCAATACTTCATCCTGATCATGGTTGGGCTGATCTGCCTCGGACTCGGCTTCGGTGGAGGGTACGGCAGTTACGCCACCAAGCTGACTGAGGCCAACTCCGACATCAAGGCGCAGGCCGGTGAAATTGGTAAACTGAAGCTCAGCTTGAGCAAGGCCAACTCTAACTACAGTGACGCCAACATGAGCCTGTCCAAGTCCAAGACGGCACTGTCTGTATGTGAAGGCAAACTTACCAAGGCCACTGCCAAGAAGAAAGTGGTAAAGAAGTACAAGAAGAAAGCAGTTACGACGGGCAAGAAATAAGGTAGGCCAACCGGCTACGCGAGTTCTGAGGGGGGTGGGGGAAATCTCCACCCTTTCTCTTTAGCTAGTTATCCTGACATAAGTACTACAATGAATACGGAGGATTATATATGTCTAGAAAGGTGATACAACCAGCCATAGTTGAAACAACCTGTGACTGTTGTGGCAAAGTGGTCCGGTCAGACCAAGGAAATAATGGGATTGTGCGGTTTGACTTCGCGGATGGTGCGGAAGTAGACTGTGATAGTGACTACAGGGAGTCCCACTCAGAGAAGTATGACTGGTGCAACGCGTGTATAGGAGAGTTGATTGATACCATAAACAGGACGTTCTTCCTACGGTACCCTACTCGGCTTGCCCCTACCTCCAGTGCCTTTGATGTGTTCTTGGAGAAGATAAAGACCAAGGAGCTTGAGACGTCCTCTCAAACACAGGAGTACCTGAGAAAGCATGTGACGAAACATAATAGTCCATTCAGTTAAGGAGGTACAATGGGATTCAAAAAGAGCATAACACCACAGGATGTGGTAGACCAACTGAACTGGCTGTTAGAGAATGACCCACCGGGATGCCAGGTTTTCATGGACGGTATTCGGGTTGGGGTTAACGAGAAAGTAGCGAAGCACCCTTCCATACAGGTGGTAACTTCCTCTGCTGGGGATGAGAATAACAAGTGGTACACTCTCGGAGCCCTGGGGTTCTTAAACGGACTGTTCGGTACCTCTACTACCGGCATTGGCGCTATAGCGATGGTAGTAGAGGGGGATGGGAAAGTATCCAAGTTCTACCTGACCGACCCTGAATCCGTAAAGGAGGACCTAGAGTACGCCATCAAACCAGGATTTGATAGGGGCCTGACACTATGCTTCCAGATAGATGCTGCGGGTTTTGGTGATGACCTGATAGACTGGTGCGTAGCTAGGGGTGCCAGCACCCACGACGATTCATCCATGGTCGTAATCCAAGCAGGCAGTGAAGATGACGAACTAATGGTACAGTACCTTGAACTCAGCGGGGCTATACTAGAGAAGGGAAAGTACTACTACGTAGCGATCTCAGCGACATAGGTAAATAGCCTCCATAGCTCAGGGGATAGAGCAACCGCCTCCTAAGCGGTAGGTCGAAGGTTCGAATCCTTCTGGGGGCACCACAATAATTATAAGGAGTGCGGGTATGAAAAGTAAGAGGGGTTTCACATTGATCGAGTTAATGATAGTAAGGTACAACTATCCGTAGCAAATGAGGGGCTAAAAATGAAAGAGAAATGGAAGACTGACCCAAACAATCATATACCGCCTCCCGACTATGACTACACACCATTAGACCAGATGGATCACCCATGGTTAAACGGGATGATCTTTGCCTTTATACCTTATCTGTTGGTGTTCCTGATCATATTGGGTATGATGTACTTACCCTCCCATCCGTTCTAAAGGTTTTGCGCCCCGGTAACTCAGCGGATAGAGTAACGGCCTTCTAAGCCGTAGGTCCCAGGTTCGAATCCTGGCCGGGGCGCTTACCCTTTACTTGTTCACTCTCCTTTCAGCCCGAATGTAGGTGACCGCTGCCATCGGACTAGAGAATGTAATCATCTCTTTGTGGTGAGGGTAGAACACTGTTGTTGGGACCCCGACCACCCCTGGAGAGAAATGCCTGACACTGAACACGTCATCACTTTTGTACGTGCCTGTTTTAATTAGTTCCACTTGCCGTTCGATCCCACCCAAGTACCTAAACACGGTGCTGTGAGCTGGCCTATGGGTGTGAGCAGTAACTGCTACATCCGCATCCGAGCACTTTTCCATGTGTAGCTTATTGGGACTGTGGAGGTCATTAGTGGCGCTGTTACCCTTGTACTTGTGGGTGGCTACTATCTTGTAGGTTTGAGATCCCACAATAAGATCCATGACCCCGATACCGGCAAAGTAGGGTACTGAGTACTGGGCGAATATCTTGGCTAGGGGTGATGATCCGAAGAGGCGTTCGTCTCTTTCCACATCATGATTGCCCCAAAATGCCGCAAGCAGCAGATCCCTGGAAGACAGGTCCTCAATAAGATCTTCTGCGATATCCATTTGTAGTTCAGGGCTAATAGACTGGGAAGTGACCGCTTCCAAAGACCTGAAGACCCGAGTGTTCTCAATGAGATCCCCGACCGTGACCATTCTAAGTTCGGGTGAGTTGATGAGCAGATCTAGATGTTTCTCAACGCCCCTCGCGTCTGTGCTAAGGCTGCCCAAATGCCAGTCGGCAGACCACATAATAGCTACGGGGTGTCAGTAAGTATCTGGGTGGCAATGTGTGTTTCGATCCGACCTCTGGACCTATCAGAGAGTTTCTGTACCTGATGCAGCACATCTATCCCTTGTCTCCATAGTCGTTTCGGTTCTGGAGTATCATTATGAGCTAAATGAATACTGTCTGCCTCTACCGCTTGTGGCTCGTCATCCAGCCCTGGTATCACTGGAACATTACCATTTCGTGGTAACGTCCGGTAGCAGGACAAGCACACCGCAGGTCGGTCATCATACCGTTTGCTTGCTGTGTTCTTGCACCCCGGGACCGCACACTGAGTCTTGGCCATCTTGTTCTCCTTGTGTTGTTGGAGGATGTAACCTGATTGCAGGCACTTATACCTGAAATGGTTTTAAATTATCAATAACCGTAAAGGTTAGCTGATACTAGCAGACTGCTGAGCAGTTGAAAAGGAGATGTGGAGCAATGATAAAAGTAAACCTGCTGCCTGTTAGAAACCGACAGTTAAAGCCAAAACCGAGGCGGCCACAGTCTGTTTATCGTCCAACCCGTCGCCTGACTCTTCGCTTGAACAATCCTCTGCCTTGGATGACGCTGCTAGTTATGGGGGTTGGGCTGGCAATGCTGGGTGTGGCTTACCTGTCATCGCTGGGCGTTTTCGGACATAAGACTCCTAAGGAACAACTATCGGAAGTAGTGTCCCAGCAAAGTGAATATAAGCTGGTAGAGAAGAACCTTGGGAAGGTTGCTGGCATGACTCCTTCAACTAAGGTTGGGGGTTACTCCGTTATAGAGACGGACATAACTCTCATCACTGTCCAGGACATGACGGTCCCCTACATCCCTAAGCGGAAGCGGGTGAGCCTGTATACGAAGGAAGATGAACGCGGGGTCAAGTACTTCATTAAGATTGACGGGATGGATAAATACATACGCTGTACAGGAGGAGTTGAGCATGTGGTGGCGGAAGAAGAAAAATGACAACCAGACTATGATAGTTCTGGCGTCCATAGGGTTGGTAGTGACGATAGCGGCAATAGACTTCATTTCAGTAATAGTGCGAGCATGGAAGGAGAAAGAGCCTTGTTAGGACAAGCACTGATCTATCTAACGGGATTGCTCATTCTTGGACTCATAGTGTGGAAGGTGATCATACCACTCCTCACTACAAAGAAGGAGCCAGAAGAGGAAGAGGATGACGACCCATTCGGGGATGAGATCGCCCTGGAGTCGGCACGGGAAAGATTGGAGGATAAGAAGCGGCACCGTAAGGTACTGCAAGCACAGCTATCACTAGCTACAACCGAAGCCCAGATCACGAAGGAGATGAAAACATCCACAGACAGCTTGATACAGTTACAGATTCAGATCGACAAAGAGGACACCCTTATCGGGGAACTGGAAGCTGAGCAAGGCGAAGTATATAACGGTGACGGTTCGGACACCGATGATTCCCCGGACCAAAACAAGGACAGGGTATAAACCCGTAACATTCTGGAGGTGAAGTAAAAATGGCAGACAAAAGCTCACAGGCTCGTAGTGCTGGCCCGCCGGTCAAACTGATTATCGGTGTATGCATTGGGATCATTGCCCTACTGGTGGTGGTTATGCTTGGCGGCAACTTGTTCGAGACAAACCGGGTAGGCTACTACCAAGTGAAGCAGGCTATCTATTCTGGCACAATGACATGTCGGTTGGACCCCGGCACGTACTGGCAGGGACTCGGGGACATTTACACGTACCCCGTCGCGTCCACATACGCTTTCCGAGTTCGTGGTGAAGGCGATGAGAACACCGATATCCTGAGTGGTCCGTTACCTACTCGATTCAGTGATGGCACCAAGGCACCTGTATCAGGATCGGTTCGAGTGTTGACCCCCATGGTGTGTAGCCAGTTGATTCAGATGCACACAGAGTTCCATGGGCATAAGGGAATGCTATCCAATCTGGTCGGCCCCCAATCCCGTAAGGCTATCTTCGCTACTGGCCCCCACATGACTGCGGCAGAGTCCTACAGTGCAAGACGAGCAGAGTTCCTGGGCTTGGCGGAAGATCAGTTACGCCATGGTGTCCTGGTGGTTAACCTGAAGGAGGAAGATGTCACCGACGAGGTTACTGGTGAAGTCAAGAAGGTCAAGATCGCCCATGGCACCGCTTGTACCGACATCACCAACCCCAAATGCATCAACGGATTCCTCCGGCAAGAGTCCCCCTTCGAACGGTACGGTATCCAAATGACAAACTTTGTAATCGACGGCATCGACTACCCGACGGTGGTTATGGACCAGATCGAGAAGCAAAGGAAGGCACGAATGGATATCATAACCCAGCAAGCTGAGGCCCTGCAAGCTGGGGCCCGTGCTGAAAAGGCCAAGGCAGAGGCTTTGGCACAAGTTGAAGAGACAAGGGCCATTGAAGAAGTGGCGAAAACACAGAAGATTGTGAGGGCTGAGGCAAGTTTGGAGCAAGCCAAGCTGGACCGACTGGCTGCTGTTGAAACCAAACAGAGGAATATCCTCCTTGGCCAAGGTGAAGCTGAACGTAAAAGGCTGAACATGCAAGCGGATGGCGCGCTCCAACCGAAATTGGATGCCTGGGTTAAGAGCCAAGAGTTCTGGGCCAGTGCTTCCAAGACATGGCCGTCGATGGTGCCCAGTATCGTTATGGGTGGGGGTGATGGCAAAGGCGCTGGGTTCACATCCACTGATTTCATGTCCATCCTGGGCATGAAGGCAGCCCAAGACATCTCACTTGATATGAGCGTACCTTCCGGAACAAGAAAAAAGTAAGTTCCCTAAATCGCCACCGAGTGAAATATGATCGTTCCAAAGACCCCAAACCGGCACCGGTTGTTAAGCCCAAGGCTGAGGTTAAGACCGAGACTACGGCTGAACCGGATCCTATATCTAAGGAAGTACTCAAGATTGGTAGGAACATCAACAAATCTCTGACTGCATCCTGTATCAAGACATCATGGGAAAGCGCGGTGTGCCAAGCTCTGAAAGCGGCACAGGGTATTTAGTAAACGGAGGGGGTTGTGTAGTGCAGCCCCCTCAACTTTGGAGGTAGATGTGTTAATTCCAAACCACGTTGCTATAAAGAGATATTCAGATATCTACTTCCCCCGATCAGTAGAGGTCATCAGGAACCTTAGTAGCGGGATAGATATAAACACTCAGGTACAATACCGTACCTTTTTCCGTAAACCTGGAATGATATCTGGTATGGACAGGGTTCTTGCCGGGCTTGAAAGAGCGGGGGCAACCCGGGTCAAGTATCTGCAAGAGGGTAGGATCTTCGAGGCCAAAGAGATAGTGCTCCTGTTTGAGGGCAAGGCTGTAGACTTGATCCCATGGGAAACCTGGATTCTGTCCACCCTTACTATGTGCAAAACAGCATTAAACATGCACGACATATGGATTGCTGCCCATGGTGCCCCAGTATATGATGCATCAGCTCGGCACTACCCGCCAGAGTTATGGCCCTATATAGTTAGAGCAGCTTCTATAGGAGGAGCCAGCGGTACCTCTACTATGGAGGGTGCAGTATACGCGTTCGATGGTATGGACAAGAACCCAGTAGGTACTATCCCCCACGCACTCAACACCTTGGTTAGCGTAGCATCTGAACGGGAATACCGTGTAGCTGAGTTAGCGTCAGTGGATAGTGCATACATGTTCAACAAGACCCACCCGCGTACTCCGTTTGTAGTCCTGCTAGATTATGAGGGCAAAGAGCTACAGGCCACCCGGCAGGCATGTGACGCGTTCAAGGATAACCCTATGTGGTGGGGAGTCCGGTTGGATACGGCGGGTGAACGGTACTGTGAAGGGTGTGTACCTATTCCTATGGGTAAGGAGAAGGTTCTAGTCACGGAGATGGACAAGTGGGAGCATGGTAGAGGCGTGAGCATGGAGGCATACCACGCGGTACAAGGTACACTAGCCCGGGATAGATGTGGACATAAAGGCATCATGCTATCATCTGGGTTCAATGCTGAGAAGACTGCCGCATTCTACGGACACAAAGCCTTAGACCCTAAGAAGGATGCTGTGCTAACTGGCAGCTATATAGAGCTGTGTGGTGGGACATCTGACGTCGTTAAGGTTAAGAAGGCTGGCGATGCCAACTGGACTAACTCGGCAAAGGCAGGTAGGCAATGGGTACTTAATGCAGACACCCGCAGATTAACTAGTGGATTTCCATTCGTAGGTTCGCCATAATACTATCCTAGCCTGGGTGGTGGAACTGGTAGACACAAGGGACTTAAAATCCCTGGGTACCTTATACGGCCATGCGGGTTCAACTCCCGCCTCAGGCACTTTAGGAGGAGGCATGCGGCTAACATCACTAATGAAAACCTGGATCACCTTTATCCCGGACCCCGGGGAAGATACTGGAGATGGACACCCGGGGCTGTACCAAATTCCCGGGATGGAGTATAGGACCCAAACCCTGATGGCATTAGTCAACAAGGGGTTACTGGAGTTGGTCTGGGACGATGATCATGTGCGTGATATGGGTCCAAGATGGGTGAAACTGACTAAGGCTGGCGAGACTGTTAAGAGGGACGTCTTAGCCAAGCTGAAAAAGAAAGGACGTAGAGCTGGCTTTACGAAAGAAGGGAGATGGGTAGGATAATTATTTTGATGTCTGGGATTTTAACTGCATTCTTTGTGGTCATCATCAACAGTCTGTGATATAGATAGGGGGTAACGGGGCGTGGCGCAGTCCGGTAGCGCGCATGCTTTGGGAGCATGATGTCGGAGGTTCGAATCCTCTCGCCCCGACTTAACACACGAACATGGATGGTTACATTCATGTATACACCATAACCTGTAACTGAAAGGACAGGATCATGACGTAGGTGCAACGACAAGAGTTCCTAGAAAAGATGGCCCACCTGAAGCAACTTCAGAAAGATCTGAAGGACACTGCTAGCTCAGAAACCCTGAGATTTAATCATATCGCCTATTGTTTACTCAAAGGCCGGTCCCTACGTATGATTGAACAAAAGAATCGTGAACATAACCAACCGACAAAGAGATCTGTGCTGTACTTCATTGAGAAGCATTTCGGTGTAGATGTACGCGAATACGCTCAGGACTTTGTGACTGAAGTGGGACACGAATCGGGGGACTACAGGATCCCAAAGCCAGCTATGGAGGAAAGCGATGAAGAAGCGACTGTACACATTAGTCAGAGCTGATTTAAGCAAATCCCAACAAGCTGTTCAAGCCTGCCACTCAGTAGCAGAATACGTTGCTGACGCAGCCCCTGGATAGTTAGCTGACTGGGACAGCACTATGGTGTTGTTAAAGGTCCAGGACGAATCGGAGTTGAAAGACTTTGTGGAATCAATCCCAGACGGGGCTATATTTGTGGAGCCGGACATAGGCAATGAAGCCACAGCTTACACATTCATGGGACCCCCATCCGGAGATATGGCTGACGCAGTGGGATCGCTGAAGCTATTATAAGGACTTTGAACTAGAGGGGGGTGGGAGGTGACAGCCTCATCCCCACTAAGGCGGTGTAGCTCAATTGGTAGATGCATCCTTGGCGTCCTTCAAACAACACGTAGTCAAATGCTGTTGATTTGGGAACACTGGACGGACTAGGAAGGTTGGAGGTTCAATTCCTCCCGCCGCCATAAGCCTGTGTAGCTCAGTCTGGTTAGAGCAGGAGCTTCTAGTACTCTGTGTCGGGGGTTCAAATCCCTCCACGGGCATTACCCACCCATAGGAGAATACAATGATACTCATTCGCAATCATCCCCGTAAATCCTTGATAGAATACATAAGGCTGCCGGATAACCTATTCATTAAAATGTGGGTATGGGCACAGTATAAGTTATCCAGGGGCCCATGGAGGCGGCCTTCCTCTGATCTGGTAGCCGAGTTGACCAACGGTAACGAGGACACTCTACCTAAATGGACGGTCCATGCAACCCCACCGATCCAGCTTAGATCGAGTACTTGGTAATGACTCTCATACCAAACTGCAATCCATTGGATGTCTGGACAAGATCCAGCCTGCCTGCATCAGTCTTCTGCACAATACCCACCCCAGATAAAGCGTTCCTACAACTCGCCAGAGAAATGGCAGAGTCGTGTCATAGAGGTCAAGAGTACGGACACGGGGAACCTTATTACTGCCACCTGGAAGATGTGGACTCAATTGTCCGCGAGTTTAACCTACCCATACTTGTACGCATATGCGCCTACCTCCACGACATAGTGGAAGACACAAACGTCACCCAACTGGATGTACTGTTTTGGTTCGGTCCATCAGTGGCTGAAGCGGTATGGAGAGTTACAGATGAACCGGGGCGTAACCGTAAAGAGAGACATGAGAAGACCTATCTGAAAATAGATGGGCACCCCACAGCTACATGGTTGAAGTTATGTGACAGGATAGCTAATGTTCGGCGATCCCGCGCCGACTCCCACCACAAATTGCTTATGTACCACAAGGAACACAAGAAATTCCGGGAAGCCTTAGACACTGGCATAGGAGAGGCCGCCTGGAAGGAACTAGATGACTTGTTCAAAGTATGCGGAGAATACCCATGACCCTAAACAGAAACCAAATGGAATACCTACTGAAGATCTGGTATGTGGTGCGATCACCCATATCCTGGGTTTACGAGTGGGTATACTGTAACTTTTTCAGTGCGGAGACGAGAGGGACAGACTGGACACTATTCCTATACTGGCACCTAATCCTGGAATACCAGTTTGATGAAGTGGGGAGAGGCTACCCCAAAACAGTGGAAGAAACGGATCAGGACAGAGGTGGTGACTGTGAGGATGCAGCGATATGGTTCAAGTATTACCTCACACCCAAGTTATACAAAGACAAGTGCCTGTTCCGAGTCTCCTTTCACACTCCATTAGACAGTGGTGCTGGTGCTCACATAGCATGTGTGTACAAAACAAAGGGTGGATATATCGGAGCTATACACACCGGCATGCTGGTTAAGCCTGAGTTTGGAAGACCAGAGGCTGACATAGCCCGGAACATCATCAGCAAGAAGTACTGGGGCCGGATCAAGACCTTTGGGTTTGGGGAATACTATATGGAAGGCGACCACTGGAAGTGGCGTTACTTCTACCGGTTTGACAACTACTCCGTTGAGTCCCCAGAGTCCCTGAGAGAGTTTGCGGACAAGCAAAAGGGGAGATGGGAGACTGAAGGTAAGGCGTTGTGGGCGGTAATTGGAAACCCATGTATACACTCCGAACTCCAAAATGTCATAGAACCCCCCGTCAGCAGCCGAAGAGGATATGGTTTACCCAGAGCGCCCATGCCCATGCCTGAGTTTCAGAGAATAGACGCTAAGACGGCTAGGCTCAAAGATGCTGAGGATAGGGTCAAAGAAGCTGAGAAGAGACTGGAGGACCACATGGCCCAGTTGAAGAAGAAGATGCGTAGGAGAGATAGGTTCGATTAGAACAATACTAACCAGGAGGTGGTAATGACGGCAACAGTAACAGCAGCACACGTTATTCGGCAAGGTTTTGACCGTGCCGGACTTAAGATCCAGGTTCTCCAGAAGCCCTTGAGGGCTTTCAACGAGGATCAGTTCCAGATCGACATCAATCGTAAGTTCTCCAAGAAGCACAAGTCCACTCGTGGTGAAGTCTTCCGCGTGTGGCCTGGGATCGCTAATATTACGATAATGTCCACTGACAAATCTCTGCGCCAGTTGACACTCCTGGTCAAAGAAGAGGGAGAGCTCACGACCGTGTGGGATGTGTATGTGTCCGGCAACACCCATCGCACCCATCGCATGGACCACAACCCCACTGTCAAGGAAAAGAACCTGATCTGCAAAGAGCAGTTCTGCGAAAAGTCCTCCATCCAAGTTCAGAGGAGGCAGACCAAGGTTGGAGGGGGCACCCGCAAGTTCCTGATGGGGGTTGATGAACGTCAGCTTTTCATCGCTCAGTTCATCAAAGGGACTTCCGTGAAGGATGCCCATGTAAGCCTGAAACCAACCACCTTGACTCTGGCCGATGGACCCACTGGCAAGGGTACCAAGAGGCAGGGTGAATGGTTCTTCCTCCCTCTGAATGAGGAACGGCAGAAGAGCCTGGAGAGGGTCCTGGCTGATGAACCTCACCTCATCCACAAAGGTGAACCGATTGGACCGGGGGGTAATCCGCACAAGGCGGCTGAAATCGTGAGGACCATCCCGGAAGCTTACCGGCTCAAGCACGGATTCAGTGTACGTCCCCAGGAAGTGTTCGTAAGAGGGCGTGTGACCCATTCCGACCATGCACCCCTCAAGTTGGGGCGTAAATGGTTCCACGTCATCCGGAACAATGAGGTAGGGGCAGAGGCTTCCGGTGCCTTCACTGGTCCTGGTGGAGTGTTCTGGCTCGACTGAGAGCAATAAGAGGAAGGGTGGTGCGAACACCCTCTCCTTTTTAGCTATAAGAGTAGTGGAAGAAGAAACGGGACGTTTCACGAGACTAAAACCTCACTTCCATAACAGGGGCATACTCGGAGTTTCTACTCCATTAGATATTCTGTGCGGTAATGTTTGAACTTGGATGTTCAATATTTGGGTGTGTGCTCAGGGCTTCGGCCCTGGGCTATCACCTTAGCTCCTGATTGACCCAATACCCTTTTAGGTCTACACTGTAACTGTGTGAGACACGTTCTATATTTGCCCATAGTCAACCCTCCAGACTATGGGCGTTTTTTTGTCATAAGAGTATCAATAACATCAAGAGGTTAACCATGAGTATGCCCAAGGTCAGCTCGCACATCTCTGTGCACAAACTCGAAAAAGAACAGTTACCAATAGACAATAGAAAGAAAGTTAAAGTAAAGGTGAACGTGGTATCAAGGGAAGAAGAGGAAGAGCGTATGCTGGATGCGTGGGGACAACTGGAATGCCCCAGGGAGAAGGAGAGGACTGAGATAGGTATCGGTATTGTAAACACTGCTGCGGTCGATAAGCTAGAGTTGGACATACCCGGAGCCACCTACCCAAATAAGGTTAATGCCATGAAGGTCCTCCAAGAACTGGTTGAGACTATGCCCTCAATGGATCATGACGGGCTGTGGGAAATGGGTAGAGACTCTCTCCCACCTAACCCTAGGCAGGAAGTTCCGAAATGGTCGGATCTGTTTAACAGTAGAGGGAAAACCCTAGACTTACTGAAGAGGTTAGTTGGCGGGGAAGAGGCAGCTAGGATCTGTTCCAGAGAGTCTAACAACGGGCGGCTAGTAACAGAGGCTATCAGACTCTGGAACCAGAAGTACGGAAAACAGTACCACGAAATGCCATAAGAGTAGTGACGAAGTAAACAAACAAGGAGGATGTGATGGAACGGCGGGATTTCTTTACTGCGTACTCTGCCTGTATACAGGGACGGGATCACGCGTTACAGGGGAAGAACTGTCAGGATTTTTCAGGGGTGCGCTCCTGGGAGATCGGTGACAGGAAGTGCACCTTCGGGGTTGTGCTGGATGGGTGCGGGAGTGGTAAGCATTCGGAAGTTGGCTCCTCCCTCCTAGGTACCCTACTACTAAACATAATACCGGAAGTAATCAACTCCCGTCTGATCTTCATGGGGGTTCATAATGGGGTACCTGAACAAGAGTGGGTTAGCCAAGCGGTTGAGAACGCCTGTCTAAATCTTATCAACCTGACACTGGCACAATGCCTACCAGTCATTCGGTCAGAGCATGAGCGGAGTTGGTTCGTTAACGAATTCTTCCTGACCACAATCATCTACTCCCTGACAGTGGATGCCCACGTATTCGTTGGTTCTGCTGGAGACGGGTACTTGGGGGTGCGGCAATCCCACAACGATAAGGTGGTTGTGCACGAACTGGGAGATAAGGATAACACCCCATCCTACTTGGCCTACAGGACTGTGGACCCATTGAGCCTGAAAGGGATGGGGGACAAACAGTTCAACCTAGTGAACTTCTACTCTCTCGACCCTTACCTCCTGTTCATATCCACTGATGGAATGGAAAGGTTGGTAAAGGAGGATAGGACTCAGGAACTGTTTAATTTGGGACCTAAGAAACTACAGAGGTGGATGAACTCGGGTCACGCATTGTTCAAACCGAAGCCGGACCCGGAGTGGGGCTTTGACGATGACACGGCTGTAGTATGTTTAATTTGGAACAGGGGGGCAGAAGACGATGAAGGTGGAGATAAAGGGCAAGACAGTAACGCTTGACCCACAGAAAGATCTACTTGGTAAGGGAGGGGAAGGAGCAGTGGTGAGGCTTAGCACCGATTTAGCGGTAAAGCTATACCATGACCCAACCCCAAACAGAGGGAAGAAACTGGAGGCATTTGTAGCGAGTCTCCCACTCCCCTCCAACGTACTTGCCCCTCAAGACTTGGTTTTCCAGAAAGGAAAGGTCATAGGGTTTGTTATGAAACTAGCCCCCTTGGGTGAGGCTATTGAAGTATATGATCTGTCTTCCAAAGGTAGGAGAAGAAAGTCAGGAGCTACCAACAAAGATTCACTGTCCGTGATGCGGCATGCCGCTACAACCCTTGATGTCATACATGGGTTTGGAGTTGTGGTCGGTGATCTCAATGACCTCGGCATTATGCACATGACACAGAACATCCCTAACCTGCACAAAACTCTATGGATGGATGCAGACTCATTCCAGATCAAAGGGTTCCCGTGTGTGGTGGCATCCCAGAAGTTCATACATCCATCATTGATTGGGAAGAACCTGGATGACGGCCACGCCTACTTCACCAAGGAAACTGACTGGTGGGCATTGTTAGTGATGCTGTTCCAGAGTATGACCATGATACATCCGTTTGGCGGACGGCACACAGACGATGCGAAGTTCCCAAATGGCAACCTGATCCTGCGGATTCAGAAAGGTGTGGACGTGCTAAGCCCAGATGTTGAGTACCCCAGATCAGGTATTCCGCACACCGTGATGTCTAACGAGATGTTGGACATGTTAATTGGGGTGTTCCGGGACAAGAAGACAGTGACTCCCCAAGCCATCATAGCGGCTGTGGTGGCAGAGCTGGGTAAAGGGGTCACCTGTTCTGATTGTGGAGCATTCTTCAGCCAGGAAAGAAAGGCGTGCCCAGCGTGCAGCAAGGTAGCCCCCATGGTACAGCTAGCACCGCAGGCAGTAACGGTGAAAGGAGCTATCGAAGTGGAGTCGTGGTGGTCAACAGATAGGCACAATCCGATAACCACTTTCCGCCTGTTCGGGGATGGCTCTGCCGCCTGGATAACTAAGGGCCATGGAAACGACATGGTGTGGAGAAGGAACACAAGAGGAGGGGTGAGTGGTACGGACCTACGGACTCCTGGATGCGCTCCAAGGTATGCGCTGTCTCCCAACTACACCATCATGTCCGGCGTATCCCGGGAACCTTCTGAGATAACGGCGATTGGGGACTGTAACGTGGACCGTACACCTGTTGATCTGTACAACGGGGTTAAGCCTGTGTTTGAAACTGATGACAGCGATAACGTGTACTTCATACGGGGACCTCACATAGTGAAGACCAAAGATCTGAAGTATGGACTCATGTCCTCGCAGGTGTGTGGGGCCATTGCGGGTCAGACATGGTTCAGCGTGTCACCGGCAGGAGTTATAGCCGGGTTCTACCGGTCCTTTGATAAGGACAGTTGGTTTATCAGACACCCCAGTCAGGGCTATATCCTGGCCAAGGTACAGACAGATATGATGCCGCCTTACAAGATGGTGGACATGAGTATCAAGTTTGATGATAGCCACAGCATGGCAGTCATTCTCCAGAAGCTGGTGGTGAAGGGAGTTGAGACCATCTATGCCGACTTCATAGATACCGCCACTGGCAGAACTACTATGTCTATCCAACCAGATGTGGAGGATGTGCATGGCATCGCCCTTCTCCGGGAATCATTGGCGGTGCCAACAGATGACGGGATGGAGATCTATGGTACGACCAAGATAACTAAGTTCCCCGACACCAAAGGTATAGTGTCAGCAGAGACATCACTGCATGTATGTGGTAATGGTCTGCTGGCTGTAGATAGTAACCGGATCGTACACATCACTATGAGAAAAGGAAAGTAATTATGGCATTGCCTTCATTCTTCGACAGGAGAAAAGCGGGGCTCATGTTCCAACCGGACCTGAGCATTATCGAACCGGCGGCCAACGCTTCCGGATGGGACACAGTTAACGCAGATCCTGCCCGGCCCAACATCGGGGTCCTCTGGATAGACATGCAGCCCGATTTCTGCCTGGAAGGCCCGGGTGAGTTTGAAGCCCAGGTGAAGAAGTGCCTTGGCAGCGTAGGGGTGACAGATACAGAGCCACTGGCAGCAGACATAGCCCGAGTCCTTGGACCTTCCACCGGGTCATTATATGTTCCTGGAGCACAAGAAGATGTGGCTAAAACCGCAGAGTGGCTGTACAACCATGGCCATGCCGTCACCTCCATCAGGGCATCCCTGGACACCCATCACATCTTCAGCATCTTTCATCCCTGGTCGTGGTGGGACGACTCAACCAACAACCACCCCGCACCGTTTACCGTCATCACCCCTGATGTTCTGCGGGCAGGCAAAATCCGCCCCTTCACCATGGTCCTGAAGGACGCTGTGGAGTATGTGGAGTACCTCGCAGCCAATGGTAAGCCGCCCCTGGTCCTCTGGCCGACACACTGTGTCCAGTTCGCAGCATACCGGGCTCTGATGCCCCTGCTGGCTGAAGCCGCAATGTTCTGGAGCATGGCCCGAATCATGGAGCCCAAGGTGCTGTCCAAGGGACAAGAGGGTATGACAGAGAATTATGGGATCTTCTCTCCGGAGAAGACTGTACCGAGCAGCTCGTACCCAACGGCTCAGGGTCTCAACCTGGAAGTCATCCAGGCAATCGAGAAGTTGGATGCCTTGTTCGTGTTTGGGCAGGCCAAGTCTCACTGTGTCCTCACATCCTTGCAGCAACTGTTCGATGGAGTGGATGGACGAGCCCTGAACGACAATATGAAAAAGAGGGTGTATATAGTCGAAGACTGCATGAGCAGTGTTCCGGACACCCCTCTGCCCGACGGGTCCATGATCAAGTTCAATGAAATCGCGGAAGCAGAATTCGCCCGCTTTGCGGCAATGGGCGCTAACATCGTAACCTCTAACGACGGCCTGTGTGGGTTGGTCTAAGGAAAGAATATGGCGGACAAGAAAGCTCTGGCACAACTGTTTGAGGATGGTGCAGTTCAAACCATCATTACCAACATGAACGACGACGCGGCAAGTGCTGCTGTCGGTCCTGACCTGGATGACATGGATGACGCTGAGGAAGCTAACCTCGTGGTCCTGGTTCTCGATAACTCAGTGAGCATGTCTGGTCACCGGGATGCAGTGATCGACGGTGCCAACAACCTGATAGACTCCCTTCAGAACTCGAAGGAGTCGGATACTATGTTGATGACACTCTGGAAGTTCGACACCCGGAACCACATCGACATTATCTTCGCCAACCAGAAGATGGCGGACGTGAAGCCCATCACCACGGCAGACTACGACGCTGATGGCGATGCCACGGCTGAGTACACAGCAGCAGAGCGTTCACTGGCCGGGGCTTTGGCCTATGCCCAGGATCTGCTCAAGAACGCAAGGTACCGTGTCCGGGTTATGTGGGTGCTTATCACCGACGGCCAGGATAACAGCAGCCTTCGGGACTCTGCCAAGAATACCAAGGTGCTGATCGAGAATGGTATTCACGACGAGATCCTGATCCCAGGACTGGTTGCGTTTGGGTATGACCCCAAGAAAGTGGCCTCAGACATCGGTATTCCGGAGAAGAACATCCTGACATCCGACCCGAGTGAAATCAGGGCGGCTATGGGAGTAGTGTCTAGCTCTGTTATAAGGGCAAGCAAAGCAGCTACGGGGACCGTGAGCTCTCACGGTTTCTTCACACAGTGATGTGGGGGGAGGGAATCCTCCCCTTAGCCCTGAATTCCGCTATAAGATAAGTAAGAGGAAGTAAACATCAACTATATAGGACTGGTCCAATGAAAGCATACAAAGCCGAGCTACTGATAAGGGATTTCCCAGCATTCTCTTCGGTGTTGAAGGAACTGGGAGTTTCACCCATACACGTCAGTTCTGCTGTTGTATTGAAAGCCGATGACGTGTTGTTGGCGGCAACTCCTGTTCTGCGCGATGTGAGAAACGGTGACCGAAGGTTGATATCCTGGACGAGGGTGTTTGTATGGGACGACACCAACCTGTATGAGCTATCACAAGATATAACAAAGAGAGGTACCGGTAAAGAAGAACGTGTCAGCATGGATACAGTTGGGGGGCAACTATTCGGTAGTGGGATCAAGCCCACCTTATACTTCTTGGTAGAGTACTCGTCAGTCGATGGCAAATACAACGCCAAGATATATCGCGCTAACGCTAGCGTTGAGGGTCAGTTCCATAAGGAACGTTTGACAGAGGCATATGAGGAATTGTTATCAGACATAACATCATCGGGGTCTTCAGCAGCATAACAGACTGGGAAACCGGGGAACGGTCAGGGGTATCACTTAGTGAACCCTGATCTGTTTTAGCTATAAACTGGTATAAGAGGTGTGAAGGAAACATGAAGTAGAGGGGCATTATGGCAATTCCGTTAGTTATTGTAAAAGAAATCATAGATCCAATGAAGGGGATCGGGTTGGCTCCATCCGTTAATGATGGAGGGACTTGGCCCGCGTCTTACAGACCCCCATATTCGGATAGGGGGTTTGACCATTATATGGTGGTATCTAACACCATTACCAAAATGGCGGGTAGAGGCGGGACGACCCAGGATCTTATGGACAAGGTTCTGTATTACGGGGGCAAACTCCACAGGAAGAGTGGAGCGTTGGAGAAAGTACACCGCTACTGGGTATGTGTATTCTCTGACCCTACTAACCCCAGGGTGGTAGTGTTCAAATTAACCGGCGTTAGGACAGAGCACCCTGACCGCTTTGGGGTTAGGGAAAAACAGGCTTTGGAACGAAAGGCCCAAGGCGGGGATTACAGGTCTTTGGTAACTCTGTCTAAGAAGGATCCGAGGTATGCTGGAGTACTCTCCGGTATGAGAGGGAGGCGTAACTAAGGGGGCCTCCCCTTTTTAGCTACTTGCATATGCCCACGGTATCTACTACGCTGGTAGTACATTACTTTGGAGGTATCATGGGAGATATTGTAAAGCTATCTGATTTCAAACAACCGGAAGACACATCTGCTCAAGATCAAAATACCATCGAGGGGCTGAGTAGGCACCTAAAAGAAGTCATGGTTGATGTACTAGGCTCTGAGGAAGAAGACGCGTTACTGGCTGCTTACATGTTCCTGGGGGTCCTACTCCTGGAGGAATCAGGTCAGCCCATACTGTGTGAAATCTCTTGCGACTACGAGAATGTGGAAACAGAAGTCACCCGCCAACACTTACTACGTATCATTAGCAACCCTGACTACAAAAACGACTGGCCCGGAACACAGGATAAGAAAGACCTTACCGCTATGAAAAAGTAGGAAATAGAGGGTACACTCCGACATAAGAGTAGTGAAGAGATGCCACACTTACTAGGAGGAACACTATGGGAAGAATGAAAGAAACAATATTGGCGCTAGTTCTCTATGCAGCTCTTGTCGGAGCATTTACTGGGTGGGTCAGTTATTCGGTAGAGCATGGGAAGCTAGAGGAAGTCCGGACGAATCAGGCGGTTATGGCAGAGATAATAAACGAATGTAGAGTTGGTAAGTTCAATTACCACACCGACGACCCTGTTAAGTTCCTGGAAACGTTGAGAGAACAGAGGCGGTAATCCGCTATAAGATATTTAACGAACACCCCTTCCCCCGCCCACTGATGATTCTATTTACAGAGGAAGCGAGCTAAAACTCATCCAGCTAGGCCGCATCTGAGGATATGAAAGTAATGGTGATGTCGTTGATGTTGGTGACCGCAACAGACAATGGCCGTTGTTACAAGTACTTCCGGTAAAGCGGAACAAGACTGATGCTATCGCTATTCCAACCTGTGGGTGGAAGTGGTGGGTGGAAGGGGACCTTCGTTAGGGACGGGGGTGGTGTGGTGAGGCCCATTACGCCCTCCCCCTCCTTTTAGGTACAAATACGCCCCCAAGTCCTGACATAAGAAGTATGAGAGAGAGAAAATACACCAAACTATCTATGAAAGGAGGGCCTGTGTAATGTCATTAAACCTGTCCCACTGCGGGAGGGATGACGTGGCATCGTCAAGTGTTTCCTCCGCCCCCAGTGACGAGACCAGGAGGTGACGTGAAGGGCCCTCCGCCTCACAGTCTCAGAGACCGGCCCTGAAAACGGCGGTGAACTGTGCCCCTGGTTAACACTGCCGGGGGTCGGCCTCTGTTCAAATACTTGACAATTCTAATGCCACGTCACAAAGGAGAAACAAATGGCAGAGTTTATGCACAAGATAGACAAACAGGAGAAAGAGTCGGTAACCCGTGCTCAGAAAGTTGGTGTGGGACGATTCCAACGTATGTCCTATGCCCGCTTCTACGCCGATGGACGACGAGTTCTAGGGGCCTTGGCTCCATTCGGGAAACTGCACATACTGGAACCGGATGGCCGGACTTCATGTGGGCGGCTACCTGTAACCGACTCCCGCCTGCTCACATTCGATTGGGACCAAGGCTGGGTTCAAACAAAACATGTGGATTGTGACCGGTGCAGGAGGAGATGGCTGGACGCAGCGGTTAAGAAAGCATCCCACATGATCGGGGATCCCGCGACTCAGGAAGCACTGACACTTGATACCCGGCAAGCCCGACGCGCCAAAGATCTTCGAATCAAGTGGGTAATGAAGAAATTCACCCCCGAGGACATGGATCCAGAAGAGCGGATGGCCCTGGCCCAAGGCATGGTCAAGAGAATAGTCATAGTTCGTAAATAACTCAACCCCTCTCCCTGTTCCCAGTTGATGTTGAAGTGACAAAGAGCAAACAGCCCCCCCTATATCCTGCCACTACTGGTCTTGGAGAGATGGAACGGATGTGTACCCCACACTCCCCGTTCCTTTAACTAAAGATCTGACATAAGAGTAATGAAGAAACAATAGATAGGAGTAAGGTCATGAAACTTACCAAGTTCGCGGGGCCTGAGTTATTAAGGTTTATCCATAATCTGAGAAGTAAAAGCAAACCTTCCGAGGAGGTCTGTTACAAATGCAGACGGCCCTTAGAGAAAGGGGAAGGCACAAGGTGTGATAACCCGGGGTGCCCCGCAGTCATGTGTGAAGACTGCGTGAATAAGTATGGTCGCTGGAACTTCTGTAGTGACTGTTTTTGCTAGTTGCTCTGACCCAAGATAGGGTTTAGGGTGATAAAAGGGGAGGAAGTGTTTTGACCGCCTCTACATCGTAGGTCATCGCATCAATGACGGATCTCCTGAGGATCCTGTGTGGCGTCTGGACTGCTACAACGTGAGCCAGCACTACTACAGTATCTTCCCGGCAATCTTCATGGATGCCCTGGACACCCAAGAGGGTCCTTGCCCATTCAGGGCCGCAATCGAACCATCGTTCACTATTCCTGAGCAGGTGATGTCCAAGGTAGGCGTTGACGCCAGGGTAACTGTCGTTAGCGAACCCTGGACCGGCCAGTAATCTAATTGTGACGGGGAGGGTATCCTCCCCTAACTCCCCTAACTCCCCTAACTCCCCTAACTCCCCTAACTCCCCTCTTTTTAGCTTAAAAAGTGAGAAAAAGCATATGGTTATTGGTATAAGAATGATGAAGAGAGACGATGCCAATCGAAAATCATCCCATCAGTCAGGAGTAATGGTTATGCAAAACCCTTTCAAAAATATGTTCAATGCGGAAAAGACTGAGACTAAGGGCCAGAAGGCTTTGGCTATTCTCGGCAAAGTAGGGGCAGGCGCGGCCAAGGTTGCCGGGTGCGCGGTCATCGGGTATGCAGATATCCTGATTGCAGAAACCCGCACCCCCCGAGTGTTTGTTCACACCACCACCACCCAGGTCCGGCACCGGGAAGTTAAAATCGAGCTGAAACCCATCCACAACAGGTATACGGTGAGAGACTTTTTCCAGAAGTTCGGGGGGACCCTGAACTACGGTGATGATCTCGATGGCTGCTTCGGTGTTTATGTGGATTGGAAACTGGTCGGGGTGGCTTGTCTGGTAAGGGACAAAGGGACAACACAATGGAGCCTGTTAGTGGCGGTTGACGATGACCATCGCCGACACGGGTTCGGGGGTAAGCTGGTAGCAGCGACCCTGGGCACTGACAGAGCCAAAGGTGAGGAAGCCATTCTGGCAAACATACCCCGCGATGGGGTAGTTCAGCACATCCTGGACGGATTGACCCACACGGAGATCCTGACCCAAACAGGTCGGGACCATGTGTTGGTTGCGGTGCAGCCGATCCAGGGGTTCCGGTTCTAACGATAACAGTGCTAGAGAGGGGGTCACCCCTTCTCACTTAGCTAAAAATCCGCTATAAGATGGTTAACACAAACCATTAGGAGAATGTTATGGAAGCCGCACCTCTCGCTACATTGAAACGAGTACTACCGACCACTTACTTCTTCGGTGACTTAGAAGAGTTCATGATGGACACACCAGATGAGATCATGAACAGCGCCTTCTTCAAGTACAAGTTGGAAGAGGTTGCCTCCTACAACGGGTCTGTGGCGGTTGTGCTATGGCCTCACCCACAGAATCCCGTTCTTCTGGTCACAACCCCGGAACATGCGGAAACTATGATCAAAGCTCAGGCTGTGTTCAATGATCTGGGTCAGGCTGTGTACCAGAGTGCCACCACCCCGGAAGACTTCGTTAAGGGCCTCAACGAGTTCGGCAAGGCGGTCAACTTCTTTGAAGACGGCGACTGCTTCGGAGTCTACATTGGGCCCGGTTGCACCTCTGATGAGGATGGTATGGTAGACATCGACAACACAGGGTCTGTCACTGAGTATGAACTGGACCTGGAAGATCACCCATTCCCAGGGGCCAAGTTTATGCACGACTCATCCAAGCTGTTCGGTGAACAGTGGTATCTGCCCAGAGCCAGACTCATTGGGGATGTCACCCCCGGTTAATAAGTATTAGAGGGGCCTTCCCCTCTTTTTAGGTATCTGTTACACTGGGGCATGATTAAGTTATCAACCTTATACGAAGTAGCTGCCAGATCTCCCAGAAAGATTAGGAGATACTATGGTTACGTAAGAAAAAGTAAAAAGGTTAATGATAACGTAAACACAGACACTACCCAACCTATCAATTCCCAAGATCCAAATAAAAACTAACCGACTTTCTGACATGTTAGGTCAGCCTACCTCTGCGTCTACCCCCATGGTATATGGCATAAGAAGAGTGGAGAAGAAATATGCCACGTTAAAGGAGGAGATATGGCGGAAATTCTATTGGTGCTGGATTGGATAGCACTCATCTACATAGTGGTGGCTGCCATCCTGCACTGGGTGACAACACCATTACCCCCGCCTAGTGTGGCCTTAGGGCTACTGGGGGCAATAGCCTACCTACTGATCCGAGGGGCAGTGTCAGTATTAATAACGATAGCAAGGAGTTTGGCATGAGATTCAGATTAGAAGCCCTGGGTCAAAGACCTGTATGGCTGTCGGTTGATCTAGACTATTGGTTATCAGTGGATCATCCCTTGGAGAAAGTTATGGAATCCAGAATGCCCATGGCCTTAGACTTCCTACACATGTTATGGAGGATGGGAAAGTCTAAGGGGTTATCCATCCCTGTGACCGAAACCCATGACCAACACCTCCCAATTATCAACCAGAGCGGGAGGGATATACCAGATCTGGCAACCTTGATCAATGTGGACTACCACTCCGATCTAGTCACGGAGCAGGAAGTGAGTACCTTCCCTGAGGCTAACGAAGGCACCTGGGGGACCTATGTTTCGTGGAAATGGAAACCGGACTCTATGTTTGTCTGGGTAAGATCCTGCTCCCTTCTGTACCAAGGCCGATGTGACATTGAATGCCACGACTACCGCACCCCCAACTTCGCATCACCAACCCTGGCTGAGAGTTGTGGGTGGGGTGAGCTCAGATCACAAGCCTCCCCTACGATTCAACCGGAGGATCTACAGGTGATGAACGTGGTCGGGGCTGCTGTGTGCCTAAGCCCTGAATATGTCCACCCCACAACCCTGGACAATCCAGAACTCTTGACCATACTGGACAACCTGAGAGCTCTGGAGGGGTATTCAGTACTGGGGCCGCCCCCATGGGAAACTGAAGTAGAAAAAGGGAAGGAAGTGGACGGATGATAAAACAGATCCTAGATATAGGAGGAACCCATGGGAATAGATACCAAGAGATATACCAACTTACCAATACCAATCAAGGAAGATGACCGGAGCCCATTCCGATGGATAGCCCCCTTCGTATTGTTCATATTCTTCCTGATGTTCATGCTCACCTACTACGACCAGTTGAAGGAACGGTTTACCAAAGGCACCGACGAATTTGTCAAGGACCTCAATATGGGGACAACAAAACCATGTGATGCGGGGCTTGAGAACCTAATCCTGACCCATTTCCATGCATCTAATAAGACTATGGTCTACTCCATATTTGGCGATGGCACCTGTGGATTTCCGTGCAAAACCGCTGGGACCCTGACTTTCACCGTGGTGGGAGTTAGAAGGGTAAAGGATGTAACGGGGCAGATGGTAACTCTGGACGTGCCCATAACCAAATGGCAGGAAGATATCTACCCAGCCAACTACACCGGGAATGAAACCGGTACCAACGGATACAGGATTAAGAGCTTTATTGACCAGGATACTCTACTAGGACTTATCCCAGAGGACATCTACGACCTGTTCCTTTGGGCTCACATGGTAGGTGGCGGTAAGAAGTCAGTCGTATCAGAACACTTCACCCGGGACAATATTACCCCACTACCTCCAATTGAAGGAGACTGACATGTTTGGACGGAAAGGCGGAAGCGGAAGCGGATCCACCAACCCACGAGGAGGGGCTCGGCCCAAGGATGGGAGAGGTGGAGGATCTGGAACCGGAGGGCTCCGTGGTGGCCGGAACACTGGTGGGTGCGCCACGGGTGGGACGGGTAAAGGTACAGGAGCAGGCAAAGGTGGCGGCGGATCCCGTAAAGGGTAAGCTGTATACCGAAGGAAGAGGAGGGCCGCCCCTCCTTTTAGCTTATAACCCCTCCCTTTTCTGACATAAGATTAGTAATACAACAACACCAGGACCGGGAGGAAATATGTGTTTGACCTGCGTGATAGAAACTATAGAACCGGGTAAAGTAGACCTGAACACTGTGGGGCACGGCTTTGTCATAATGAGACGGACCCCCCCACCCCTACCCAACGTTAACAAACCTACACCGCTGCCCAATTATGGGTCCATTGTGTATATGGGGCCTAGGGAACACAGGGTCAGATTTGCCCTAGGCCAAGAAAAGGAAGCAATATGCTGGGAAACCTCGGCTTACGGCTGCGGCCCTAATAGTAATAACGACAACCCATACCCCGCCGGTTTTCACATCTTTGGCGCCAGGGGGTCAGCGATAGCCTGGGGGGCCACTATGGGGTGGGTACGGAGACCTGACATCAGGGGGAAATGGGTCAACGATTATGTCTCCGGGTTAATGCTCATGGAGTGTGATTATCGAGGAGTCCTAGCCGTTGGGTCTCAGCACTTCATACCTCGGGGACATGACCGTATGATGACACATCTGCCAACAGTTATAGCCCGGTTCAGAACTCTAACAGGAATAACTGAAGACGGGGTTATGCCCGAAGATTGGGAGGGATGACACGATGGATTTTGAAGTATGGAAAATAGTAGCCAAGTTTGGGGAACGTTACTTCAGTGTTATGGCCCCTGAATTTGAGTATGTGGTCGGCCAGCCCTTAGACTCCCACCCCTACACCGCCAGGGAAATATGTGGGATGGAGGGGAAGAGTAGGTATGGGTTTGAAGGCTGGGGGGTTGGCTGCGTTAGTCTAGCCGAGGCTGCTCCAAGAGAATTATCGGAAATGGGGATTCATGTCTTCTCCAGTAAATGCTTTGGGGCGTGTCTTCCATCCTACTCGGATGTAGAGAAGATTGCTCTCAGGGGCGGGACCATAGTCATTATCAAGATGCTGGTAACTGAAGAAGAGTTGAGGACAAGATGGTCCTACGATCAATCAGAAGATGAAAAGTGGGACCCAGCCTTATTTAGTGACGAAGTATTCACTACCTGTGTCCGCCATATCAAGATGGTTGTTGGTGAAGACCCAAGTTTCCGACTGCATCTAAAGGAGAATCGAAGTATGGGGCCGTTCCACGACTGGATATCCCCCTTCTTACACGCGCAGGAGAGGGGCCAATGAAGAATAAAAGAGACAAGACAGACCATGTGGTCTGGAAGATAGTTGCCAAGTTTGTGCACAAAGTCAGTGGGGTACCACGGTATTTTTCTGTGATGGCCCCCGAGTTTGAATACGTGGTGGGCCGACCGGTTACAGCCACCCCCATGACTTACCATAAGCTGAAAAGGATGGAGGGTAAGCATATCCACGGTTTCATGGGGTGGTGTGAGTCGAGAATGGCGGACCAAACAGGTATACACGTCTTTACTGACACGATTACAAGTGTATACGTCCCCTCAGCCTGGGATATAAGGCAAGTGGCTAAACGTGGAGGTGAGCTGGTCCTGATCAAGCTGTTAATCACCGATGCTGAGTTTGAGCGGAAGTGGAAGGAGAACCTAGACCATGCGGATCGGGACTGGGATGCAAACCGATACTTCAAGGGGAAGTTCACTACCAACGTTAAGCATGTCAAAGAGGTTTTGGGGGAAGACCCTCTGCTCAAGTTCCCTACAAAGCAGGATAGTGACAGATTTATGAGCTGGAGTGACGCGTATTTCCACCCGTACTCAACATATTAAGGAGGAGGTATGTGTTTATCATACGTAATCAAGAAGTACGGGGAGAACCCGTTATCAGTTGAAGACATGGCATTTACGGATGAGGTTAACACCGGGTTTGTAGTGGTCGCCCCATCCGGGTTCTTCTTGAAGAGCAGTTATCGGGCTCTCATGAATTTCCGTGACCCACTCACTGGTAAAATGGTCTACCACGCCAAAGGTATCGAATCTACAAGTCTTGGCACCAGACCCATAACAATGACCTCATACTATGGGAAAGCTCTTGGGCACAACCAGTATGACAATGGGTTTCACATCTTCACAACCCTAGATGGGGCATTAGCCTGGGGTCAGGACTACGGCTACTTACATGGGGTACATTATCTGGAAGATATGGATCACTACAGTTGGCGGAGTTCTGATCACTACCGGGTCCGGATAGTACAGGTTGAGTGGCGGGGACTTCTAGCCACAGGGACCCAATCGGTTTATTCCCAGTATACCTGCGTGAACAGCGGCCCGCAGCACTACCCGGTGGTTGTGGTCAAACACAGAACCATAATAAAGGACGTGGAGAGGGCGGATAAGGGCCCAAATGTTGGAGATGGCATTAACTGGGTATGGAGTTAGGGGGG